CGCGTGCCGACCGGAATGTCAGAAAGCAGCGTGTAATCAACTGGATTAACCTGATCGAATTCTTCACGGAAACCAACAGTCAATTGACCTACGCCGTCAGCCGCTTTATCGAACGAAAGTTTTACAGGCGGTCGCGTGTTTCCGTTTACGTGGATTTGCCCAACAACCGTTTCGCCTTTCTTCGGAACTTGCAGCACGGTCATTGCCACACGCAGCCAGTGATGCGGTGCGCTTGGGAATTGCCAGTTGTAAACGCGGCCATCGGCAAAACATTCGCGGAATTCGGTACGTGTGCGGCTGGTCGATTTGGACGACACACCTTTGGTCGGTGCCCACAATTTCAGGTCGCCGTTTGACAGCACAGAAAAGAATTCATCTTGTACGAATTCACCGGGCGGATAAATGATGCTCACGGTGCTACCGGGTGCTTTCGGTGCAGGGGTCGTAAGATTCAACAGGTCAAGATTAATCACAGATTTTCCTCAATGCAGATTTTCGCGAGCGCAATCAAATGTTTGCACAGGCCCGTTACCATCGCCGGGTTAGTCCATGCTGGCGGCTCGCCGTTGGAATAAATCAGATACGCCGCGCCCCATCGTGCGTTCGCATATTCGAAGTTGTAGATGTACGCTTCACACGTGCATTGTGCAATTACGCGTTTGTGTTTATAAAGCGGTTTATTCTCACCGCCTTTATCCAGACCGACGATGTAGGTTTCATGGTAACGCCGAACCTTCAACGGTCGGAACGGATCGTTTGTCCACATGATGCCTTTGACGGCAGGCTTACCGGTTTTCGTCGTCTGCTTTTTGTAGCGATGCGCTTCAACATCAACCGCGTTGTTTACGAAAATTCGCGGAGTGTTTCGGATCAATTGTTTGAGGCTTTGGCCTGTACGCGTGAAGTACGTTTCAGGCAATGCGCGAGCGCCGAGGTTTTCGAACTTGCGCAGTTTGTACGGAATGCCGCGAACCTTAACCACACCAGCGCTTCGCACCGGGGCCGCGCTGCTTGTACGTTTTCGTTTCGTAATCTTTTCCGCGTCACGTTTCGCCGCAGTCTTCTTTGGCTTCGTGATAATCTTTTTCGTTTTTACCGATTGAACTTTGATCTTCTTAGTCTTGACCGCCATCGCGTCAACCTCCTAGAAGATTTTTGACGATTTCGAATTGCCGAGCGTGCCCAGTGAGCACCAACATTTTGTTATCTTTTTTCCGCTTTTCCGTGTGCTGCATTTTGATGCCGGAAATATCCAGCACAGCAGAACCTGATTGCGGAATCTTTTCGCGGTAGCCCTTGTACAAAATGTAATGGGCCTTCGCATCCGCATAAGCAAACGAGCAAGTGCTGTACGGCTCTTTCTCGAAATACTCAAGCGTGAACGGTCGCGGTTCGATTTTCAGTTTGAGTTTTGCAGCCTGATAAACGACGGTGTTAGAAACGTCAGGATCGACGACGATGGAAATGTACCCGCCCGGTTTCAAAACCCGTTTCAGGTGGAACATCATTTCCATTTGTGTATCGCGCCAAGCCTTCGGAGTAATCCATTTCATCGCAGCCATAACATGGTGTTCTGGATACGCAAAAATGTACGAGAACTGTTCGTCTTTTAAACGTCGGAGATTATGCAGCAAGGTGCCTTGCCACACTGTTCCGCGTTCACTTTTAAAAGAACGTTCTTGAACATTTTGATTGTGGCAAACCACGATAAAACCGTTATGCTCTTCGCAGCGGCTCAGGGTTGGGATATCTCCCTCGACGTGGCAACCACAACTGAAAAGACTAATCATCGTGTCTAAGCGACTCATGTAATTCCCCGCCGTCTTTCCATTCCTCGACATGACTTACAAAAATTCCGTAAGCAGCAAGTACAGCCGGAGGTAATTCGGATAGCGCGTAAATGGGTGTGTTATCGCACGTCACGTTGTACGCCATCACAGGCTCTTCACCGTTGGTGTCGAGTGTTGCGATGAAAGTAAAAACATGTTCATTATGCGGATTGATTTGGTGTTGGCATGCTGAGTCCTTTACAGTCTTTAATTGGCTCAATAGTTGCGATGCTTGTTGGGAGTATTCCGCGAAAGGCTTCATCGTTGTATTCCAAACTCAATGCGTCTTTGTACGCAATTAAAAGTGGTGAATTTTCCAAAACCCGAATTGCGCGCGCATAAAGCTGGTCTAGGACTTTTGGAGTCACAGACTTATGCGAGGTTTGATTGAAGGTTTGCAGGAAGGTTACGCGGTCGGTCACGCCGGAGTAATCAGGCACCGTGAGGCCGCGTAAGAGCATGTCAGAACAGGTATCGAACGAAAGCTGTGTGTAGGTCTTGGTTTCGATGAAACCTTTCCAGAGAACGGCTAGCGTGGTTTCGATATGTTGGCATGCGTGAAAAGCGAGAGGGATTTCACCGTGAACGTCTGGCTCGACTTCAGCCAATACGGTTTCAATCATTAGAAGCTCTATGCGTGCCGCTTCAAGGGCAGGCCGAGCAATAAGATGGCGTGCGCCGTCTTCCATCATGACGGCTTTTGCGCGGAGTGTGTTGGTGGGCGTTTCGTCTTTTAAAGAAAGCGTTTTGCGCGACTGTTCCTGTCGGGACTGACTGCGTAACGATTCAGCAAAAGCGGAAGCCATCGCATGTTTTCGGTCTTCGCGAAGTTCGTATAATACGCGTGCGAATTCCGTTTGTGTAAAACACGCTGCACCGAGTCGATAGACAATTGCGTCTAGGGAATGTAGCCAGTGCATACAGAAAAAGGGGCACGATGGCCCCTTCTCCTTAGCTCAGGTCACAAGCTTCGAAATTAATCTTCGAAGTCGTAATCTTTTTTCTTGGCTTTTTTGCCGGAAGCTTTGTCAGCCTTCTTGTCGCTGCCTTTCTTGCTTTTCTTGCTCGACTTTTCGTCGGCGTCTTTCGACTTTTTCTTTTTCTTCGGAGCGTCAGCTTCTACGTCCTTGGATTTCTTTTTCTTGGCCGGGGCTTCGTCTTTGTCAGCCTTTTTCGATTTCTTGGCCTTTGGGGCGTCGTCTTCGTCTTTGGATTTCTTGGATTTCTTGGCCGGTTTCACTTCTTCTTTCGAAGCTTTTTTGGATTTCTTGGCAGGGGCTTCGTCTTCTTCTTTCGAAGCTTTCTTGCCTTTGGCCTTGGCTGGTTTTTCTTCAGCCTTGGCTTTGCCTTTACCTTTGGCTGGCTTTTCGTCAGCTTTGGCTTTGGCTTTGCCCTTGGCAGCTTTGACAGGCTCGCCGCTCATTTGCGAATCGAGGGCGTCGATTTGTGCGTTCACTTCGGCGTTCTGACCTTGCAGAACTTCCAGCGAATTTTCTTGAGCTTTAACAGCTTTTTCCAGAGCCTTCTGCTGTTTACGCAGACGGGTGATTTCGGCTTTACCGTTGATGGTTACGTCGTTCTTACCAGCCATGATTTTCGTTTCCTGTATTTTTTAAATAACCCGGCACACCATGCACCGGGTTAAGAATTCGCGAGAGTCAAAAGGATTCGCGAAGGGTTTTGTGAATCAGATTAGAGCGAGGTTGGTGCCGGAGGGCAGACGATTATTCGTCGTCTTCTTCTTCCTCTTCTTCCTCTTCTTCCTCTTCTTCCTCTTCTTCCTCTTCTTCCTCTTCTTCCTCTTCTTCCTCTTCTTCCTCTTCTTCCTCTTCTTCCTCTTCTTCCTCTTCTTCCTCTTCCTCTTCCTCTTCCTCTTCCTCTTCCTCTTCCTCTTCCTCTTCCTCTTCCTCTTCCTCTTCCTCTTCTTCCTCTTCTTCCTCTTCTTCCTCTTCCTCTTCCTCTTCTTCCTCTTCTTCAGCCTCTTCGCTCAGTTGCGAAATGGCGCCGAGAACGTCTTCGATGGTTTCGAAACCTTCTTTTTCGAAGGCGAGAAGAACTTGCGACAGAATGTCGAGGTTCAGCAGGTTCAGCACGGCTTCGCTGATTTGTGGAATTTCGCGCTTCTTGGATTTCTTGGCAGGAGCGGATTTTTTAGCAGGGGATTTTTTAGCAGCCATGAGGTAAAACTCCAGATCAATAAGTAAGTGTTTGTCGCTGATGATTATTTACAGTTTTCTATGTCAGGTGATTACCCAACATATTTACAGTATGCGTTGTCGCTGTGTTGCAAGTAACCTTTACAGTATGCGAGGACTCCGTTAGAAGTCCCCGACGTACCGAGTGTTCGTTACTTTTTTGCTTTTTTCTTGCCGTCTTTGATGTTGGTCACTTTCGACGACTTCTTGCCTTCTTTTTCGGAGGACGATTTAACGCCACGGCCCGAAGCTTGGCTGCCTTCCAGATCGAACGCTTTCACTTCGTATTGAGCGATATCGTTCTGAGAGAAGGTGGTGATTTCGCCGTCAGCATTTTTGACGATGATATCGTTACCGCTGAATTTCAGGGTGCCGGTTGCGCTGGTGAAAGCCTTGCGCTGAAGAACGGTAACGGAACCGCCTTTTTCGTCGCCCAAATGATCCAGAACTTTGTCCACTGCGAAAACCGATACAACCATTTTCTTCGATGCGCTGGTGGCCTTGTGACGGAACACAATGTGCGTGGCGCTACGTTCGATCAGGTAGCCCGGAATTTCTACAGGCTGTTGCATGTAACCGGTCACGGTGAACTGTGCGGTCTTCATGCTGAAAGGAGTCTTGGCGCTGGTGCCGGTCAGCTTGCGTTCAACTTTCGTCAGACGCGAAACTTTGGTACGTGGAGCGGAAGATTTTTTGCTGCTTTTTTCTGGCTTGGCCATTTTGTTTCTATCCTTTCGAATTAATGTCGAGGCTTACAACAATGTTTGCCTCGTCGGGTAGGTGTGCTTCGTTGTGTACGACGGCGACTTTACCTTCACTGTGTTGAATCAACGCGGTGAACAGATTCAGAACGCTAGGACGTACAGAGAAATTACCAGCGTCAAAAACGACGCCGAAACGTGTTTCGATACCGCTAGCCCGTGCAAAGTTGCGCAACACTGTGCGGTACTGTGTTTTTACAGTATTCGCGATTTCGAGTGTTTCAACCTTCAGGCTGGTCAAGCTGGATGCGTGAATATAAACACTAACAACCAGTTGAATGTCATTTACAGTTTGCAAACCGACGTTCGTTTCAACAACGTCGAACGAAACGCTAGTGGTGAAGAAATCACGGCGTGCAATGGAGAATTCTGCACCTTCTTGTTCCAGCGGATCGCCGCCGAAATGATCCAGCAATTGCGCATGAATGCTTTCAACTGTGGAAGTGAGTCGATCATGAATGGCCGCATCATCGGCAGCCAGCAGCAGGTATTTATGCTGCGTAATGTCCGTCAGGAATTCGTACAGCTTTTCCATCGGTTGAATTGCAATCCCGCTCTTTGCACGCGAAAGAGGGCGAGACAAACAAATCGGGTTATCGTTTACGTCGGTCAGAATCGGGTGCGCTTCTACAACTTCATTTACAGTATTGAGCAGAGCGCCCACGTACACGTCAACGCGTGGAGTAAAAGTGATTGGATATTCGGAATTGATTTCCAATGCAGTCGGAATGTTGTGACGGGTACGCACGGTGTTTTCTGGTTCCTGTGCAACGCCGATTACAGGCTGTTCCGAATGCAATTGCTGCGTTTGTTTATCTTCGTAAGAAATGTCGTTCATACATCAATCCTCGTTACGTCCACAAAGCGAACGGTCGCGTCTGTGCTTGGCTGAATGATTAAGGCGTTAACCTTTGCGTCTAATGTCTTCTCAAACATCTTTACAGTTTTCGGCACGTCTTCATGGTCGGCAACCCAACCAACGGTTTCAAGCGCGGCGTGCATCAAACTGGTGAATCCCAACGATTGCAAATGCGTCTGCATAATGCGACTCATTTTAACCGTCTTTAATCCGTCACGGTTCCAGCGGTAAAGCTCGTGCATCACAAAGCGCAGCCGGGATTTCGGCAACGATGCGACATAAGCTTCATATTCCGCTTGCGGGTCTGCAACCTTTAATGAATTAGCCAAGTCAGCGTAGCGCGTTTCTGCCGCCCGTAGTTCGGCCTTTTGCTCTGCCGGGATTGGTTTAGTTAAATCCGTGAAGCGTTGTTGTATTCGCTTGAGTCTATTTACAGTTTTCTCAAGCTCTTCCAGTTCAGCCACGTCGCCAGCAGTGTCGAAGCGTTCACGCGCTAATGGTGCATGATTATTCGCTAAGAATTCGTGGAACGTATCAACCGTTAGCGCAGAACCGCCTTTCGATTCTGGAACGTAAATCGTACCGGCAACCACGTACATCGTGTTGTCACCGAATGGCGTGTATTCAGTAATTACGATTCTATTTCGCAATTCACCGAAGTAACGCGGCGCGCCCAACTCGATTAATTTGTCGAGCGCAATAAATGTGTCTTCGCCGTCGCGATAGAATCCCGCGTACAAATGCGGAACGGTGCCGGGATAATGCCGGTAGATCAAATAAACACGAATGCCATCAAGGCGCGGCATTACATACGTGCCCTGTCGTAATGTGCCGTCGTGCTTGTGGTCGTGTATCTGGTCAACGATTGCCAGACAAGGGAACACAATGCTGTTCGGGTAAATCTCAGGCGGGTTATCGAATGCGTGATCCTTTGCCGCCTTGCAGCACGCCTCAAAGCCTACAGCAGCCTTAACAAGCGTTGCATGGTGCGCCCACGCATCGGCCAGCCGTGCGTCGAATGGGACGCCGTAGCCGACGTTATAGAGCATGGCAAGCGTAACCATGTTTTCCATGCTGCCGTTGCATGCCGCGTCAACGATTCGAATCAGGTCTACTTTTTTCATGCGCGGATCAACCGTAATACGTTGGGTCGTAATACGGCCCATAAACTCATACGTGTACGAATTGATAAATTGCGTCGGGTCGCAAAGTTTAATGAAACCCTTTTCGTACAGCCGGTGAATTGTGCTATTCAGCATCTGCATGGTCGCGCTCGCTCAGGTCTGTTACGTCAGAAATGAATTCCTGATATTTCTCTGCACAGGATTTCCGATAGGCAAGAAATGTTCCGCCGTTAGTAACGGCAACGGCCACGTCGTCACCGTCTGGACGCAATGCCAGAATTTTCAGTAACGTCGTGGCCGCTTCTTCAATCGGCATATCCAGCGCGTTATCAATAATCAGAATTTCGTCTTGTTGCAGAAATCCGATTAACGTTTCAGCAAAACGCACTGGTTCCATTTCTTACGCTCCAAGCAAACCGACGATATCGTCAAACGACATTGAGATTTTCTGGTTGGAGAACTTCACTTCAAAACCGCCGGGGGCTTCGACGATGTAATAGGCGACGTTATCTTTTTGCAGGATAACGGAATTGCCCATTGTCTTGCCGCCGATTTCACCGGCCAGTTTGTGGCATGCGTGCAAAGGACTTTCGAGAGTGGAAAGGAGGAACGTGACGAACGCGTTATTATCCGCGAACCGGTGACGATAGCCGTAGGTATCATAACGCACCACGTTGCCTTCGAAATCCACGGTAATTACGCCCGTATATTGCGGAGTGGTGACGGTGATATTCGGCCCGACGAGGGAGGTGTATTGCGTGTTGAACGAAAACATTTCCTGCTTGTTCATTGCGAGCTTTTCGGCGTCGTCGCGAATCAGCGACAATACCAAATCCAGATTTCCGATTTTCTGCGAGCGAGTCAGCGAATTCATATTTAAATCCTCAAGATGCAAAAATGGGGAGGGGCGCTAGGCACCCTTCCCCGTTGCGTAAATAATTACAGCGCGGCAATCATGTCGAGTACAGCAGCAACATTCGTTGCGCGCAGAACTTGTTGGCCCTGATCGTCGAACACGTAGAACACGTCCATCATTTTGATGCCCGCGAAATTCTCGTGTTCAATTTTCACGTTCAACACGTAATCTTTATTCACGCCTTCAACAGAGCGAGAAAGCATTACGGTTACAACGCCGTCCTTCAGTTCCGAAATGGTGTCAGTCGGCAGCTTGGCCGCGAAGTCTTCCAGAATGCGATTGAAGCGTGCCATCTGGTGTTCGCTGGTTTCTTCCACGCTTTCGGCTGGCGCAGCCTGTACGGGCGCTGGTGCGGTTTCAACGGCATTCGGTACAGCTTGCCCTTGATCGTCGATAAACGATTCTTCGTGCGCGTTGTCCGGGGCGCCAATTGCCGCGTCTTGCTCGGCTTCAGCTTCTACCTGTTCGGCTTCGGTGCGTTGTTCGGCTTCGAAATCATCGCCAGCCAAATCAACCGCCGAAACTGGTTCGGTTTTATCGCCTTCGACTACCGGGGCTTCTGCTTCGAAATCGTCGAGCGGTTCGAAATCGTCACCTTGTACCGGCGCAGGAATTTGCGGAACAATCGAAAGCGGAGTTTGCGCGGCGGCTTCTTCCTCTTCCTCTTCTTCCAATTCCTCTTCTTCCTCTTCTTCGTCGTACTCGTTGCGCAGAGCCAACAGGCAATCATTGCTGATTTCCAAGTCTTCGGCGCTGTCGGTAGACATGAGGAATTCACGCAGAACAGTTTCGTCGTCTTCGTCGAAAGTAATATCGTCGAAGATTTGTTCGCCAACTGTCGTGCGAATGAAATTCAGGAAAGCGATATCATCGTCTTCCAGAACGGCCAGCGATGCGCCGATTTCTTCACGAGACGGCAAACCTTCGTCTTCGTCTTCTTCGTCGTTGAACAATTCGCGAGTGCGATTTACGTCAACCGGGTAATTCGAAATGTAGACAATGATTTCCCCGGCGCTGGTGTCTTGAAACAGGCCGATGTTTACGCCGAACGCGGTTTCGATTTCGTCCGCTGCGTTGGTGGCGTATTGTTCCTGTTCGTCCGCATTAACAATTGCGAACAAAGGAAGCGCAACGCGTTTCATCAGAATCGGCGGATGCTCTTCGGCTTCGTCGATTTCGAATTCAGCCGGGTCAATCAAAACCCAATCGACCATTTCTTCCGGTTCGGTTTTCAACGCGTTCAAAATCAGGCCGTAGAAAAAGCCTTGGCATTGAGAAACAGCAGCAGCGCGCAGGGTAGCGAAAAAGTTCATGGTGATTCTCCTAGCAATTTACTTAGGCGGAGGTATTCCCCCGCCAGTCATTTAATTTGTGACTGCTGCAATTACTGCGCAGCTACCCACTCTTTGAGCATGGCGAAAGTCACGTCAGGGCGGAATTGCTTTTTAACGCTGTGAACGAGGTACGGGGCCGGTTGCATAACGCCGTCGATTTTCTGATCTTTCAAACCGACCAGAATATATTCAGCGCCTTCGACGGTTACGGTGTTGCCCGGTTCAATATCGTATTCAACCGCGTCGAATGCTTCTTGCGAGTCGTACCACGATTCTGCATAACCGGCGAGGTTTTTGCCGGGGAACAGACGTTGCAGACGGCCAACGGCACCGGCAATTTCTGCCGAGGAATCAGCAGGGAAAGAAACGTTGGTAGGCATCGCGTCGAAATCATCACCGCCGTTATCATCTTGCATTACGGCGAATTCCGGCTCTTCTTCCTCTTCCTCTTCTTCCTCTTCTTCGCGTTCCTCTTCTTCCTCTTCTTCCTCTTCCTCTTCTTCGGTAGTAGCTTTGCCTTTCGGTGCGTCGGTCAATTCGTGTTGTTCGAAATCACGCGCTTCGGAATCAGCAAAGTTTTCTTGACGCTGTTTTTCAATCGAAGCTTTCACCAATTCAGGATCGGCATCGGTTGCAGCGAAACTGACTTGGAAAGTCAGAATGTGATCGTCATGCGCAACGAACACGCCAGCCACGTCGATATCGTAAGTTTCTGCGATAACGCCGCGTACAGCTTTTGCGAGCAGGTCGCGAATATCTTTTGCGGTGTCGCCGTCGAAAGCTTCAACGCTCAGGATTTTCGATTGCGGTTCTGGTGCAGGGCGAGCCTTTGGAAGTGCGCCGCCTTTTTTGGTTGGCATTTCGCCGGTGTAAATGTAGCCACGGCCTTTACGTGCAATGTCGGTCACGTTGAACTTGAAATCGTGATCGGTTACGACGTTGCCACCGGTAAAGGTTTTAACGATTACGTGCGTTACGTCACCAACGGCAATATTTTTGCCTTTAACTTCTTTGGTGGTGATTTCAGCAGTAGTGCGAACCTGTGCATTTTTTGCAGGCGCTTGTGCAGCGGCCCAAATGCCTTTCAGTTCTTCGATGTATTCTTCCGAATAAACGCAGAAGGTGCCATCGAGACGGGTACGAACGTCGGTCACGTAGAATTCAGAACCGTCGTCAGTAACGCAACGACCGGAGGTGAATACTTTTTCTACGGTGCTTTCTTCGCCGTCGATATCAACGATTTGATGGCGAACGTCTTTCGTGGTGTATTCGCCAGCAGGGCCAAAGGTGGCGCTGTCGAAAGTTGCGGCTTTCACTTTTGGAACCGCGCCGCCAGTTTTACCGGCTGGTTTTGCGCTTGCGGTTTTTGCACTGGTTTTCGGTTCTTCTGGCATCAGAGCCGAATCAGAAGTGTAGCCTTTACCCTTGCGAGTAATCGAAGCCAGTTCAACGGTGGTGCCGTCTTCCAGTTTTACTTTCCCGGCCTTTTTCAGAACACGTTCAACGCGGGAACCGTTTACGCGTTTGCCTTCCAGTTCTTCAGCGGTAACAACAGAAGCAACGCGACCGACCGGCGCAACAGTAGCAGCAGGTTTTGCAGTTGGTGCCTTGCGGGTGTTATCAGCAGCAGGCTTTTTAGTAGCGCCGCCTTTAACGTCAACAAAAACGCCACGGCCTTTGTTGTAGATTTCATCAACGGTGAATTCCGTACCTTCGCCAGTGCGAACGGTGCCGTTCTTCAGTTGTTTGATAACGACTTCTTTAACGACGCCTTTTTTGCCGCCGTGGTTTACGTTGATGTTCTTACCGAGGTAGTTAGTCATGGTGATTCTCTCCAAACGTTCTTTAAAGTGTGAGTGTCTTTTCTATCAGACATGGGTTTCGAGGTTTCAATCTATCAAAGGAACGCCAAACACACAAGCGGCATTTGAACGGCGTCTATACAGACAAACGTTCCTTTGAGCCGGAAAGCATTGAAACGGTAACGCTCATTGCTTCGGCTGCAATCAATCAAGGTTGGAAGCGTGCGCCCTATATAGAAGCGCATCGTCTGAAACTTCCCTTGATCCGTGAGCGTTACGCTGGATGCTCGAAACGTTACGGACAACCCACGGTATCAAAGGGCCATAGGGCAGTCAAGCCCGGTTAGCGCCTTTGGTGTCATTGACCGAATGAATCGACGACATACGGCTTTGAATGGCCGAGGCGTCACGTTTGCGACTGTCCAACAGGTTACGCAACAGTTGCGCCTGTTCAATGGTTACAACGTTGTCGCCGCTATAGTCCGATTCAAGTTGCGCCAATGCTTCGGCGTTCTTTTCCAGAATGGCGGCTGTATCGAATGTGTTTTCGATCAAAATGGTAGGCTTCACGATTTGCTTCCGTGACGATTTGCCACGAATGATGCAAGGTGCGCCGTTCAAAACGTCACGTGGGGTTTTTGAGAAATTGTGAAGCGACATGCGAATCAGCTTAATCGAACCATCAAGCAAACAGATTACCGGGAAGCAAACCATTTGCGATGGAACAACGCGATTCGAATTCTGGAAAATAGATTTCATGCTCAGGATTTCGCGGAAAGGTGCAGTCGTCATCGGCTGCGGGCCTTTGCTTTGAAGCATGATTTCTAAACGAGCGTAAACCTTGTCCCAATTTGGCAAGAAGGCAAACGGTTCGCTACGAATGAGGGGCAGCGCTTCGCTTGGACGAATGCGCATGAAATCAGGTGGGGTCGGATGAATCTTTGCATCGTTCGGAACAACCTGTACGTTCTCGCCATTAAGGATCAGGCGGCAACCCATTGCAAGGAATTGGTTAACGATGAAATTGAAATCGACAACGTTTGAACTCAACTGCTGCATAGTCGTTACGTCGCGCAGCAATTCGGTGTAAGTCAGCTTGCCGTTCAGAATATCTTTGATGATTCCGCTAGCGTTAATCATATTTTTCCCCGCTGGAAAGTAAAAAAGCGACCTATTTCTAGGCCGCTTTCGGTTTCATTGCCAGTAAAGCGAATTGCTTAGGCTTTTGGAGCCTTGGCAACTTTTGCTTTCGGTGCAGCTTTGGCGACCGGGGCAACAGCAGCGGCTTTTGGAGCTTTTGCTTTCGGTGCAGCCTTCACAGCAGCAACAGGGGCAGCAGCTTTTGCAGCTTTGGCTTTCGGTGCGCCTTTAACAGCAGGAGCAGCAACCGGGGCAACAACAACCGGCGCAGCTTTTGCAGCTTTGTCGGCCAGACGCTGTGCAGCTTTTGCATCGCGATCTTTTTGTGCTTGCAGAGTTTTTGCAGCTTTTGCAGCAGCGGTCGCGGCGTCACGTTCGGTTTTGATTACCAGCGCCAGTGCAGCTTTTGCATCGGCAACTTCGGTGGTCAGAACGGCAACGGCTTGGGTGAAACCTTCGATGGAAGCTTGAGCGTTCTTTTGAACGGTGGCGACAACTTTCGGTGCAGAAAGAACCAGTTTGCTTTGACGCTTGGCGGTAGCGTTGGCAGCGGTCAGGTCAGCTTTTGCAGCGGTCAGTGCGTCGGTGCGAGCGGCCAGCAGTTTGGTGGCGGCGGCAACAGCTTTCGAAACTTTAACGATTGGTGCGGTCATGATTTTTCTCTCTTTCTAGGGTTGGCGTATTGCCGTGGTTTATGTAGTTATCTACACATTTATCTGATTGTCTTCAAAAGTGAATTCAATCGGTATCGTTCACAGATTTTCGTGAATTCCTTCACGTCCATCTTGGAAATTGATAAATCCAATTCCGTGTTTGCATCATACAGGTCGGAACGGATTGTTACCAGCTTTCGATTAAGCTTTAGCAGTTTCGTTACATTTACAGTTTTTGATTTGGGAGGGAAACGATCCAATGGAATCTTTTCAGCCTTTCCAAACTCTTCAATCAGTTTAATTGCGGTCTTTGGCCCAACGCCCGGAACGCCGTCGATGTTATCAATCGAATCGCCGTCAAGCATTAGGTAATCAATCATGTGTTTTGGGTGAACTCCGTATACTTCTTTACAGTTTTTACGGGACACAATGATCTTTTTGTTCGGATTGATTAAACGAACGTGTTTGTGAATCAATTCCTGCGCGAAGTCTTTATCCCCGGAAAGGATGTATGCGATTCCATCCGGGTAATTGACCGCTGTGCTGCCGATAATGTCGTCAGCCTCGATATCTTTTTTACCTACAAACGAAATGCCCATCGCTTCTAGCAAATCGCAGATGATTGGAACCTGCTTTGCGAGCGCAGCACTCTTCACCGGGTCTTTGTCACGTGTGCCTTTGTACAACGGATGCAGAATTTGACGAAAGTTTTGTCCGCCAGTTCGGTCGAAGGTCACGAGACATTTCTTCGCGCCGATCAATCGCAAATTCGAATTCAGAATTGCAAAGAATCCGATAATTGCATTCGTTGGAGTGCCCTTGTGTTCCATGTATTTGACGGCATGGTGTGCCCGGTGGATTGCGTTGGTGCCGTCCACAGATAGAAGGGTCATTAGTCGTCCTTATAGACGCGTGTTGGTTGGTACGAGACGGGCGCGTTTAACAAATCTTTTTCCGATTCGATCAATCGTACTGGAGCCTTGATTGTGCGGAGGGCGCGAGCGCTTCGGATCAGGCAATCACACAGCCGACCTTTTGCATAAGTCACGATTACAAAAATCGTTTCGTTATGCTCGCCTATCACAGCCTTTTTCGTGCTCATCTGGTTAATTATTTCGTCGAGCGTTTCATACGCAAGGTCTTGACGCACCAGCGCAGTCATTCCGCCACGCACAACAAAGTGCATTGGATTTCTGTCACGGAAAAGGCGCACAAGCAATTGCTGCGCTCCCGGCCCTTCGACTGTGACGGACTGCAAAAACGTTTCGCCTTTCTGCGTGCGATTAACGGTTCCGTATATGCGCTTGTCCATGCGTCACCCTAGTGTTCAAAAATTAGGAAGCCCGGCACCGAGTTGATTAACGTCAGTGGCTGGAAGGCTTCACGTGCGCGGCACCGTACAAAATTCCGTCCGCGATGATTCTGCACAAAGAATTGTACGAACGCGGGTTTCTCTTCGCCAGTAGGTTGTAAATTGGTATAAGCAAGAAACGTCAGATATTTGTAACCCGACGACAGGGCCAGCAACCGAACACCATGCACGTGATTGAAATCAATGACCTCAAAGAATCCTTTAAGGTCTGGCAATTCTGCGCCGTCTATTTTCGCTTTCAACATCCCATGCTTTTTCACATGTTCGTCGATAAACGTGCGAGCCGTGGTTTTCGCATTGCCGCTCATGTATTCCAGCGTTTCGATTGGCTGGTGTGGATTGTTGACGCGGAAAAAAGAAATCTTTCTTTCGTCTTTCAGCAATCCGAATTCGTTACGCTTGCATAGCCAAAGTTCCATCGCCTTCGACCTCTTCCGGGTTATCTTGGCAGTAAACCTGATAGGCACGTTCAACAACGCCCATCGGATCGTCGGACAGCAGGAAAACTTTTGCGTACATAAACAGGCTGCGTGGAATGCGCTTGTTCACGATGGCGTTTTTTGCAATCTGTTTCAGCACAGCGACAGCTTCTTTCTGGTTTAGCACCTTGCCAGTTTCGCTGTTGTATTTCAACGCCATGTAATAACCGATTTGCATATCAGTCATGAGGCTGTGCAGTTCGAGATTATGTTCCATTTTCATTCATCCGAGAAAGTAGGCGAGAACAATGTGCGCTCGCCTTTTCTTTACAGTTTTAGTCGCGGGCGCTGCCTTTCGACGCAATTGCCCAGTGACCAGTGAGGGGTGGAATGTACAAAGTATTATCAAACGCTTTGTAAAAACCGGTGCCGATTGGATCGCGGCTATAAATAATGTCGTGGCCGAAACCCAACGCACGATCATTGCTTTTGCCGTAGCGCATGCAAAGCTGTTCCATGTAACGCAAAAGGAAACGCTTATCCTGCGGATGTTCCTGCGCCAGAACGTTGTCAACGAAATTACAAATCGCTGCGCCTTCGGTGTATGCACGTTCGACGGTGGCTTCGCTCATTACCGTATCAGCAAACGGCATTTTACCGTTCACCAATTGAGGCAGAGTGAAATGCACGCGAGCAACAACCATATGCGGCACGCATTTACTCACGAAGTTTTCATGCAGGGCGCCGTATGTAATTACGTCAGTTTGCAATTCCCGACGCAACACGTCGTAAGGCGTCAGGTCTACGAAATCTTGTACGCCTTCTTTTAATACGGCACTCATTTGTTACGGCCCCCGCACGTCGTGCATGGTTTAGGTTGAATTTTCTTGCGGATTGTCTGGTACGTGATGTTTGACGATTCGATATTCATCGCCATTGCAGGCGTAGCTTTTGCATCGCGGTAACGAGCGGCTACGGCGCTTTTGTCGAACATGGTTTCGTAAGGGAAAGACTTTTGTTTGGCCTTTTCCCACACGGAAATATCGAACGCTTCTTTTTTCATCATTTCCAGTTCGTAGTTACCGAGTGGCGGCGTCACGTGCGGATTCACACGGTGCGCTTTAACCACAAGGCCGTTCTGGTCGATCATCATCAACGCGGCCAACTCAATGTTTGGATTCGCGAGAGAAATCATCGGGCCATGTTGAACAGCCGGAACCATGAACCATGTATCTTGCAGCGGCAATTCCTGATCTTCCAGAATCGGCAGATGGAAACTACGCATGAAACAGTAAACTTTTGTGTTGAATGTAACCGGCGAGCCGTGGACGTAAATCTCTTCCGACTCTACGATTTCAACGATTGGCGTTTCGTCCATTTTGTTCTCCGGGTTAATCGGGACTGACAGGCAATCCCGGTTGCGTTGGGTCTGGTTTTTTCAAATAGGACTTCACGCGTGCTTCGGTATCGCGTGCGGCCCGCTCCCCCGGATTCTTCTGCTCAGTGAGCAAGGTTTTGATATCGGCTTTCAACCCTTTGATTTTTTCTTTCAGGGCGTCCGCTTCCATTGCAGCCAATTGGCGAATTTTTCGATCCAGAATAATCGCTGCGTCTTCGACCGGCATTTTCAACGCCTTCGCCAAAACCACTTCCGGGTCTTTTGCAGACAATGCCTTTGGCAAAATCTTCAGAAGTTCTTTCATGTTCTGTACAGCGAACAGGTAGACTTCCTGCAAATGCAATTGCTCGCCAATGCTTTTCAGCTTGTAGGCAATCAGTCGCTCTTCCAATTTGATGCGGTACTTGATCCACGCGTTGAAATACGTCACGTAGTCCAGATAACGGAATTCGTTCGGCGCATCTTTTTTACGGATGGTCACACCGAGACGGTAATGCACAGACGATTTGACGATGTTGTCAACCGAGTGGCAGATTTCGTCGAAGCGTTCGTCGGTCGTATTCTTCTGCGCGTTGATTTCACACAGCGCACCGAATGGCCCCGCGTTCTTATTCTTTTTACCGGGCGAGTTGTATGCGTTTTTCACGCCGTCCAGATCGAGAATTTTATTCAGGGTTTTGTCGATGCTTTCGGTGCCTGCCAGCGTGGTCGGCACAAACGATTGCAGGTAGATCGTGCGCTTCGGTTCATCGTATTTTGTCAGCGGTGCATAACTGACTTTACCGGCGCCGGTTGCCATCAAGGCTTCGATATCGGAATCTTTCGAAACGTCGAGGCAGCCATACGGGTGATAAATTTTCAACGAATCGCTGAGTTTTTGCGCGGTGTACGTTTTGCCCTTCAACATGTCGATAATTACTTTCGCAACAGTCGGCATGCTGAATGCAGGGTTGCCCGCTTTAACACCGTAGGCCGGGGCCGGGATGTTGGTCACGAAAAGCAGCGCTGGCAACAGTGCAGGAAGGTACAGCGGGATTTGATCGTCGTTCGAAAAGTTTTGTTCGTAAGGAACGACTTTCAGATAATCCGGGTCGAGCAAAAACGTGTGTGCAAACTTCGACATTTTCGCTTCGGTGTATCGCGCAGCAGAAGCAGGGGTATCAGGCGAACCAAAACCACCACGACCGTCAACAAATGGCGGCACCGTGTTTGTGATTGTCACCATCGCTTCGTATGCAGCGCTATCGCCGTGCGGGTGATATTTACCGATTGCATCACCAACAGTTCGCGCAGATTTTTTATGACCAGCAGACGGACGCAAACCGAGTCCCGCCATCGACCACAAAACCGCACGGTGAACAGGTTTCATGCCGTCACGGAAATCCGCAACCGCTCGCTGTTCAACCACATACGAACCATAAACTTTCAGGGCGTCACGCGTGTAAACGTCCAGCCCTTGTTCAATTACGCTTTGCGCTTTTAGCGGGTACATGGATTCAGTCACAAACTGAAGTCCAGCTTCCAACATTTTGTCACGCGTGGTCGGCGCTTTCGTAACGCTTTTCGATTTGGATTTAACTACAGCTTTGGAAGCCGCCTTTTTGGCGACTCCCTTTTTCGGTTCAGGTTTTTTAGCAGCCATCAGTCTTCAAGCCCCAGCAGACGGCGACGGTGTACGGCATCTTCTGCCACAACGCCACGGAAAAATTTCTCATGTTCGACACTGGAAAACGCGTCAATACGAATGAGCTTGCGCTGTTTCGGATCGAATGCGATTGGGCCGACGTAATCTTCGTTGACCTCTCCCCAACCTTTGATGCGAACAATGTCCTTGTCTTTTACAGCTTTTGGCGCGAGGCCACGGCAGTCTGCAAAAGTCATTGCACCGTAAATGCGTTTTTCGTGAAGCGCAGCATAAAGTGGAGCCTGCACACACCACACACGACCTTGACGGAAAAGGTCAGGCATCAAACGCCACAGCGCCGCCATGAACAGTACAGCGATGTGTCCGCCGTCCGGGTCAGGGTCAACAAGGAAAATGATATTCGCAACGCGGAGTTTTTCCACGCTGATAATTGGGTTTTCTGCTTTCGGATCAAGCGTCTTCAAATCCGCGCCGAGAGAAATAAGCATGTTGCCGATTTCTTTGTGAGCGAGAACTTTTGCGAGCGGAGCTTTCAGGGCGTTAAGTGGCTTACCGGATGCAGCCATTACTTCCTGATTGTAAACGTCGCGGGAGTTAACAGACGGGCCTTTTGCCGAGTCGCCTTCCACGATAAACAATTCACGTTCGTGCGGTTTGCATTTCGGTGCAGCAGCGAGCGCAGCCGGGAGTGCCGAACCATTTTTCTTTTTCTTCACGTCAGCCATCGACTTGACGACAGCCGCCAGTTCGATTCGACCTTTGTTAAGAACTTGAGCACGTTTGATGATGTTTTTTCCGACCGATTTGTTCGTGTCGAAATACTTTTCCAATTCAGGCAGCAGGGCGTCGTAAACTTCTTTGTCCACTTTCGAGGCGAGTTTATCTTTTACCTGAGACGTGTATTGTGCGCCGTGCATACGCCAGTCAAACATGCCCGTCAAACCAGTGAGCAAATCCGAACCGGTAAAACCTTGTCCTTTCTGTCCTTTCTTCGGCGCTGGCATGAATTTCTTCAGCGCGGCGGAAAGTGCAGCGGTAAATCCTGTCACGTGCCAGCCGCCGTCAGCCGTTGGCGAAGTGTTCACGAATGTCAGGAAATTATCTGCGTCCGTATGGTCAGACCAAACGATTGCACAGGTGATGTTGTCGGTTTTGAATGTGAACGGTTTGCCTTGTGCCGACAGTTCGCGGATATCACACATGTATTTAGGTACATATGCCAAATCCTTTTTGTTCATGAAAACGTGGTCTTCACGTTTCTTGTTGCGAATTTGTGCGAAACGAATTTCCAGACCGGGGTTAAGCATCGCCACGTTCTGCAACCACGATTGCACGTCAGCCGCTACAGGTTCCGCAACACGGAAATTCTTCGGCAGTGCTTTGCCGCGTCGGCTGTCTTCGGATACAACTTCTTGATCCAGTTTCAGCGCAACGATTGTGCCGTATTTTTTCATCTTGTCTTTCAGGTGCGGCATCACGTCTTTATCGACGGACTTCACAGGCAGCGGATGCTCGCCTTTCGAAGTGATTTTGCCTTTACCGTATTTCTGATAATGCAGCTTGCCTTTGTACGTTGTCCAAGCGCGCATTTCTTCGCAGACGGCCATTACAGCAGCCATACCGATACCGTGCGTACCCGCCGAAGTTTTGTAAGCCTTGTCGTTGAACTTTGCGCCTGCGTGAGTCTTTGTGTAGGCCGCAGTCATGATGGAAATTTTGTCGCCGTTTTCCAGCTTTTTGAAATCTGTTGGAATACCGCCCGCTTGGTCAGCGATGATATAAATTCCGTTGTCATAATCGACAATCACTTCGATTACTTTGTTGCGACCGGCAATGTGTTCGTCGTAAGCGTTGTCTACCGCTTCCTTGATACAGCGATACGCCATCGACGGGCCGAGTTCCCCGAGATACATTGTCGGGTTGTGACGCACGCCCATCAAGCCTTCCAGAATCTGGAAACCGTCTTGACTTGCGGATTTCTTTTTGATCGTTTTGCCGACTGCTTCAGCGACTGCCGTTTTCTTCGTTTTCTTTTCTTTCGGTTCTACGAATTTGGACTGGTGCGTATCCAGTTCTTTTTTCGCAGGCTTTTTCTTCGCGACTGCCATTCGGTGTGTTCTCAATTAGGTAAGGGACGTGTCCACTTTTTCGCTTTGTAATCGTAGCCAACAGCCTTGTAAAAATCCCACAAAGATTCGTGGTGGAAATGCGGAAACTGCGTCCAAATGTCTTCGTACTCTTCGCCGCGTTTCGCGTAATCCTCACGCCGTAGCTTTTCCAGCTTATCGACGAAATGTTTCTGTTCGAACAATCCCACGTAGAACGGCGGCAGGTTCTTTTTCGGTTTGTCACCGTAGCGCAATTCCAGTTCACGTTCCTGAAACCATTGCATGCTGACTAGCGCGCTGTACCGATTCTTTCCTTCCGGCTCAAGCGTGAACGTGTGGATTTCCAGAACGTCACCGCGACACATAAGCATGTTGCGATAAACCGGATTTTTAGTCGCAGACTTCGCAAAGCTCATGCGGACACCGCTTCTTTTTTGGTTGGCTTGCGCGTCAGGAACACGTGCATTTTGATTTGAGCCAACGCTTCGGCCAACGCATCCGAATAAATTGACGAATCCATTTCAGCACAAACGATAAAGTTTTCTGCGTCGGCATTGGCTTCGACCAGCATTGCGTATTGCCCACGTTTCACACATGAAAGGAAACGCTTGCCGTGCAGTGATACGACTTTGTGGTGTTCGAATTTATATTCTTTTGTGAACAGGCGTTTATCGACCTTGAATGTGGCGACCGTGCTTGCAAACTTTGCACGGGTATTGTTCTCGCCATTAATGTCGATTCCATTGATTACGTGGGTCAGCATAGAGGGAATACTCCTAATCATTTGTGTGTATTTACAGTATTCAAATCCATACGAAAAAACCGCAAACAGATTGCTCTGAATGCGGTTCGTTTGAATCAAGCTTTCCACGCGTCCGGGTAAGGCATTGAGGCCCGGATTGATTGGCGTTCCGAATAGGCAGACGCAACGGCTTCGATTGTTGCTTCGATTTTGTTATCCCCTTCTTTTACGTTTGGATCGTCCGGGGTATTTTTCAAATTCGATGCAGTGTTATCGTCAACGTTGAGCGTTTCTTCTTCCACTTCAGGGTCAGCCGGGACTTCTTTCGGCGGGAGAATTGGCGCATCAGATTTTGCATTTTGTGCGTCAGGATATGGAAGCGTCGAAGCGGTTGCTTCTTCGTCCTCTTCGTCTTCGTCGTCGTCCAAATCTTCTTCGTCTAAATCTTCTTCATCGTCAGAATCTTTGTCGGGCGAAGTTTTGTCATCATCACCATCATCGGAATCGTCGGAGTCATCGTCGTCACCTCCAAGATCGTCATCATCGTCACCGCCCGTATCGCCGCCAGCATCTTCGCCTTTCTCCTTTGGTGTTTTAGGAACTTTCTTCGCGGCTTCTTCTGCTTTTTTCGCAGCGTCTTGCCGTTCTTTTTCCAACTGTTGTGCTTCGCGTTCTTTTTCTTCGGTATCACGAATCGCCAGTTCTTCGTCTGACGGTTCCTGTTGCTCTGCGGATTCCATGCTCGGCGTGCTGTAGACACTGCCAGCCGTACTGGTTTCGTTAAGGTTCAGTTTGATTCTCATTTCTTGGCAATCCTCTTAGGCTTCTTGGCCGATTTGATTGGATCGAGAGTTTTCTTTTTCTTCGCAATTTTCTTCACGACCGGCATGTCTTCGTCTTCGACATAATTCCGCATGTTGTTCGTGATATCCAGCACCTTGATTAGCTCGGCTGGTTTCAACGCATGCAGCATATTGTCGCGTAGATCGCGCTTGTTGAAACACACCTTTTCCATCGGGCATTTTTCGTAAGCAGGCATGAGACGTTCGTAATCGTCCGGCACTTGGCACGGTTTGCATTTCATTGCGATTTCCGGTTTGTTCTGTATGAACGAATTCACAGCAGCCCGGTAGATTTTCTTCTGAGACTTAATCAGTTCCTTGATTTCGTTGCGGCGACGTGGCCCCCACTGCTCGGCATATTCCCGATATTCGTATGGGTTGTCGCGGCTCAGGTACAGAAGCGAGAAACCGGAAATTTTCATTCCGTATTTCTTTTCGAGCACATAGCAGTATGTTGGAACCTGCATCAAGTGTTCGCGCTTGGGCAATTTGTTGCCCTTGATTTGTCCTTTCGTACTGGTCTTGTAATCCATGACCCAATAAGAACCGTCCGGCATTTCATAAATGCAGTCGATGTGTCCCTTCAGGCCGTTGTAATTAATGCACTTTTCGACATACTCACAAGCGACCTTGCACGTCGGACACAAATTGTCTGTCGTGTTTTTCGCTGTGAGAATTCCGGGGCGTGTGATCTTGCCCTTTTCATCGTAAAGGTCGCGGGCGTCATGGTGCCGTTGACATTTGTTGTTGCGACATTTCCAGTCACCAAACGTTTTCTTTGTCTGGCCGAAATAATACTGAATGTTTTCGTGTGCTGCGGTTCCGACCGTTGTGAAATAGCCACCGCCTGCAAACATGTTGCTTTCATAGTAGCCATCACGTGCGGCTTTAATGAATTGCATATGCACGAGTACAGGGCAAATCGGAAATGATGATGGTCGATATTCTGGCCCGCGTCCATTCGGCGTAAAGATTTGAGAATCCATTACTTGTGCATAGACTTTGCCTACGTGTGATTCCACGTGTGCGAACCTTCTATCGGCCCTTATTTTGGTAGCAATGTCCTTAAACACAGGCTTCACCTACTGCGAGCGATACTGTAAAGGGTGTACATTGTTAAATTGATATTTCAGGTTTACAGTTTATGAGTATGGAAGATGCGTTTACGATTCTCCATGAAGAACTGGACAAAATCCAAGGCTATACAAAACAAACCCATTCCAGTTTTTCTATTTGTTGTCCGTTCCATGATGAAAAGACACCATCTTGCGGCATTAACATTTCGTATGAAGCAAAAGTACCGTTAGGCTTTTTCAACTGCTACGGTTGTGGTGCAGCAGGCCCGTGGAATAAGCTTGCAGAAAAGATGGGCCTACGTGTCATTAAAGAATGGCAGAATTTCACCGGCACAACTGCGGGTGATTGGGGTCGAATTAATCGTTCGAAGAAAGATGCAGAATCGACAAACAATCGCAGCATGAATCGGTTGTTCGAAGAGGTCGGCGGCGCGGTGCTTCCGTGGCCTGAGAAAAAAGAATGGCGCGGTTATCCCGGCAGTATGATTAAGCGCGTTGACGGTTACATGTTCAACGAAGGGAAACGTGACGAATTAATGTTGGTGCTTCCGGTCTACATTAACGGTCGTTATCGTGGCGGTGTAAAAGCGTTGTGGGACAAACCAGAAAAAGGCCCGTCGTATCTCAACACCGGCGGCGACTGGGTACAGAATTACGGATTGCTCGGTTACGATTTTATACGCAAGCATGAATTGTTCGGTTGTGATTCCGTGGTGCTATGTGAAGGCCCGCGTGACTGGCTGCGTTTGGTGCTGAATAAAATCCCGGCAATCGGTATCCTCGGTTCCAAAATGTTTGGCGAACGTAAGCTCATGCTTTTGATGGGACTTGGCATCAAGAAAATCTATACGCTGACGGATAACGACAGTGCAGGTATAGGCATGGCGCGGTTGGTAGAATCGTTCTGCGAAAACATGATTGATTTCGAGGAACTGAAACTGCCACGCAAGTATGACGAAGAAGGCAATTTGATTAAGCTTGACCCGGACGACGCCAGCCAGAAGATCATCGACAAGGTGAAGGAAATCGTTTACGCGGGAGCGGTGCCTGTAGCGCCGAAGAAGAAAAAGAAAAAGGCTGTGACCGAAGAGAAAAAGAAAAAGATTACGGCGGATAAAAAGCTCGTGCCGAAATTGAAAATCGAACAGAAAACAAAACGTATCGGGGTGAAGAAATGAAAGAAGGCAGAGAGTTGGCGGACTGGGAAACTATTCAAGCTGTGCAGAAATTGATGGAGCGCGAAACTGAATTTGATTACGCGCTGTATGCGGAATTCGGCATTGGCAATAATCCATACGGGCGCGGGGCATCAGGTCTGCATGGCGGTGTGACAAAAGGTCAGTGCCTGTCGTATGCGATGGCGATACGTGACAACATCGAAAACAAAATGAAGCAATTGCTGTCATTACGCAACGGCGCGCTAGTCGCACGTACCAATGCAATCTGTGACGCCATGATGGAATTTAAACCATGATTAGTGAAGATTCGAAACGCTACCTGTGTTTGGCGTGCGATAAAATTTGGGCACTGGATCGTCTACTGAAAAAAGATTTCGATATCCCGATTAAGTTGCACGGACTCTGGACACGCACGCAGCCGTATCCGACCAGCGAAGTTGAAGCGATGCAAATCATGCGTGAGTTGAAAGCTGCGTGGGATGAACGCGCAGGCTTGCACGATACGCTAACAAATCACGGCGTGGAACTTACCATTTCTTTGCTCGCTTACGAAATGGGTATTCCCGAACGTGGCGTACCGATAATTAACAAATGACAGAAATAAAAAAGGCCGCTTTCCTTAATTGGATTGCGGCCTTTTTTTTGCTTCGGGAAAACGTTACGCCAGTTGATCCACGATGAATTGCTTCAGGGTGGAGTCTTCAACGTTGGTCGCGATGAATTCCAAATCGTCGGTGGTCAGGGTGTCGCGGTTGGCTTCGATATCCATCATCAAATCTGCCACGTCTTCGGAAGCGGCACGGCTCACGATACCGGCTGCGAATGGCGAAATGTTGGAAGCATCGGATTCAACGCGCTGTTGCAGCGAACCGCCCGTGTCTTTCATTTCGATATAACCGCCCGACGAACCGCCAGCGTTGATATCGTAGTCGGTATTCGAAGACAGAATTCGCTTCTGTTCTTTCTTCGCGTTAGGGTGCGCTTCGATTGCTTTTTCTGCATCGTCCGGGTGAACAATTACCACGTCGCCACGGACAACCAGTTGACGGAAAATCTGGTTATTCAGCAGATTGCTACGGTTGATAAACAGGGTCATGTCAACCGGGATGAAAGTTTTCGGAATTACAACCGATTGCATCTGGCCGTCTTCGCCTTTTGCAGTCAGGTTGATATTGCCGCCCGGTTTTACGATGTTCATCACGTACAGGCACAGGTCGTCGCGCTTGAGGGCTTCAGGCACGGTCAGTTTGCGCATCAGGGCGGTGTTTTTGCTTTGAGCAGTCATTTCTTTTCTCCGGGGCTAGGGTAGACTTGTTCTAATTCCTTTTCGGAAATATCGAACAGGGTATGAATTTTCGGGTTGCCGAATTTCGACATGAACTTCGGATCAAACAGATATGGCAGCATCCATTCCTCTAACCCGATATCCGGGTCTTTGAACAACGGGTGTGCCACGATTTTTTGCGTGACTGTGTTTTCTTCAGGGAAAACGTCACTGTCTTTTTCTTCGCGGCAAACTCTCACCGCACGATACAAAGCCATCACGGCCTGTACGTTATCCAGTGCTTCTTTTCGCACTACAAAAACTTCTCGCTTCGAATGCTCCGGCAATTTCAACAGCCGTAACTCCGCGTCAGTCGTGCCTTTGTCGGTGGACGAAAATACCGTATCGAGTGCCATGCACTTATTCGCAGTTTTTTCCGTATAGTATTTGCAGGTTTCTATACGGCACTGCGATTTGAAACGATAGGAATCCAACAACGGGCATTGCTTGCTTTTCAAGACTTTGGAAATTCCGCGTCAGACATGTAGCAGTCAAAAACAAAACGCTGCAAAGGAACCTCGTGGTCGCCGTGCATAGCGTAACTGGCCCCGGCTGTTTTCAAACGCAGACTGGTAAAAGTCCGTTTCGAAACAACGCGGCCTGTTCTGGTTTTGGTAATCAGGATCAGGTTTTCCGGCGCCACTTGGCCGAACGTAATGGCGTTCAAATCCGAAATGTTATTTCCGGTTTCCATGAACGAAACGATTACGGTGTGCGGACGTTGACGATCAGCTTCATAGCGGCGTTCAACTTCATACGAAACGTAGAAGGCGCGGCTCAAAATCGTTTTCGGAAAGTCCCCTTGCACCTCGAAATCACTACGTCGGAGGGGCGTATCGGTTGTAACGGAAAAGCCTTTGTCGGTTTGCATAAATGACCTCGGAGGTTTCTGTAAAATACCCCCTTTATTTACATTATTTATAAGGTCGGCGCATCGCAAAGGACTTTGAAAAGCCGTTCTTCGTCCTTAAAACTTTGAATGAAATCGAATGGTTTTACGCCCAGCATTTTAGCTGCATGATAGAGCGCAATAAAGAACGAATCGAGTTGGTGAATCACGATTCCGAAGGCTTTGTATTCTTTCAAATCTTCGTACATTGATTTCAAATCAGCTTGCGTGCCGTTGAATGCGTTCTTCCACGTCGCCGCTGTGTAGTATTCGATTGGTGTATCTGGATGAATTAGCATCATCGCGCCCAACATCATCGAAATAGCTTCAACGGTTGAACCTGTACTGCCACCGGGGCGGGATTGATACCGCTCTGCTGCAATGTAATCAGCTTCCGGCAATGCGCGGTATTCTTCCACGAACAAAGCGCATTCATTCTGCGCAACTTTCACGTCATGGATTAGGTGCGTCATCATTTTGGAACCGATCACGCGGAAACGGAAACGTCCGTCTTTAATCCACGCTTCAACCTGCGTTACCGCATAGTTCTTTGTTCCCATGTCTTGCCCGGTAACGATTACCGAATCAGGAAACTTGCGTTTAAGCTTCTTGCGTTTGAATACCAATGCCGGTGCGCTGCTTACCTGCACTTTCTTTTTGCTTTTACGCCGGGCCATCGTTGTATCTCCTTTGCATACTACTGAATTACTATCCGCAATCTCACTTTTTCAGGCGTAATTTATAGGGAACGGAGGTATCAAAATGATTAAGCGCGGCCCGTCCAACAACAAACGCATTCACGCCCGAAACTTTATTCAAACGCAAGCGCAAGCCCGTATGGATGAAACTGTCGCGGCATACAACCATCAGGTTTCTAACAGCCTTGCCGTTAACGCGGTTGGCGTAATTCTTTATCAGGTTGAACGCCTAGTCGGTCGGCCTTGCACCTGTTCAAAAACAAACGTGCCGATTCAACCCGGTTCGACTGAAGCCCCTGTGATTCCGCATAAAGATCGTGTGACCGATACGATTGATATTGAAATGCAGGACGACGATTTGTTCGGTTCTGATTTCAGTCAGAAAATCATGAACGATGATGTGGTTGTAAAAGTCAGCGGTGGTCGCGGTGAATCCAATGAAGGTCTGGACGCAATCACAACTTTGATTGACGAAGACGACGACGAACATTATCACGATGGTGTTTCGCAAGGCAGTATCAATTGCGGGATTTGTTATCGCTCGCTGCGTCAGCCGGGTTATCAAGCTTACGGTTTGCAGCGCCGTCTGTTCACCAATTACGATATCGAAAACATTGACGGTTTCCACGTCGATTCCACAAGCGCACCGCACGCGTTTGTAAAAGAAATCGCAGACGCTTACGTTTGTTTTAAGCTGCTGGTTCCGAAGTATTTCAATTCGGCAACCTACAGCATTCGCGAAGACCTTTTTATTCTGCGTGACAAGCCATGCCGCAAGGATGGTAAAGCACTAACGATTGAAGACCTTCGCCAGCACGCCGGAACCACGCTGGATTTTTATGTGCATGCGCAACGCTTCACGCACGTGCTGTTTGAATTCGATTTGGGTATCCAGCGAATTAACGCAAACATCGGCGGCGAAACGACCACACTGGATTACGACCGCCTGCAAACCATGAGCGATATTCCAATCGTTTTTGGCCCTGAAGTATCAGAAGTAAACGAGGGTGATATCGTTTGTATTCCAGAACGAAATCTCTATCTGAAAATTCGCGACAAAGAACGCAAGATTATGCAGGATCAGGCCCGGTTGGAATGGGTCTGTTCTACGCGGGTGCTACAGCCAACGGAACCACTGAGAAATATTGCCAAAGGATATAAGCTGCGATGAAAGACCTACAAGTAATGCGTTTGTATTTGCATGACGACAACGTACCGCCCGTGATTACCGCCAATTCTATTTCCGTGCGCAACGAACCTGAGTCGCTAGCGGTTTTCCGTGGGCACACAATCGGGGAAATCGTTAACAAGTCGAAAGGCTGGTTGAATTTCGATTTGGATCGCGCCTTGAGCATTGGCACTGCCACCATTCGCAATATCATCCTGCAAGAATTCTTGCGTGTAAAAGAAATGCAGGCGTGGGAAGGCCATGAAGAACTGGTGCGCGTGGTGATGGCTTCACAATGTATTTATCTGTCGTTTGATCGTCCGCCGAATTCCAAGATTACTTTGACGCCGGTTGAAATCGAATCGTGGACGCCGATCATTAACGCATCGCAGGATTTGTTTGCAATCGGTGAAGGCCGAATCATCAGCGGTTCTCCTCACGGTGGCACAATTCAGTTCGCTTATTCTCTGAGGGATTAAATATGGACTTCGCAGTTTACCAAAGCCACAAGCGGGTGCAGGGTTTTCAAATCGGCAGCATCTACGCTCAGGAAAAAGGCACGCACAATGACACACGCGAGCCACTGCGCTACATCGGCGGCGTTTTGGTTGCACAGAAAACCGAATATGTAATTACTTCGGTTGCTGGTGAATATACCGTGGTCGTCGGTGATGATTACTACACGAAACATGAACCGCATATTGGCGGTTATTTCGTGCGCTACGATAACGGTTATCAGTCTTTCAGTCCGGCTGACGTATTCGAAGACGGTTACACGAAAGTCGCGTCCGGTTTTAAATGGAAAACGATTACCGTGTGGCCGGATAGCACAAGCATTCCAGAAATTTATCCTGATTACGAAATCCACACGGTCAACGATGAACAGAAATGCTATATGCGCGTGTGCCGTGGTCACAGCGTGAATCGTGTAATTCTGAAGGGTGGTTTGCAACCTGCCGATTTGATTCCAGAATTGCACGACGCAATTCACAATGCCACACGCACATTCTGCCACCACAAAGGCTTCGAAATTGATTGGGAGGTTTTGCCATGAAAGAACTTGTCATTGCGTCCAACATGATCGCACTGGCACGCAATCGAAAAGGCGACAGTAAACGTTCGGCTATGCTGCGAATGATTATGCCTTTTCTCAGTCGTGAAACCGGCGACAAACTCGCACAAGCAATTGCCGAACACAGCAGCAAGAAATTCGCGCTCATGTGGGATAAAGTGAAGCATGAAATTCAAGCCAAGCTTTCTGCTAGCGGGCACTACAAAGCTACGGCATCGGACGACACTTATGCAGACGTGACCACGTTTGAGCGTGATGGTGAAACTGCCGTTTGCATTCAAACCTTCGGCCCGAAAAAAGTTCGCATTTCCATGAACGGCACAACTGTTCTGGATGGCATACCGGAAAACGGAACCTTTGTCCCGGCGAATCCAATTCAAATGGCCCAACCGGAACAAGCAATCTTGCCACCGATTTCAATCGACAATGGTTGCACTCCGGCAGACTGCACCAATACCGGTAATGTCAAAACGACAATCGCTTTCGAGACGGAAAACACTGGTGAAAAATACGTTATCAATGACGTAAATATTTGCCTGCTGATTAAACTCGTTTGCGAACGTTTGCTAATGGATGCAGACCCGTGCCCTATTCCGCCGTGCGATCCTGTACCGGTTGAATGCGCGCCTGTAATGGTTCCCGAATCCCGTTGTGAAAAACACGATTGGATTGATTGTCGTGATTGTGCAAACCCTATTCCGGGTTTCGACTTTAACGCCAACGTTCTGGAACTCTACGACCGCCTTGTTACGTGTCGTTCGCTGTAAGTTTCACCCAAGGGGAGCCAATCGGTTCCCCTTTTTTTATTGCCTTTTATTCGACTTTTGTTTGAATGATTGAAACAAATGGGTTTTGTATGGAATGTTTTTCGAGCAAAATGGCCTACTTTTAAAAACTGTAAAGTGGGGTCTGTGTACTCGTTGCGGAATATTGAGTGACAGAACAAAATGATTCATTTGGTTTGGAACGGATCGAGACTGCTTCGTCGAGCCATGATTGTTTGCGGTGATTGAGTTTAGGAACAGATTGATTCTCGTGTTGCTCTGGCGAGCGCAGCGAGAGAAGCGAAGCGAAACAGGCTCGGACGCGGAGCGGCTGAGACTGGTTCCGTTAGGAACCGGTACGAAAGTGACCGAGCAATTTACCAGCCAGCCAAACAAAAGAGATTGTTTGCGTTTTGCATGGAATGACTGCTGTGATGAATGTTCGATCTTTTAAGGATAGTTCTGTCCGCGTTATTTGTTCGCACAAATAATAGACCATCGGCAATGTTAAAAGCGCGCAAGCGCACCCCATCCCCCATTCCGCTCGCCCCCTTCCCCACCGCAAACCCTCGCCAGCCAAAGCCCCGCCCACCGGCCTACCGCCGCATTTATGAGTGACGAAAACATGAAATACTTTCAACCCTCTTACGTCCGCGTTGCGCAGAAAATGAATGCCCGCGCATTGTTCTCACGCCTTGGCGAATATCAGGCAGTGCTGCGCTTCTGTTTGTATGCCCACGCATCGACTGACGGTGAATATCAAAACGATACGTCTAGCGTTATGGAATTCCACGAAGAAATGCTGAAGAGTGCGATGCAGCACGTGGAAGAGATTTTCGACACGCTGGATATCAACAGCTACGTGGATTATTTAAATCACCTGTCCACTATTTACGAGTGGTTCGGCAATACCGTTTACCGCGACGGCGTTGAATTCGTTTGCGTAGGTGAACTGTGGTATGAACGCCACTGGAAAAAAGCCACGGTTAAAACGCCAACATCGAATAGCGCTGTTTTGTTTTTCCGTGACTACGCCCGTGAAAGTGCAGACGCCGTGGGCCTTGCTGTTGCGCTGGATGGAAAGAAAATCCAAACCCTGCAATATGGCCGGGGCATGGAAAATCAATCGAAGCGAATCATTAACGCCGCATCGCAATTTTTGCGCGGCATGAAAGACAAAGCCGACGTAGCGGAATTGATGAAACGCCGGGAACGGTCGCAATCAATCGACGATCAGTTTACCCGCGAACGAACTGAAATGATTAACAAGTGTGCGAAAGAAATTCTCGGCCACGCTCGTTACATTGTGTTCACGCAACCGATGAATTACAACGACCGTGAATACTATGTGCGCAATGGTTATTTTGAACTGGCAAAATTCCTGCGTTTGATCGAAGTTATGACACGCAATGAAAACGCCCCGGTCGAATACAGCGAATACGATATGCGTACACTGGCCGCATCGTTTGATGAATCAAATCAAATGCGTACCGATATTGCATCAGCCATTTCGAAAAGCATTGTGCCTTATGCCAAAGCGCGAAAAACTGTAAAATAAGAAGAGAGCCACGTTAAGGAACGATCATGCTTGAGGTCAATATATTTGATAGCCGTTTTGTAGCCGAATGCCGCCGCCGTTTTGCGGAACGCCTTACCCTCGTTGATAACAGCCTGTATGTTTTTAACAATGGCGTAGCAATCGGATTTAAAGAAGGTCGAAAATTCGCAAAGGTTTGCGATGATGGTTTAGGCAAGCTTTTCTTTGCACCTACGCCACGTGCATCTGACGCGATTGAAGAACTGAAGCGCGTAAACATCGCGAATGACTTGCGGAATTATGTGCGGCGAAATTTCGATATGTTTGTAGCGAGCATGACCTACACAGCCGAGGTTTCAGACATTTGGCAAAACGCCAATGTGTTTGTTTCCGATGATCGTGTTTACGTGGCATTTCCAGATGCGAGCGGCACTGCCGTCATGCGCAACCGGGAAGAGAAAATTAAACTGCGCCGTCGCGGTATGGCAATTACTGTCATGCCTGAAATCGTAGAAAAATTCTTGGGGATTTGTGAAGCCGCCGATATAGACGTAATTGGTTTAGATGCAGTCGAGATTATCCGGCGCGCCTATTACGGTCTGGCTCCAACCGATCCCAAACAAATCCCGGCGCATGGTTATGCTCTGGTACTTCTTTTGCAAAACAGGATTATTTTATCGTGAGTCGAATGTATACCGAAGAAGAGGCGACCGGCCTCGTACAAACCGCCCTGCACTACAACGCGCAGCAACAGATTTACAACGCGTATGTAAAAGACGGCGATGTTCATTACACCGTTTGCAAAGCGAACCTGCATTGGTTGCGTAATGACGCCGGTGAAGAATTCAAAGTAGTTGCAGCCGATGACGCTGTGATTTGCGGCCTGAGCGAGAACGGAAAATCCGTTTTGATTTACTCGCACAATCTCCCGGCCTATACCGTTTTCATCAAACCAACTGAAATCGTTACGCCTTCCGATTTGGAATTCGACATTCCACCAATCGGCGGTGTGTTCACGCACAAAAGCGGTCGGCCTTATCTGGTCTACGGTTACGGCAACATGAATGCCAACGCGCAGAACCGTGAAAAGTATCCGGTGAATATTCACTACATCGGCGCGAACGGTTTCACGTGGGATAAACCGCTGTCGAGTTTCAACGAATCCATGACTGTCGGTGGCGTGTTCCGTTTCAATGAAGGCGTCGAATTCGAATACATGGGTATTTGCAATAACGAATCTTTGGTCGATGGTTTCTTGACTAAAGAAATCAAAGCGCTTCTTGAAACGGCGGGCCGGACATGACAGAAAAAGTCGAATATCTTTATCGCTACCGTTCGTGGGATTCGGGTTGCTTCTATGGCACTCGCGACAAAGACAGCATCGACGTTGCTGGTGCGTGGGACGAATGGCGATTCTGTGACGAAAACAAATACAACGAAATTTGTGACGCGATTCGTCCGCCGTACCCGAATCATTATCAAGCAGAAAAAATGCTGGTAACAATCGTCGAATCGGAAAGCTTTGATCCGCACGAATGGATTGAAAATCAGAAGGCTCAAGCCGAAGCTGCCCGACAGCGCGTAAACCCACATGCGACCGGGCCGGGTAACAATGGAAATTCTTTCGCATCGAGCAGTTCAATGTCTTCTGTCGAAACCAGTAGCATTCTCGACGGCATTGGCACAATCGGGCGTGTTGTTCTGGATGCAATTGCAGATGGTGCATCGTCGGTAGCTAGCGGCATTGGTGATATCTGTGACTGAATTAATCGAGTTGATGCCGAAACGCACGCACGGCTTCACAACGTATCCCGCTGTGAAAACTACGAGCAAAGATATCGAATTGATGTTTCACCACAAAGTATTCGGTTATCTGGATTTGCCGCCGTCGCATAACGTCGTGGTTACTAGCGAATACTACGGACACTTAATCACGTTTGTGGAAGAGGAAGACGGTACACAAATCCTCAGTGTTTCCGATCACCGTGACGATGCGTGGATTGCAACCCAACCCCTGCGCAAACATTGGCTTATGCCTTAACAATTGGAGAATGTAATGAGTGATGACCTGAAGAAAAAGAAAAAGAAGAAGAAAAGCGGCGGTGAAGAAAACACCAAAAAGAAAAGCAAGGGTCTGGTGAAAAGTACCGGCCTCGACACCAGCGCGCCAAAGAAGAAAAAGAAGAAGTCTTCTGAGAGCGGCGACACCATCGTTAAAGTTAGCGGTGGCGAAAAGAAACTGAAGAAGAAAGACGAAGCGCCTGAAAAGACAATGCTTCCAGTCGAGAAAGACGATTACATCATCGTCCGCGTCGGCAAGAAAAACAAACTGTGTTTTGCGCACTCGCCAAAACGTAACACTGCGTACATCGAAGACACGATGGCGAACGAAGAACCGCAGACCGTGGAATATACCGCCGAAACTCTGGTGGCAAACCTCGGCGCTGATCCTGCACCGGGCAAAGCTTACGGCGTAGATATCCAGCCGCATTATGGTGAAGTGCAAACGCCGATTGGCCCGATGCACCTGTATCGCAAGCTGGAAGACGACGAAAAAGAAGCGATCACGATTGCAATCAAACGCATCAAGAAAAAAGTCGATGAACAGGGACTCGGAAAAGTATTCCCGTTCACCCGTCTGGAAGTCTTGAACGCGAAAGGCAAGTGGGCCGGTTCGTATTCGGTCAGTTTCAAATCCGGTACGCCTGAAGACATGGTGCGTCTGCATCCGAAAATCATCAGCGACCAGATTTACAACCAATACATTTTCGCCCACGAAATCGGCCACGGTATCTGGTTCAAATTCGTCAGCGAGAAAATGCGTGCGGAATGGTTGGAAATCTACAACAGCCTGACCAAAGTTTCCAAGGCGAAGAAATCCGAAATGGAAGACCTTTGCACATCGCTCGTTGCCAGCCAACAAAGCGTGCGGGAATTCCAACGTGATATCGAAGAAGACGAACTGCAACTGTTCAAAGAAGCGCTCGCCTACCTGAAGAAACATCACAAACTTTCGCCTGAAGACGTGAACACTCTGCTGAATCAAAACAGCAAAGTGCTGGCGGGCATCTGGCCGACTTCTGCATCGTTCTCCAATTCGGAATCCCTGATTTCGGAATACGCAAAAGTCAGCGTGCAGGAAATGTTTGCTGAAGCTTACGCCTACCACACGACCGGCAAAGAAATTCCGAAGAGCGTGAAAAAGCTCCTTGAGAAAACTTTGAAAAGCGCTCAAGCCTCCGACTAAACTCTGTCGAGAAAAATCATGAACAATCCGCAACTTGCTTTCGCGTTGGTGATTGTGTTCGTTCTCTTACTGCTGGTCGGTGCCTTCTTTCGAGGGCGCCGTGCCAAGCGCAAACAATGGTTAAAGGATATAGACGCTCGCGCAAGGCGTAACGTCTGGCGTAATGCGCGTATCCACGGCGTGTTAGTTGCTCGCGAAGAAGCAGCAGCACGAAACTGTAAATAAACCTCACATCCCTAGAGTGTGTCGTAATGGCAAAGCCAGAAAAGAAATTGAAGAAGACCGGCAAATCTGTTGTCGAGAAAGATACGAAGCCGAAGAAGAAAAAAGTTGGTCTGGTAAAAACCGGCCCGCTGACACTTCAAACCGTTCAACTGGCAAACGAATATCGTCCGCAAACTTTGGATGATGTTGTCGGCCAAGATCAAGTCGTTGCTACGCTTCAGGGGGCTTTTAAGCGCGGCAAGTTTCCATCTGCACTTATGTTTTCCGGCCACTACGGTTGCGGCAAGACCACGATGGCTTTCATCGCGGCGCGACAAATCAACTGTGAAACGTTGAACCTTTGTGGCAAATGTTTTTCCTGCCAGTTCGCCAAACACCCGGACATTATTTATTTTGATGCTGGGCAAAGCGGCAAGATTGACGAAATCCGTTCTCTGATCGCAGCAGCAGGTAATGCCCCGGCCACACGCAAACGCATTATCATTATCGACGAAGCACACACCCTTCGCGATCAATCGGAAAAAGCGTTGTTGGTTGCGACAGAAAACCCACCGCCGCACACGATCTACATGCTTTGCACCACACACCCGGACAAAGTAAACAAGATGCTGAAATCGCGTTGCATGCCTTTGCATGTTCGCCCGATTGAGCATGACGTATTGATCGAACGCATGACTGCCATTGCCGAACAGGAAGGCGTCACGCTGAAAAAAGAAGCGAAGAAATCGCTTAACACGATTGCAGAATCCAGTAACGGCTCTATGCGTGAAGCAGTGTCGAAGCTGGATATTTTTCTTTCTATCGTCGCTTCCGGTAAGAAATTCGATCCGACAAATATCGCATCGTTTATGTCTGACGCCGATGTTGACATGGAAGAAACCGCAGCGCATTTCCTTGCCGCCGTATTGCAGCGCGACATGGAACAGGCAGTGGTGCAAATCCGCAGTGCCGGTAACGCTCGCGGCCTGATTAACAAAACCCGTTGGCTCATTGATTATCGAATCGGAGTCATTACGAAGACCAACAAATTCCGTCCGTATAGCGGCAAGATTTTTGACGATCTGAAAGTCAAAAACAAAATGCTTGCACTGGTGTTGATCCAGAACCTGCTTGCGGAAATCGAAGTTAAATTGAATAGCATCACGATTGACGAAAGTGTTTTGTTTTATTCCAACGTCGGTGCGTTCATTGCAGAGTATGAGTAATGGAAAACTTGTCCACATTAGAGGCAGCCCTGCTGCTTCACATTCAGTGCCACCCCGGTAAAACGCTGTCGGACTACACCAGCGAAATGGGTGAGAAATATATCCAACTGATTCACGCTTCGAATACTTTGAAGCAACAGAATCTCGTGGTCGTCGATGCTGACAATAAGTTCACCATTAACGAGGATCATGCACGGGAAGAGAACGCGGCAATCTCGAAAGAATTTGCCCCAGTGAATCCGATTGTGCATACGCTGAATAACGACATTCCGCCGAAGGACATGACGTTGAAACCAGACATGAATAAACCGTCTGAAGAATCCGTTCTGCAATTGCTGATCGACGCCAACGGACGCCCGAAAACGGCGTTGGAACTCGGCGCATTCTTCGGCAAGAAAGGTAGCGCACTGACGTGGATTCTGCGCAATCTGATCGACCAGAAAAAAGCGATTAAAGTCGGCACCACTTACGCGATGTATACGCCTGATTCGGAAGTGAAGCATACCGTTCCGCCAGTTGAAACCCGGCGCATGCTGACTTCTGAAACAGAAATTCGCGCTGTGATTCAAAACATGAAAGACGCGTTCACCGCTGAAACATGTCACGCAGAAATTTCCCGAGCGTTTATCGTCGAGAAAAACTATTTCCTCGAAGTGTTTGGCGACCTGTCGATGGACGGGTATTTCAACGTCAAGCAAGACGGTGAGTACGTTGACCCGACGCTGGATTTCGACGCCAACAATTTGCACAGCGTTCGTCGCATCATGAATGCCGATGCAGTAGGCGCGATCCTTGAGGAATATTGCCGCGTAGTTCCACCTCCTTACGATTTGCACGCGATTATCGAAACCACGCGTTTGCCGCACGATATGGTTCTGGATTATTTCAGCCATCGCGGCTATTCGATGGGCAACGTGCGTGCAATCATCAAACAGGCTGTTGACAAGTTCGTTGCAGAAACTGCGAAGCCTGCTTACAAAATGCACAAAACACATGGACTTAATTACGACACCCTGCAAACCTTCGCTGGCCCGCCCGGTTTTATAAATGAAGAAACCGGGGTCAATATCAATGACGAACGAACGCTCCAAGTTGCAGGCATCAAAGTCGTAGAAGACAAGAATCTCAAACCGAACGAAATTCAAGTTAAACCGGTCGGGAAAAACCCTGTGAAAAAAGTCTACAAAGATTTCTCCACACTGGAAATTGCAGACGTTACCGATTACATCGAAGGTGGCGTGCGTCTGCAAGTATTCATGAAACGCTTCGAACTCGATCCTGCAAAAACTGACGAAGTAAAAGAGAGTCTTTTGCTCGCCGGGATTGCAGAGTTTGTGCAAGTGACCGGCTTCCTGTTTCCGAAGCGCAAGCCCGTAACGGTCGCGGTTGAACCTGAGCCTGTTGCTGAAACCCCAGCACCTGTTGCTGAAACCCCAGCACCTGTTGAAGAAATCGTAGAGCGTAAAGGTCTGCTGAAAAACTTCAAAGGCGGTTTCAATGTCGAAGCGCGGGAAGTGAGCCAATCTCCTACGCATATCGAAGACAAAACCAGTCCACATTACGGCAAGAAAATCGTAAGCGTTAGCGCTGGCGGTCAAGTGCAACTTTCCTATCTGCCAGATGCAGAATGGGTTGCTGCACAAATCGCGGCTGAAATGATGAAGAGTCCTGCTGTAATCGAAGTGCCTGTAAAAGAAGGCGAAGAAATTGCAGACGGTGTGCCAGTTAAAATCATCGACGATTTTGCAGTTAACGTAAACCTGCAAGCACCAACCGGCCAGCCTCCGCGTGCGTGGTCTGATACCGAAAAAGAAAGTTTGGTTTCTGCGTTTAAAACTGTTCACGAAGTTGAAGACTCACACGAAGTATTCGACATTCAAGGAAAATCAATCGGTGTACGCGGCCCTGTTGGCCCCGGCCCTTGCCCAACCGGTGAAACTGAAGAGCAGCGTATCGCTCGCCAGCAACGCGAAGACGAAGCGGAACTTGACGAATGTGTGGCAGCAATTGAACCGCACATGGAACGTCTGTGTCATTCGTTGAAATCTCCGGGGGTTTCCATTGGCGAACCGCCACCACGTGAATTCTACAACGAACGCAAAGATGCAAATTCTGTAAATGCAGAAAACGCTAACCCACCAAGTCTGGAATGGCTGCTGACTCTGGAAATGTTGGAACAGCGCCTGACCTTTGAACATCAAACTCGTGCGGCGACAAACTTGCGCGATATCAGAAAGTATCTGGAAGCATTATGATTGATATTACCGGCAGTCGTTTCAATGGCGTTGTATCGTACAAAGAAGGTGCATTTGATTTCACGAATAACTGTGGCTTCACCGTTGTAAGCGGCCACAACCGTGACTCGCTGATTTCGAAGAAGACCAACAACGGCGCCGGTAAATCTGTTCTGTTTGGCATGCTGCCCAACGTGCGTTTCGAACAAATGCCGTTGGCGGATACTCGCAAGAAAAATCGGATTCACTCGAAAGGTTCTCACATTGAAATCGACGTGAAGAACCTCGGCCACGACTGGACGATTCGCCAAAGCGGAAGCGGCTACAAAATCTTTCGCGACGGTACGGATTTGGAAGTGCGCGGCCAAGCGGCACAGCGTGAGTGGATCGAAAAGATTATTCCGCTGACCTCTGATGAATGGTATTCCTACGTTCACCTCCAGTCGCAGAAAAAACTCGACTTTATGTACGGCACTGCGCGAACGCGTATGTCGTATATCACTGACGTGTGGCGACTGGATCAATTTGATGTTCTGCGCCGGTATTTCGACAAGCTGGTCGATGATGTAAAGATCGCACAGAACAAAGCCGACGTGCATAGCAAAAACCTGCTTAACACGAATGACGCGTTGAATAAAAACGGTTGGAATCGACACCGGCAAAAGGAACTCGACGAAGCCACCGAGGTTGTGAAATCTCAGGCCAAGAAAGTTACCCGGTTGCAGGCTCGCACTCAGGAACTCCGCTCGCTCATGAAGCAAGTGGAGTTTTATTCGTCTGCGAAATCGAAACTGACAAAGCTGCAAAAGAAAGCGAAATACACGAAGGCCGAACTCAAAGAGCAATACAAATTCCTTGAGGCTTCCGAGCATTATCAGGAAGAGTTGGCCGAGTACCAGAAGACAGCCAAGCGCCTGACAAAGAAGCTGGAAGAACTGGGCGATACAGGCGGCGGCAAAAAGCTGAAAAAACGCGTTAACGAATTGCGTGCTGAAATCGGAACGATGGAAGTCGAGTACAAACGACAGACAAAGGTTCGTGACGAATACGATGCCGCCGTGCGTGAACTGGAAAACCTCGACGATCATACCGAGCCAGAATTGCGTAGCTTCCTGTCGCGTTGCAACAAACAGAAACTCGACGCGATGGAAGAACTGAAGGAAGAGTTAAGCATGGTGAAAACCACGCTGAAACTTTCTGATTTGCTGCACGAACACGACGACGGCAACTGCCCGACCTGTATGCAGAAAATCAACCTGAAAGACCTTGAGAAAAGTCTGAAGGCTGCGAAGAAGCGTAAAGGTTTGCTACTGTCGATGATCCACGCTTATGAAATCCGTGAAACGCGGACGACAAACAAAGCGATCATCGACAAACTGAAATTCAACGAGCGTGATTACTACGCGTTGAAAAAGAAGCTGAAGAAATCCAGCGAAGAACTGGAAGAGCTTAACGACAAGTTGGAAAATGCTGCACGCTTCGATGAAATCACCGAGCAAATGTCCGAACTGAAGAAGCCGAAAGCGCCGAAAGGTTCTGCCACGCTCACGCTGGAACAGATCGAAACACAGGCTGAAATTCTCGACGAAATCAAAGCACTGAAAGAGCGGCTTGCAGAATTCGACGAAGTGCCTGAAGACAAAGGCTTGACCGCAGAGCTTGAAGAGACTGCCGCCAAGTTGCGCAAGGTAGAAAAGAAATACGAAAAAGCGTATGAGATTTCCGTTAAGCACGGTAGCCGTCGCGCTGAATTCAAACTGCTGTCGAAACAACGCGATCAAATCAGCGGCGAGATTGAAAAGCTGGAACCGCTGACGAAGAAATTGCAGTTGTACAAAGCACTGTCGAAAGCCTACAGCAACAAGGGCTTGAAACTGCATGCGATGCACCAAATCGTTTACCAGTTGGAACAGCACTACAACCGATTTGCCAACTTGATTTTCGCTGAGCCGTTCAAGTTTAGCGTAGTGGCAAAAGACGATGGCGTTCACATCATCGTTGACCGGGGGAATGGTAACGTATCTGACGTCCGTGAATTGTCCGGCGCAGAATCCGATAGTTTCCGTCTGCTGCACTTCCTCGCTTGCGTGATTATGGCGAAGGCTGATCGACGGGTTAACATCGCGATCCTCGACGAACCTGATGCACACATGGACGAAACAACAATCACGCTTTTTGCTGATCGTTATATTCCGTTCCTGCGCACGCTGGTGCCGCATGTTTTCCTGATTACACAAAAGGGTAAGCACGTGCATAGCGATTGCAGTTACGTGACTGTCGAGAAACATAAAGGCGTCTCGAAAGTGAAGCTTGAGCAATGAAAACTCAATGGAAATGCAACGAAGAAAAAGAAGGCTGGCGGATTAATGCTCTGCTGCTTCTTGTAGATGGTGTGGAAATCACTTCTGACGTTTTGATTCCCCGCGCATTGATGGGCGACGAAGCAGTGCTGTCGAGCATTCACGACATGACCAATTCGATTAACGAAACCCGTGTTCATCACGAGAAAGTTAGCCAATGGCCCGACTGAAAAACAAACAGCTTAAAAGGAAAACGTTTGACGTAGAAGCCGCACTCGAAAGGGTGCAGGCTTACGCCGATGATAACCGAGCGGCCCATTCTGCAATTATGCAGCAGGCCAAAGAGCAGGGCGCTTGTTTCACGGGCGCACTTGCAGGGAAATAAAAATGTCTGTCGAATTGCGTCATACGAAATTCCTGAACAACTTCACTTATTTCCGAGCGCAGAATCGTTTCAACATCGAAGCCCGTCTCGCCGTCTCGCGTTTGCGCGGCAATGAACAACTGGCTGAAATCAAAGCCAAATGTCCAAAGGATAAGTAAATGAAAGTTTTTGCGTTCGCCCATAAGGCACCTGACGAAGTATTGCTCAAGCTACGCGGCGAAGGTATTGAACGTTCCGACGTTTATATCGTTGGTGATAACGAAATCATCGACCGCAAAACCAAGCGCACACATTTCATTTTTATGAGTGTGCATTCTTTCCAGCGGAACCGCGAAGGACTGGAACTACGCAAAGTACAGTCCTACGTGTGCGACGATCCGATTGCGCTTTCGCAATTCAGTTTCACGCCTGCCGATTACCGCGCCGAAGAATTCTTTCACATTGACGGGTTTGCGTTGACGCCTTGCATTCGTCTCGACAAATGCCCGGACGTGCCAATCGTGCGGTTGCCTTTCGACGTTGTGAAAAAAGCGAAAGATCACGCGAAGCAACAAGCTACATTCTTGATGCAGTTTATGACGTTTGTTTATCTCACGCCGAGCGAGACACACCAGAAGCCAATCAAGGAACTGGTGTGCAAATGGATGGCTTCGAAAGAGAGTTTCAGTCAATACTGTAAACGAGTGGAGAAGCTACGCCAAACCGTGCCACTCACTGACAAGCAAGTAAAACGAATGAATGACTTGCTAAGCAGCCCGACCGCGATCCTGTATCGTGAAGCGTTGCAAATGGAAGGTGAGGAAGACGATATCGCAAAGCAACTGAAAATCAGTGCTTACGAATTGCGCTACATTCGTGCGATCAACAAAGGCGTGGTCGTCAAGGGTATGAAAAAACCGAAGGCGAAAAAATGATTACTGACAATCGCGAAAAACTTACGCCGTGTCTGTACATTGTGCGGACACAGGCTGGCTTCAAACAAGCGGCTAAAGAATTCTGGAATAACGAAGAACGTAAACCAGATATCAAAGGCTATCCGAAATCGTACCCGGCTCTGGTAGTATTCTCCGACGGTTACGAAGGTTATTGGTACGTGCGCGCAAATTGCTACGCTCTGAATTTTATTACAGAGGCAATTGCTCGCCATGAAAAGGAACACGCAAGTGGACATAAACGACCTCTTTCTGACGAAGCCACCGGAACCGGAACAGTGGAAGTTGGACAGCCCGATAATGTCGGACGAATTGATGCGCCAGAAATTGGCGATGCTGGGGATATCTGAAGATTTTTTAAATGGCAGCGTAAGCGACACATATGCAAGCCCGGATTTCACCGCAGCCGCCGAACGCTTCAAAGAATACGCACGTGCGAAACAAAAGCAAATGTTGGATTCGCTCAAGCGCGTAGCCATCGTTAGTTCGCACCGTCGCGGCGTGAATGTTCACACGATTTATCCACATAAGAAAGTTACAAAGTTCCGTTCGCGCCGTACCGCGAAAGTGTGGGTGAAAGAATTCAGGGCATCTATAAAATGACGACTCAGAATTGGGATTTGCGCAACATGGTTCGCGATGATGGCATGACACTTTTGAAGTTGTACCAAACACGTCTGCCACAAGCAAAACTCGAAACTGAATACCGTCGCAACCGCCGTGCTGTCGCTCGCATTGATGCGATGCAGGTTCCACAAGACGAATGGAAAAAACTTGCGTGGGATTACGCGTCTGTTTATTCGTCGAAGTGGGGCGCGGTTGTTTTCCTGTTGCTGCCAAAGGGTAGCGTTCTGAAATTCCGTAGCCTGCGTACCGCGAAGGTCTGGATCAAAAAGCGAAGGGCGAAAACATGAAATTGTATATTGCTGTACGCGACGACGCTCCCGATTACATGGTGCCGACGTTGGTTGCACATTCAATGCTTTCGGCGCATTTGAAGTTCCAAGACAAAGGCACGTACATTGATTGGCTGCACAATTCTTTTCGTAAAGTTGTGCTGCGTGTTAACTGGCGTGAGTTTGATAAAATTCGTGAAACTCTCGATTGTCACGAAGGCCACGAGAAAACAATCTGTGACGGCGAGTCGTCCTGTCTGGTTGTGATGCCGGTAGACTGTAATAACGTTCCGAACGTTTTGAAGTTTGCCAAAATGTGGAAACCCCGCGTAGAGGAATCGGTATGAACGGCTGGAATATTGCTGACCCATTTATGCCCTCGCCCGAACTTCTGGCGAAGTGGGCGGAACTGGCGAACAAGCCTCGTGAATTGCCACGCATGAAACGCGGTGATGGCTTTTACACAATGCCGAAATCTTATCCGTGGGGTTTGCCTGCGCGTAAATGCGAAGTATGCAACGAAACCGATGGCTGTGTGACTGTTGAACCTGTACCTGTTGACGGTGAACTGGCGCTGACCGGGAGTATCGGGTACATACAAGACGTTACAATCATCACCGACGTTTTCGTGCCGAATTACAAATACCAAACAAAACACATTTATTCGCTCGTGCATAAGCGCGGCAAAGTTATGATTTATGTTTGGGAACGCAACCCCGCTCCAGACGCCAAAGAAGTTTCGACGTACTGGTATGAATATCGCTCTGCGCGTGAAGCCCGCGTGGATATGAAACGCTACGGAATCGGGAGACGGGGATGGTAGAGCAAAATTCACCAGCGAATTTGATGGACGTTTTAGCGAACCATAGCGGGCCGTTGCATGTCGCTCACGTCTTCCCGAAAGAAACGAAAAATCAGTGGACGATTGAAATTGGCGGTATGCCTGCGTTCGAAGTCAGCGCCCGCCACCCCGGCGCATTTCCATCGCCTGCAACTCATATCACCTTGACGGCGAATGAAAACGGTTTGCCTTTCCACGAACGCAAACCATCGAAAACGGTTTCGTCGCACAGCTATTTCGAACAGTCGAACGCTGCGCATAAGTGGATGAAAGAATGGTACGACCGGGTGAATAACCCAGAACCCGAACGTAAACGTTTTTCGGTTCGCTCCCACAGGCGCGGCGCTACCCTGATTTATCACACAGGGATTGCGAACGTCGAAATCGAATTCCGCAGTCAGCGCCTCGCCCGCGTTCACGGCAAACGTTACACACTGAATTTCACACATTCGTTTTAACAAGGAACCGTCATGGCAATTCCAATTCGCCCTCCCGTAAAGTTTCTGGCTTACTGCATTCAGCAAGCAAACATCGGAAACTTTGCGTTTCAAAATGCGTATGTTTACCAGCGCGCCGCTTACGATCAGATGCTGCGCCAGTTCAATCAGCATGTGCGTAACCTCGACGAAGAAGCCAAGCTGCAAAAATTCGGTAAGAAATTTCCGAATGTTGGCACCATCGGCCACGTCGATCATCCGTTCCACGCGGAAGAGAATTACGCGCAAGATCAATTGACGGTCGAAGGTTTGAATCGTCTGCGCGCATCCATGTTTGCAGCACGCAATCTTAAAACTCCCGAAGAACTGAAAATCGACGAGGCGCCGCCAATCTCATGAATACCAAAGTAGATATTTCCGCTGGCAATGTGCATGTTCAGACTGACGGCAACCTCACAGTGAGCGCGTCTAACATTCCGATTAAAGATTCTGTCGCACGCCAGACCGTGCATGGTTTGGAAATCCACGAAATCACCGGCGACGAACTGAAAGCGCTGAAGAAAAAACTGCGTTATCAAGTGTCGAAAGAGTACGGCATGTACATTGTGCAAGAAGGCGATACGCTTTCGCACATTGGTGAAGGCACCGGCCATTCGTGGCGCACTCTCGCACAGTTGAACAATCTGGAAAATCCGCATCTGATCTTTCCGGGCCAAGTAATCAAACTACGGTGATTTAAATGCCAGCCGACGAATTCGATGTACACGAAAAAGATCGTGCAATTTTCGAGAAGCGTATCCAGTGGAGTGACCCGGAACGCGCAGCCTCGGAAATCAAGTACGAACGCCACTTAGTCGAAAACTTCGGAATCTACCACATCAAGACAAACGATAAGCTCTCAGAAATTGCAGCGCGATTCGATCTTGACGAAGACCGGCTGGCATTCGTGAATAACCTGTTCGATAAAAACATCCTGTATTTCGGTTCCTGCCTGCGCACACGAGAATATAAAAATGACTGACCACACTGGCCTCGACGACATACCAGCGCGTAGCTCTATCGACGATATCAACGTGCGCAGAATGGTGCAGCATATCAGCGATCAACTGTCACACACAATTGGTATGGAAACCGCAGACGCAAAACCAATTATCAAGAAATTCTTTGACGATTTAATAGATCGGCGTGGCATTAATGACTTCACTGTCGGCGGGCCGGGTGAAGGTATCGTCGAATCGTTTACTGTAAATGATGAAAAACGGGGAAATCGCCGTGGCGTTCTGGTCGGCGGGAACACGGCTGACGGTGAACGGATTACGCACTTATTCCTGCGTAACAAACGCACGGCGAAAAAGCGTGGTCGGGGTCTGATCGGTATGTTGGTTATGCCGTATTCGTTCCAACCTTCGCGCCCCCTGAAATACATTCAATTCACAGTGGAAGTAAAACGTGGCTGATCTTGAAGGCATTGCATTTTCTGACGTTCACCTTGACGGATTGAACAAGCATTTCCCCGATGCAAATGATCGCATCTTGGCGGAAATGGAAAAGATTTACCAGTACGCGTATAGCAACGGTATTAAACACGTATTTATTCCGGGCGATTTGTCTGATACACCAGACCTCGATTGGGATACATACGGCAAGCTGTACGATTTGTTTCTGCGACACGATGAAAACCTTTACACGTATTACATCATGGGCAACCATGATTTCGGTGATATCGAAAATACGTCGATGAATTTCATGCACAAGCTGGCAACGTCGAAAGCGTTTAAGCGTCTGAAAATCGTCCTGAAACCGGAACGCGTTGTAATCGAAAACGTACCGGTGAATTTCCTGCCGTACCCATGCTTGAAAACCCTGTCCACTAAACAGGGTGCATTGAACTTTGCGCACGTTGAATACAGCGGCGCTATTGGTGATAACGGTCGTTCGTTAAAAACCAAACATGAATTGGAAACCCACAAAAACGATTTCACTATTTCCGGGCATATTCACCAATACCAATTCATGAAAACAAAGCGGGCCGTTTATTGCGGTAATCCATTCCAGAAAAACTTTGGCGAAGCATTGCCAAAAGGCTTTATTCATTTTAAAGCCAGCATGGAAGGAAACCGCGTTGCGTTCCAACACAAGTTCGTTGAAAACAAACCAAACTTTACGTTGCAGAACGTAGAGATTAATGATCTGAATGATTACAAGAAGCTGACGTACTCGGATAACGTTCGTTATAAGCTGCACGTGGCTGAAGATGTTCCTATTCCAGCAGACCTAATGATTCAATACCCGAACATTACCGGGGGCATTCATAAGGCTGGTGCGAAAAAATCGAATGTTTCTGAAGATGATTCAATTAAAGTGGAAAACATTGATATTGATCCAATGTTTGGTTTAAAAGAGTTCATGGTGGCAGAAGGCTTTGATAAAGAGTTGATTAAAGCCGGTCGAAAAGAAGTTAAAAAGGCTTGTGCCCGGCTGGGGATTTCGGCCAGTTAATTAATTCACGATAATACTAATTTATTATTAGTTGGTACATCGTGGCGCTACGATTGTAGGCCAACTGCCAAAACCCTATAATCGAGGATGCTCCGATGGTCACGAAAGTCGTCCGTAAGGACAAAAGCCCCGAGGCACGCGCTGCTGCCAAAAAGGCTAAACAATACCGCAACAAAAACAAATCGAAGCTGAACAAGGTTGCAAAAAACCGTTACAAAACCATGACGCATCAGGAAAAACTGGCGCATCTGGAAAACTCGGTTTTTCTGCGTGCCATGCGTCACGGTGCTACCGAAGCTGAAGCGAAAAAAGCCGTTCGTGCCTACAAAGCCAACCGCAAACTTCGCCACGCTGGTAAGCACGCTTCGGAACAGAAACGTCAAGCCGTCACCGCTCAGAAGTCCATCCGTGGTCAACTGAAATCGAAGGCTCAAGCCGTTTCCGGTGCTCACAAAAAAGCACTGCAAAAAATCCGCACTGCAAAAGTCGCTCCTGCCGTTCGTATGAAAATGCGCGCCGCTGAGAAACAGCGTTACGCTTCCGAGCGTAAACAACTCGCTGGCGAGCGTATGAAAGCGGTGAAAACTCACCAGAAAACCATCGGCAAAATCAAAGCGCAGTCTGCAAAGCGCGGCGTTTTCCGCCTGAAGGATTTCATCGGTAACTTCAGCGCCAAGCCAATCTCCAAGAAAGGCAAGCGTCTGCAAACCATCGACCCTAAAAAGGTTGCTGCTCGCAAAGTTGCTGCACAAAAAGAAACCGCAGCTATTTCCACTAAGCACTTCGGCAAAACCGGCGGTGCTGTGAAAAAAGCGCGTAAAGCACCTGCTGCCGCTCCGGCTGCTGAAGCTGCACCAGCCAAAAAGCGTGGCCGTCCAGCCAAGCCAAAAGCTGATGCTGCACCGGCTCCAGTAGCGAAAAAACGCGGTCGTCCTGCCAAGCCAAAAACTGAAGCTGCTGCTCCAGCCGCTCCAGCCAAAAAGCGTGGCCGTCCAGCTAAAGTGAAAACTGAAGTTGCCGCCGCTCCAGCCGCTGCACCGAAAAAACGCGGTCGTCCTGCGAAAGTAAAAACTGAAGCTGCTGCTCCAGCCGCTCCAGCGAAAAAACGCGGTCGTCCTGCAAAACCAAAAGCCGAAGCAGCACCAGCAGCACCGGCAAAGAAACGCGGTCGTCCGGCCAAGCCAAAAGCTGAAGCAGCGCCAGCCGCCGCACCAGCTAAAAAGCGTGGTCGCCCAGCCAAAGTAAAAGAAGCAGCCGCTCCGGCAGTCGCTCCGAAAAAACGTGGTCGTCCAGCCAAGCCAAAAGCTGAAGCTGCACCAGCAAAAGCCGCTCCGAAAAAAGCAGCAAAAGCAGCGCCGAAAGCCGCCGCTAAAGCCGCACCAAAGGCCGCTCCGAAAGCAGCCGCTAAACCGAAAGGTGGCGCTGTTCCGAAGAAGTCCGGTAACAAAAAACCAGCTTTCGGTTAATAGCCGTTTGATTGGTTTGCAATAAAAGAAACCCGCCCTTCCCTAGTGGATCGGCGGGTTTTTTGCTATCTGGACGCTAATTTTATTGTATATCCACTTATTTGGGTGTTCGAGCATTGCAAATTCAATCAAAGTATATTGATGACAATCCAAATGTCATTGATTTAAAGAACGCCCGAAACGCGAATGAAGTCATTACTGTATTGTCAAAGATTAATACGACTTTTAGCGTTTTGGTATCGAAGTTCAACCAAAAGAAACTGCCGTACCTGAAAGTCAGTGACGCTGTTGAAGCCTTGCAATTCTGTGTTGATTCATTAGTTGAATTGCGCTGCGCACGTTCGGTTGCGCAAGAGTTTTCCGATTCAAAGCGTGATCGTTGTTTCAATATGATTAACGCACAGCAAACAAACATCCGGTCGTTTCAAAAGACCATTATGGATTTGATCGACGGCGTTTGCGCATCCCGTATGGATAAGCATTTGTCGTACCTTTCGGAAACCGTATACCGCATTCTTTCGCGCATTAGTCCGACGACTCAGTTACACATTCGTCTGCCTGAGAATCAAATGATTTGTTTTCGGACGGATCATGGCGTAACGGATAAAAACGGTTTTGTTAGCGGCCCAATCACCGTAAAGCTTTCGCTTAGCGGCGGGCAATATCGCGTGTCTATTCCTGACTCGCCTTTTGTATCGTCTGAGGAATCCAATGTGGATACCGCAAAAGACGTGCAAACCTACATCATGGGCAATCTGTCTGATTTCGAATACGTGGGTAAACCCGAGCCGAAAGACGATTCGCTGCTGGCGTCGAACATGGTGCAAGATATCGAAGTGACGGACGATAAATTGAACGTTATTTTGAAACCTTTTGTGCAGCCCGACGACATTAACAAATTCCTTGCTCAAGTTCTCCCGTATCTGAAGCGTGCCGTGAATCTCCCTAACACGGATATTATTCACCGCGTCTCGCAGTATGGTGAAAACCGGATGATTTCGTTCATCGTCGGTAAACGCAAAATCTATGATGCGCGTTCGCTGAGTAAGCTGACTAAAATCTTGAATGTCAGCAAGGATGAAAAAGTAAAACTCAACACAATTATGGAACCATCATGAGCAAACAGAACGTTGCCTTCCTTAACAAGATGACAGACGAACAACTGTTGAAATACTACAATAAACGCAAGCCGGTTTATCGTCGTATTATCTCCAAGTTCACCAGCCTTTTGAAACTCTTCAAAGGTAAAGTTTTTGGCAAGCGCATGCTCTCCACCGCATCGGAAAGCACGGACTTTATTGGTCGTGTTTCTGGCGGTCAAGGTAAGGGCGCAACCAGCGGTAAAAAAGGCGGAAAGAATGCAGGCTTCGGCCTCATTGTTCAAAAGGTTGATACCCCCGGCCCGCGTGTTCTGAAACAATACATCGACGCACTTGATTCCCGTCAAGCAATCGACGAACTGGAACGCATGATTGAATTGTTCGCCGCGTCCGAAAACAAAAGCCTGAATAAACTCGTGCCGAATTTGAACCGTGATCGTGATGCACTGATCGACGTTTACACTGAAGCACTGCAAAACATGAGCGACGTTGCCGACAATCACATTCCAGAAGCCGTGGGTGATTTGTTCAAACGTGTGCAGAAATACTTCGACGCTCTGGATGCGGATTATATCAAAGCGCGTGACGCCGCAATTGAAGCAGCGAAAAAAGCGAAAATTGATCCTCCGTATTTCAGCGATGCAGAACTCGATTATTACATCAACGTCGGTATCAAAAATGACGTGATGGATTTCGTGTTGAACTGCGATATCAGTCACTGGCCTGCTGCCGGTGTGACCGAACGTGCAAAGGTTGTAATTATCACTGCGCGTTTGACACCAACTGACGATGCGTTCTCGATGAAAGCGTATGTCGCCGTTCACGATAAAGTCGGTCTGCCGGGTCTGTACGCAATCGGTTCCGAATTGAATGGTAACGATACCGCAGCACTCGCAAAAGATTTGGATAAAGTGATGCCGCGTAAATTCGCAATCGCTGACGTTGCTGCGTTCGCCGCCCCGGTTGAACTCGACCTCGACGCGACCGAAGTTACCACGCGTCTTTCCGCAATCGAAGGCGTTACCGGCGTTACTGTTGAAGCGACAGAAGTTACCCTCGAATATCCTGATGGTGATCGCTCAATTCAGGCGCAAGTTCTTCGCACCATGAATGCAATTCCGTCGATCAAAAAGCTGCTGAATAAAGAATACTCGCCAACTCTGCGCACCATTGATCCGGGCGTGCATACCTACAGCCTGACCATTCGGGATTAAGTTTGTATATCCATGCGCAAATGCCGTTAGACTTTCGTTTATCGGCATGGCCTTATGGCGGGGATCGGTACGTTACAACGTACAACACCGATAGATACCTCATTGATATTCGCGCAATTCTGGATTACTTGGAATTGCAACTGCGAAAGACTCCGCTAGCGTTTATTTTGAAAACAAGTTTCACACTGGTTAACGTTTATTCTCAATACACGCATACCAGTGTGGGATTAGTTTCGGAGCCTGACGAAAATGTCCGGCGCAGCGGCCTTGTGTTCACCTTCGCCCGAACGAAAGACAACAACGGGCCGGGAACTGCAAAGCATGTTTATTGGCTGCGCGGCTACACAGCAATTTGGGGAAATGACACCGACAGCGCGAATGATTTTATAAGTATTTCCATCCCGTTAAATATTCTTACATCGGCGCGAATGCAGCAGATGATGATTCGGGATCAGCGATATTTATTCGACATTGCTGGCGGCTATACCAAAGCTGTGATTCGATCTGTCAAAGAGTTTCATGGTGGCGTGCAAGTCACTCGGAAATATCTCTACAATACCATTCCACGAGCCATGTTTTATACGGCGATGACGGACTGGAAATATGTATTGGATTTCTGGAAGAGAATGCCCGACCTGCTGCATGTAGAATGGACACCGAAATTTATCGAATATTACGTTCGGTACATCGCGGACAAACTGCCCATGCGACAGCGCAGCAAGTATTACGCGCAGTACGAAGAAGAGGTGCAGGAACATTTGCGCCAATTCATTCTGCGTTATTTGCAGAACATGGTGCAGCCTGACGAAGCCGGTCTGGTCGCATTGCTACCGGCTGACGAATCGCAAATCCACGACGTAGAAACATTGGTTGTGAATTTGTCGAAAGGAATAATCGAATGAACGTATACGAAGGACAAACGTGTACGATTACAGAAGAGTTTTTCGATGCGTTCGACGATCCAGTCTTGCCGTCGGAAAACTCGCCTGCCCCGTTGGTTCGATTATTCGACACCGACCGTTCTGTGATCGCAGAAGTTTACGCAAAACCTCACGCAAGCATGCCCGGTAATTGGATGGCTGACCTACCAATTCCGAATATGAATTTGCGTGACGCTGTTGAATTGTTTGCCCGGTGGACATACGAAGGGCAAGACGGGAATTATCAGGCTAAAACTTCCATCACTGTCGAGCCTGCAACGCTTGGCCGTGAATCGGATATTGTGATTGTTTGCGGGCGTGATGCGCGTATGCAATTAACCCTGCCGATTACCTACAAAGCCCCGGTCGCTGCTGTTCCTGCCAATTTGGCAAAGGGAACAAAAGCACGCAAAGGAGTTGAAGGCGATAAGCTAACTTTGTCGCTGTATTTCAACAACCGCGCAGTGTATGAAAACTGGAACGTAGAAGACACAGGCATTTACGTCGAGGCGATGAAAAATCGCACCGTTGTGGATATGCCCGCAGTAGTCGGCACGCCTCAAATGTCGCCGCTGACAATGCTTGTAGAACACACACCAACGCGCAAACTGGCAAGTAGCACACTGTCGTATAAAGTGTGGGCGGTTACTCCGCAAATCCTTATGGCTGCACGTCAGCTTGAGGATTTTATTAACCGTGCGCGAATCGCGAACATTATTCCCGAATTGGAATACACACAATCCGATTTGATGGAATCGTTGTCGCGTGGCTTGAATATGTTTAACTCCCTGCAACCAAACATTTCGAGCTTTACCGGCACGAATATGCAGGGGCCATTAATGGGTGCATGGCTGACTTGTTCTGCCATTTACGCATTGGGCGCACAGATTCAAGCTGAAGGTGCGTTAGCATTTGATTTCGGTGGGCAAACGGTTAGCTTAAACGTTGATCGAACGCCAGCATTGGAAAGTGCTTTGGGCCGACTCGATGCAGAAATTGAAAGCGTTGTAAAACCTCTCAAGAAGTTGTTAGGCCGAGCCGGTGTTTTGAGTGGTGATGGTTCCGCTGGTGGTGGATTCATCGACAGCAGTAGAGCAATCGGTATTCTCGGAGTTTCGAACACACCAATGACCCGATTGCCGGGTTTGCCCGGTCGTGGATCAACTGGCGGATTCTTCCGCAATTTCTTCTAAAGTTAATTTAAATAAGAGTAACACTTGGCTTACTCTACTGGAGATAAACAATGACTTTTTCCCTCAATCGTGCGCAATCGGCTTTGGCCCACAACGTCAAATCTGAAGCCACTGAAGTAAGTATTCGTGAAGCGTATCAGGTTGATGATCGTTTCATGCGTATTATCGCAACCGCTTCCGTTGCTGCAAGCAAAGATCAAGTGTTTGCCGGTATCAAAAAGCAATTCGCAAATATCACTCCGATTACCGGTTCGTTTGTTTCGCTCGCCAGCGATGCACGTACCCACATTTTCGAAGGCATCGTCGGCGTTGTTGCTGAGCGCGTTGTCCTGAGTGATGCGAATCGCGGCAATTACAAAGCCGTTGCTGCAAATATGTTCATGGACGACACCGAATGCCTGTGGGCACTGCGCAAAACTGCGACCGGTGAAGTTCTGGTTAAATCGGCTGTTGCCGACGATCATCTGGTAATGCAGCAATTGCTGGCCTGTGCTTCGGTTGACCATAACGATTTCGTAAATGCGAACGTCGGCGCCGATACCGCACAAGCTCGCGCAACCGTAACCGGTGGCGATTTGATTACTTACATTTCGCAGCAGTCTTGCGATTTGAACGTGGCAATCGCTGTTGCTTCTATCGACAACGAAGACGGTAGCCCAACTACTGATATTCAAGTCGTTCGTCAAAATGGTCAGCAAGAAACCGTGCATCGCGACATGATTGTAATTGCCGCCGCCGACCACGAAATCGTTGATGATCCAGAAGACGAAATCGCAACGGCTGCAACTCCGAACATCGAACAAATCAGCGCCTACTACGCTCGTGTTTTTGCACGTCGTCCGGCCTACTACGAAAAATTCATGGAGCGTGTACGCGCCCACGTTTTCTTCTAAGTAATTGCTACAAACAGAAGGGGGCCACGTGCCCCCTTTTGCCGATTTAAGCCGGGGGAAATATGAAAAAGAATAGTGGGGATTCCATTCGCCGTGTTAGTGGCGGCAGTGGTGGTGACATTGATGAACGCGGGAAATTCCGTAACAAGGATGCTGACGACGGCGGCGGTCGCGGCTCTTCTATTCTGAAAACGAAAAAGAAGAAAAAGAAAGTCGAACGTGAAGTCGTTATTATCGAAGACAACACGTACAAGAAAGGCAGTGAACTCAAAAAGAAAAAGCGTAAGACCCCGGTAACAATCGAAGGTACGGTCGAACGTATCAAAGAAAAGAAAAAAGCGGTGAAAACCGAACTGGCGACAATCCCTAAAGTCGCTGGTGTTGCTGCACTGAAGAAAAAAGCGAAAGGCAAACAACAAGTAATTGATGCCGTCGAGGTATTCGTTGAATTGCCTCCGGTTGTTGATGAATTCGATGCCGAGTCGCGCCGCATTTTTGAAAATCTGATTCACCTTGCTGGTCGTTTCGAAGAGCAGATGGAAGATCGGATTTATAACAAAGACGTTTACGCACTAAACGTTATTTATTCGCAGATTCGCGAAGTGATTGCCGACCTGCGGGCCACACGGGATATCAGCGCACAAATTGCTGAATTGGAAAGCATCGTATTGCGGCCATACCAAATGGTTGTGGCGCAGTCGCTAACCGACCTGTATTTCCACATTGACGGTGCCGTGTCGAAATTCGTAAAGGATTCTGATATGCGTCTTGAGATTCAGAAGAAGTTGAAAAATACTTTGTCTGAATGCGCCGATAACCTTCAGGCTGAATACGGCTTGGCAATTGATCGCGCACGGAAGGTTCTGCTATGACCACACCGAAACGCATCAAACCTTTCAAAGCAAAAAGCGTTACGAAAAAACCGGCTGTTGTTGCCAAGGTTCGTCGCACGTCTGTGCAGGTTTATGGCGAGCGTTGGGATTGGATGGCAGTTCGTGAGAAAGTTTTAGCGCGTGATAATTACACGTGCCGCAAATGCCCTTGCAAAACCAATCTGCAAGTCGATCATATTCGACCAGCAGCACGTGGTGGGCAAACAACCATGAGTAACCTTTGGACTCTGTGCGCCGATTGTCATGCAAAACGACCGGGGCATGGTGCCGCTAAACATTTGATCTTGGCGAAAAAGAAATGATGAAAATGCCATCCGATATTAGCGAAGACTTTCAAGGTTCATGGGATGCGTTTTTAGAGCTGCCCCGTACAAGCAAACTTGAACCGCTTGTGTTGGGTGAATGTTTCCGCATTCTTTTGCAGCAAGCTGGTATCAAAATCAAAACAACGAAATTGTTAGCGGACTTTTTTACTGTAAATACCCGGTACAAGTCCTTTTCAAAACAGGTGCATTCGAAGTTTCTTTTGTATCACCTTTTACCCGTGCAGCACCAATACGAATTCGTGATGAAAGCCGATGAATTGGTTAACGTCGTAAACGGATTCACCATTCGCGGAACAGTCAAACTGAAGCCGCAAAGATTCGAACTTGATTACCTTCTGCGCCGTTTGGTTGAACTGAAAGTATTCAAGTCATTGCCCGAGGAACTACAGCTTTCGTCGCGTGTGAAACTGCACGCGGGTGAAAAGAAAACGGTTTATGCTGATCGTTTTCCTCCACGTGCCGATAAGGTGCGCGAGTCAATGGAAGTAGTCGTGATTTTAAACTCGGACATGCGAGTCAGTATTGCGCGGTTGAAAAACGATTTCCTCGTGTTGAAATACGAGCTTTATTTTGACAACACAATTCCCATGTACCCAAACTTGGATAAACAGCTTTTTGCCGTTTGGCGTAGAGCTTCAATCGGAGATTTTCGATGACAGTACAAAGCGCATTGAATGGGTTGAATTCCATTCTGGCGGTTATCAATAAGGGTGATGCCGATCCGGCCACAAAGCTGAAGGCAATCAGTGACCTTGCTGAAGTCGCCCGCAACGATATTCAGGATTTGGCCGATCAAGAATATTCGTCTTATTTGCCTGCACGGGCGCAGCCGACCTTCGACATGAAGAAAGCGGTTGATGATTTGTACGAGCCACTTTCCAAACAGATTTATTTCAATCTGTACGATTACTATCACCGCACGACTTTTCTGGATGAACCCGATCCGTTTATTCGTGTAGCCCTTTGCAAAGCACTGATGCGCTGTGCTGTTGACCAGAAACAAGAACCCAACCCACTGTGGCCTGCAATTATTCAGTGTGACGGGGAACTCGACGAGGTTTCAGAATGAATCGACAAATTGTGTGGCGTGAAAATCCGATTACCGAGGCGATCAAACTTCACGCTGCTTACGAAGAAGAGTATCGCGACGAACTGGCAATTGCCCGTGCAAACGGCGACGATGACGACGAAGACGGCGAGAACGAAGAGTCGGAATTTATCCGTTCGATTCGTCCAATCAATTTGGAGCCTGATCGCAATTCGGAATACGAAGGTTTCTTCTACCCGAGTGATCGTCAATTCCTCGTTGCGATTCTGGAATCCCTCAGTGACGTAACGTCGAATATCAACTTGTTTTTCCGTTTCATGCGTCTGTGTATGGCCGATTCGAATTACATTTCGGGCATGGACGAAGAAGCTGCAAAATCCCGCGTAGAGCGTTTGTTCTATGACGTGATGCAGCGTAAGCGCGACGAAGCATCCGTGAAATCTTCGGTTGTTGGTTTCCTCCGCGCAATTCGTATGTCGCAAACCGCTTTCCACAACGTCTATCGTTCGCAGCGTTATAACGACGGTATTGATATTGTGCTGAATGGCACCGGTACTGATAAACGCGCTGAGCATGTACCCGCGCCGTATTTCGGTTCCGACGATACCAACATGGGCCAAGGTGATTTGCTGGCGAACAATGGTTCCAACCATTATTTCGTTGAACAGCATCGTCGCGGTCGCTGGCAGTCGCCGTTCGGTCAAAACATTCTGGCCGCTGCAAAAGAAATCACGCAATTCCTGTTCGGTTCCACTGCAATTTCTGAGCGCGTTATTCACCGTGGTCTGTCGGTAAATACCAAGTTCACCGATATCGAACAAATCTGGACTAAGCACACCGGTTTCCCGCTGCCGAAATCCATCATCACCGACATGGACGTGACCAATCACCTTGCAGAACAATTCCTGCAAATTGAAGTCATGAAAATGCCATCGGAACAGGCTATCGAAGCTGCTGCCGATGTACGCCGCCAAGCGCGTATGGGTGAAAGCTCTGCAAACAATTCGATGGTCGAAACCACGCTTAACGGCGGCAATGCAAAACTCGCCCCTGAAGCTGAAATTCTCAACCTCGTTATGCGGACTTCGATTCGCTTTACTCTGGAATCTGACATTGCGCATTTCGTCAGCCAGACCGAAGCCAACGAACGCCCGAACCTGAGCCGCACCAACGCATGGTTCTCGGTTTATATCGGTCAAGTAATCCGTGCGAAAGTTGCGCAAACGCGTAAAGGCGTTCCGTCGTACAGCAACGAACGTGCAATCAAAATGGTTAACATCCCTCGTTATTCGATGGGTGCGACCACGCTGAAAAAGATTTCGGATATTCGTACACAGCACGGTTTCGTTGTAGAGAAAACCAAAGGCAACGCGGAAAACATGTACATTCGTCCGAACGGGACAATGGCAACGCGTCCTGATATCGAAGCTTTTAAAGCATCGACGCTGGCCGAAGACTACGAAAAAGTTTCCGAAGAAATTCTGGAAATTCTCAACCGCAACGATATTCCAATTGCCGGTTTCTATGCCAACCCGCGTGCCGACGCATGGCCGCACATCGACATGCACGACGTTGAACGTCTGAATGAATTGATGGTGGAACTGAAAGGTTTCGACGGTTGCATTATCGGTTACGATTGGGACTTCGGTATCACCATGACCGCTGGCGACATGCCCGGTTCTGCAACTACCCGTGTTGACGTTGGTTCGGTAATTCCTGATTCGCTTTCTATCGCGGATTATCTCGGTTACAACCTTTCGAAAGAAGGTGAAAAACCGATGGTGCGGAATTTCGCCTCGACAATGTGGGTGCTGACCAAATACCAGAACATCGGTGAAATCGCCTACAAATCCGAACGCGCTTATGGCTCGAAAACTTCCGCAGCGACATTTGCAAACAGCGACATTGTTACCGATATCGTTGACCTGTATTTGAAACTGGCTTACGCGGATAACAAAGCGCCGAAGCTGGACGCCATCGCGAAGAACGCAATTCGTGCGCTGGGTTACGAAAAACTTCCGACTGAAAAAGGTCACGATTACTCGACGACTTATTTCGAGTATTTCAACGAAGACGGTTCGTTCAAACCTTCGCAAGTGAGCATGACCAAACGCGCTATTTCGTCGATCCTCGGTTCGGCAATGGTGCAGGCTTCCGGTGAACAAGGTTCGCAATTGTGGACTGATACGTTCAACGACATGCGTACCGACGATTACAGTCCGAAGAGTTTTGAAATTCAGGAAGAGCTTGCCTCGCATCCGAATTACTTCAACGCTTCGACTTCGACCACTGCCGATTTTGCAAAGCTGTACAATTATTTCGGTGGTCAAGTATTCAAACAAATTCTGGACGCGATTAACGCGATTCCGACTGCTGACTACTTCAACGAACGCGGCGGCCGTCTGCAAATTGCAGTGGGTCAAAACCCGAACAATCCAGATGCCGAATACAAGCTTGATATTCCGAAGCTGAATAACCGTCGCATCATGCACGACGTTCTGCCGTTCACTACCATGCTCGGCAAATACGCACCAAATCAGGAAACGATTTTCGCAGAAGCAGACGAACAAGTTGAATCCATTCGTCCTGATGATTCGTTTTCTTCCGAGGACATTAAAGTTCCCGGTATGGTGACTGACTCACCGCGTGCAGTGTTCCCGCACCAAGCGTCTGTGCAATCGTATCTGCGTAAAAAAGTTCCGCCTTCTTTCGCAATTCTCGCACTTGATCCGGGTGGTGGTAAAACCGGCCAAGGCGTAATTGACATGACCTGTATGGTCAAAGATATGCTGGACGTTGGCACCGTTGTTAAACCGTTGGTGATTTGCCCGAACGGGTTGATTAACCAGTGGTGCGAAGATATGAAATATTTCGTTGGCGAAAACTGGAACGCATTCCCGTTGTCCGCTGCCGTGATGAAACGTTGGGGTGAAAAACGTTTGCTGGAAGTGGCAACTGCTGCGCCGCCGAACACAATTTTCATCGCTTCCATGACGTTCATTCAGGGCCGTAACAAACGCGTGTGTATCGGTAATGCACAAGTGAATTTCTCGGCTAACTTGGAATTCATTCGTCGTCTCGGTTGCAATTACATCGCAATCGACGAATCGCACAACCTGAAATCGTTTAACTCTGCGCGTCACCGTGCAACGAAAATCCTGACCACTTCGACGATGGTTAAATGGCTGCGTATCCTCACCGGTACAATCATGCCTGACCGTGCAAAAGATATCGAAGGTCAAATCGCTCTGAAAACTCCGCACGTTTTCCGTGCTGGTGAAATTGCGAACATTCGTTCCGATGCAGAAGCTTCTGGTTCCGATGTAAAAATCGGTGATCGCACCGTTGCAACCTATACTCCGCTTAACGGCAAACGCGCAGTGGATAAGCTTTCCCACTACACCGCGTTCATCGTGAAAAAGCGTAAAGAATGGGCGTTCATGCTGCCTGCACCAATCGAAACTTTCCACGCAATCGCGCTGGTGGATTCGCAAGGTAACGACGGCACTTCGGCTGAAGAAATCGAGCAGCAAAAACTGCACGAACAGTTGTACAAATTGGTACTGGATAAAACGCTGAAAGATTTGCAGCCGTTGTTGGCGCAGAAAAAGAAAGCGGAAGATGCAGCCGACCACGAGTATGACGAAGAAGGTGGCAGCGAAGGCGAACACGGCGGTCAAGAAGAAAGCGAAGGTGGCGGTGGCGTTGGTCTTATCGACAACGATGCTGACTTTGCTGGCGAGAAAATCAAACAGGCACTTTGGGAAAAGAACCTTGCACGTTTTGAACGTCTGATTATCGCCCCGCAATACGACGAAGCCTACGAACAAGTTTTCGGCAAGGGCGCGCAGTTTAAATCGCGTAAAGCGAAATACATTGCCAACCTTGTACACCTGCACTTCAACACTCCAGCATGGCGACGCGGCCAGCAGTACACCGAATATGATTTGGTTTCTGTTGGAAAAGATTTGTACGTCGCGAAGAAATACCATTCCAGTGCGGAACACATGGCCCTGCCGCGTGACCAACTGAGTATTTCCCCGGATGAAAACCCGGACTACTGGAAAAAGGAACCACGTGGCAAGCTGATTATTATCACTCGCTACAATCACAGTGCCTCGGCAATTTACGATGCGCTGCCAGAAAACTACAAGCAAAAAGCCGTGAAATTCACGGGTGATGAACCGGATAAAGTCAAATCATTCAACGACTTTAAAACCGACGACCGTGTACAGATTCTGATTGCTAACGAACAGGGTATGTCCGAAGGGCACAACCTGCAAATGGCAAGCCGGATTATCCGTGCCGAATCGCCGTGGGGGCCGGGTGCGCTTAACCAAACGAACGCCCGTATTTTCCGTCCTGATCCAAAGGGCGCGATTGCTGCCGCCAATGGCGAAGGCGAAATGACTCGGGATGTTATTTATCTCGATTGGGTACTGGCGAACAACACAATGGAAGTGCCTAAACAGGCGCGTGTAATTTCCAAAACTTTCGGGATCGCTCGTTTCACTGAAGCCGATAACCCGCGCTACAAAGAAATGCTGACACGTCGTAAAGTTCCGACAGAGCGTGAAAACGCTGCGCTGTCTCTCGGTATCGACATGCTGAAAAACATTAAAGGTTTGGATGACGAACCGTTTAAAGGCATGCGCGAATCGTATGAAGAACTCAACGATATTGAAAACAAAGAGTTTCGCGATATGCGCAACGAACAGACAGCAGAATTGCTGCCTATCGAAGCGGCTCCAAACGTAGCAGGCGCGAAGACGATGGAAGTTCGCCCGTTCGTTCCGAACATGCCGATTTCCGATCCAAACAAATGGAAACTTACCAACATTGAAATCCTGTTGCGCGATGAAGAAGTCGCCAACAACTTTGTGGAACGTCTGTCGAAAAAACCAGTTGTTACCGAATGGGGCACTGGCCGTATCGTAGGCTTCAACAAGAAGGATGGCGGTAAGCGTTTGTCGTCGCTGATTGTGAACTTGAAAAATCCACCGGCTGGCATGTCCTCCCGTGTGACGATTCAGGCGAACATGTGCTACATCGCGTTGGAAAACATTACGCCGGATCAAGAATCGAAATATTTCGATGTTTCGACTGCTGGTACGGAAACCGAAGAGAAGCGCCAAGAAGCACGCGATAAGCGTTTGGAAAAACAGCAGAAGGCGCAAGAAGAGCAGGAAGAAAAAGAACGTCGTATTCGCGAGCGCCAGCAAAAAGAAACCATCGGCATTATCAAGAAGGAACAGGCCGACGGCGAGAAGCGCAAGGAAAACGAAATCAAAGGCAAACCGCTTAACGATGGCATTTACAAAGTCAAAGACGGTATTATCAAAATCGCCCCGACCGGTAAAAAGGTTGTTGTTACGGACGAAGCTGAACCGGATATTGGCCGCATCGTTCCAGCAAATGCCGACCTCGACGTTTGGCTGTCGCCTGCTTATTACCACGGCTTCGCCACACTGGAAGCGGAATTCGACGAAAGCGATGTGAACCTGAAAAACTTGGGTTTCACTTGGACTCCAAGTTACGCGTTCGTTACCGTTTCCAACAAGAAAAAGTTCCATGCAATTTACGAGTATCTTGATGCAAACTTCGACCTTCCTGACAAGACGGTTGATTTGATTCAAGAAGTCAACGCGGCATTCCAGCCGGGTATGAAAAATACTCACAAATTGTGGTATGACTTGGAACTGGCGCCAGTCTCCGAACTGCCTGCATTCTTCAGCGTAGGTAAACGCATCACCAGCAACCGTCGTGCGGTTCGTGTCTTCCCGATTTTCATGGAAGACCACGTAATGCTGTGTATCGACATTCGCACTAACCCTGCGATTGTTAAACACATTGGCAAAACCGTTACCGGCGCTGGCGTGAAGTGGCAGCGTAGCGAAGGACAGTGGTTGTACTTCGGTAAAAACAAAACCGACCTTAAAGACATGATTTCGAAAGTCGGCAAGGCTGGTTACAACGTAGTGAACAAAGCTGCGGCCCTGAAAGAATTGGCCGAACTGAAGTTCCGCTACAAGAAAACCAAATAAGATTATGGGCCACGGACGGCCCTTTTCTTTTGGAGAATTAAATGTGCCATCCGCGATATGAAGGTGACGACGGCCCGGCGCGTTATTGGGCGGGTATGCCAACTGGCCCTGAAGGTCAACCGGGAATTCCCGGCCCTGATTATATTCCTGCGCACCTTTTAAATGGTCGCACGCATCCGCTTGCAGGCCCACCCGGCCCCAACCATGTGTGGGATGATCGAACCGGGCATTGGATTTTGGAGAAAAGAAATGCAAACAAGTCAAATCGAACTGAGCGCCCAACAATTAGTCCTCGCCTTTCTTGGCTTTTACAAAGGGCCAATTGACGGGATTTGGAGCACCGATAGTATTCTCGCAATGAAAGCTTTCGAGCGCGATGATTCTTTCTGCCCCGGCGTTCCTACCAACGGTCTGCCGTTCCACGTGACTGCCAAACTTCCGAAAGGAATGTATTGGGATAAAAAACTGGTTAACCATCGCAAACTTTCCCCTGAGAAAGCGGCTGAATTGCTGCGCACTCAAGTGAAAGCAAAAGCACCGGCACCTGTCGTGGCCCCGCAACAAAATCAAAACCCTGCGAAACAAAATGTGCAGCAGTCTCAAGTGAAATCGCAGCCGGTTGAAGAACCGGGGGCAGACGACGATGCACAAGAGTGAAATTCATCTGCACTTTGCATATCTGAAATTGCGTGGGCATCATTACCATATCCTGACTACAAACTTTAAAGAGCTTGTACCGGGCCACGCATCTTCGGATTTCATGGGTTATTTCGGATTAGGTTCTGGCGAATTTGAAGGCGCACGGATTGACGGGCTAACCATGCCAATCACAACCGTTGACGTGCCTGATACCGAAGTCAGTCTTTTGATGTGGAAAGACAATCCGCGATTTATTGGATTTGTTGATGCACGTCCTGAGCATCCAGTGAAGGTGGTACTTTCTGGCGGCACAGAATCCGTTTACGAGTTGCCGATTAATTGGCAAGTCTATACACGGCTCGGCGTTCCCGCGTTGGCGACACAACACCTTGGCGCAATGCGTCGGGCGTGGATCGCTTACGAAACACCTGAAGAAAACTATGACCGTATGACCGATTTCATGCGCCTTGTGAATCTGTTCGGTTAATCAAACCCGCCTTTCCTCATTGGATTGGCGGGTTTTTTCGTTCTATGGAAAACTGTAAATACCACGGGAAGGTTTTCTATACCGGACACTACCCTATGAAGTTTGATTATGTGGAATTCACCCACAAGTATAGTAAGGCGGTAAAGCCTTATGACGTTGTGGGATTTGATAAAGTCGAATTGCCCAAACACGTGACGAAGAATGCACGTGGAAAAATCCTGTTTGTTTTGGATTCAATGCCCGGTGAGGCAATGCGTCGTAACAAGCTGTTTGATGGTGCGACCGGGGAACTGTTGCGCAATCTGATGTGGTGTGCTGAAGAATATTATCACGCACCAAATAAGCTGGATGATTATAACTGGATGGCCGTCAGTTATAACAGCATGAAAACAATGGGCGGTGCGCCTGCCTTCTTGGAAATTGCAGCAGCAGAATTCAAGAAGCGTTTGGAATACATTATCAGCGTTTACAAACCTGATACTGTGGTGACGTTTGGACAAGACCCAACGAAGGCATTGAACGGCGAATTCATTTCGCAACACACCGGCAAAAAGGGTGTGCAGTGGCAGCACTTCTACGGCGTTCCGATCAAAACCAAACTGGAATACAAAGGGAAAGTTCACAAGTTTAATCACGTCTCGACATTGAGTCTGCGTAGCTTGCAGAAGAATGACGAAACGATGGCGGCTGCTGGTTACGTGGCGCGCAACTTGACGACCTGTTTGAACGACGGCGAACTGATGTACAAAGTGCCGAAGCTCAAATACGATATCGTCATGGTCGATACGATTAAAAAGTTCGACAAAATGTACAAGGATATCGTTGAAGCGGAAATCGTTTCGATTGATACGGAAACCCGGAACCTGAACCGTCGTAAAAACCACACGGTAACTTGGCAGTTCGCAACGGAAACCGGACGGGCATACATTCTGCCGTTCCTGCATAAAGATTCGCCGTGGCTCCCGAAAGAACTCAAATACATCAAGAAGAAACTTCGCGATTATTTCGAGTGGGAATCGAAGAACAAATACAACCTCTATGCCAACGCAGCGTTCGACCTGATTGGTGCGCGTCGTGACTTGGGCGTGCGGTTCTTCAAAGCGAATCTGTGGTGTGTTATCTCTGCGGAATTCGGCAAGGATGAAAACCACAAAGCAATCCAGACAGTAACCGGGCGTAACTATTATTCCCTGTTGAATATCTGTATGCAGTACGGCTGTCGTGCATATTACGAATCCGACTTCGGTAAAGAAAACCGGGCGTTCATTGCGGACGAAGATTTGGAAGGGCCAGTGTTAACGTACATGGCGCTCGACGTAATCACGCTGCTGCACATTCAAAAGCTGCAATTAAAACTCGGTAAGACAATCGGCTTTAAGAAATATGAGTCGCTGGTTTCCGAGCAGCTTAGCGATCAGATTCACACGCTGAGCAACCTTGAATTTAACGGTTCGTATCTCGACATTGACTGGCTGTTCAAACTCAAGTCGAAAGATTCGAAAATTGTTCAAGAGAAAAACCGCGTTACGAAACTGCTGTACGAATCCGAAGGCGTCAGAAAGGCAAACAAACTTCTGGCGAAACAGAACGGCGCTCCAAGCATGGGAATGTTTGGCCGGTCGAACCTGAAGATTTTCAAGATCAACAAGTCCGACCACAAACAGCTTCTGTTCTTCAAAGTCCTCGGCCTGAAACCTATCCTGTTAAACAAGAAAGGCGAAGGCAAGATCGACAAAGATTTCCAGAAGAAGTATGCAGATGTTCCCGAGATTAAGTTGTTCTCGGAACTGTCGAAAATTGAGAAACTTTACAACTCGTATGTGAAGAGCTTTATTCTCAAGTGGGGCGAAGATGATGACTTCCGTTCCGACCGTTGCATGCGTCCGCGCTTCGGTTATCTCGACGTGGTGACAGGCCGTACTTCGGCACGTGACCCAACACTGCAAACAATCCCGTCACGTTCGGCAATGGGTAAACTGATTAAGCGTTTGTTTATTACGCCGAAAGGTCGAATATTTATTAAGGTGGACTACGCGGCACACGAAGTTCGCGGCTGGTCGCTTATCTCTGGTGACAAAGAGGTGGCAGCAGTATTCCGTGAAGGTCTGGTTCTGCGTGAGAAGTTCAAGAAAACGCCGACGATTGAATTGGCGCAAGATATTGAACTGAAAGGTGACGTACACAAAATTAACGCTGCGTACTTCTTCCGTATGGATATCGACAAGATCGACAAGCCAAAACGGAACAGCGTTAAGCAGGTAATTTTCGGACTGATTTACCAACAGGGTGAAAAGGGTACAGCGAAGTCGATTGACGCGACCGTGGAAATGGTTCGTGATTTGACTGCGAAATTCTTTAAACGTTTCCCGGTTGGTGCTGGCTGGTTTGATAAAGCCAAAGCTCACGCTCGTGAATTCCTGTACGTTGAATCGCCACTCGGTCGCCGCCGTAACCTGTGGGGTTTCCTGACTCCGCAATCGCACGAAGACGCGGGCAACATCATTTCGCGTAACGAGCGGCAATCTGTAAACTCACCGGTACAGGGCATGGGTTCCGACTTCATGATGACCGGCGCACGTTGCATTGAAAAACGTCGTTTCGAATACTACCAAAAGACCGGACATTACCCGGACTTTGTACAGGCCAACAGCGTACACGACTCCCTTGAATTCTCCTGTGCATTTGAAGACTTCTGGCTGGCCGTGGACATGATCGAAAAAGGTCTGACTTACGACGTAGCGAAAATCTCGAAAGAGCGTCACAATTTCACATTCGAAATCCCGTTGGAAATCGACTTTGACTTTGGTTTCTCGTTGGATCAGTGCGGCGGTTGGAACATGGCACTGACCGGTAAATATCCGATCAAAGAAAAAGACAGCCTCGACCTGTTGTTGCGTGAAGCGATTGAGGGGATGAATTCGGAACTCGGTTACGATTTGGATGTTAACGATACGCTGCGCGCACTGCACAGCAAATTCGACGAAGGCCCGTCGTGGGCAATCAAGCAACGTGCATTCCTGATTAAACAAGGCGTGGACGATCCAATCGCAATTCCGGGCAAGAAGAAAAAGATTGCGAAAGATAAAGACCCGATCAAACTAGCGAAGCCGCAGAAACGCCTGTCCAAAGGATAAGGGAAAAAGCATGGGCACATTAACCGAAATACCCGACGAAGCTTTTATGCAGGGCGTGCCGAGAATCGTCAATGTGGTTGTCGATATGCACGGGGGAATGAGTCCGCACGATCCGCTGATTGAGGATTTTGTCGGATTCATTCAAGGTTTTGTTCTTAACGTTCATCACGGCATTTCAAAAGTTTATGTGGACGATGCTTTCCTCGACACTTTGATAAAAAATATGGAAGCGGTTGCAGTTGTGGAATTCAAGGTAAACGTTTTGTGGAATTACAAAGTGTTGCTCGACGATACCGGGCAGCATCACCTTGAACTCACGCTGCACCCGTATAACCATGCCGAACTTGTAGGATACACAGTGCAATGAAATTAATCGAAGGTAACGAACTGGAATTCAGCGCGTCCGGCAAGGATATCGCAACGGGTTTCACAAAGATTAACGGCGTGACAACCTACACCAAATCCGACGATACGAAATTTGTTATCGCAGCGGTGAAAGGTGAAGGTAAAAAGATTGACGGCGTGTATCTCATTGGTACTTCCACCGATGCGCTGGCGTCTATGAAGATTTCCGGTGAAGTGAAAAAAGCCGGGACAATTCGTGTCGATGCCAACACGCTGACCGGCCTGTTGAAAGCACGAACTGAATGCAATTTCAAAACCGGTGGCGGTAAGATCGCATTCAAAGAAAAGAAGGGGAATTTCGAAGCGCATTTGGACGCTATGGAATTCGACGCTGACGATATCCGCATGCTGGAACATCAATTGACCGGGGACAAAACCCCGCCGATGGATAAAGCGATTGTCGAACGTTTGCTGGCTGCTGTGCGCCGTGTGAACATCACCGATTTCTATGCGAAAACCGAACTGCCGGTGATCTTTGATATCGGTGAAAAAATCATGCGTGTTTACTGCTACGATGAACACCATGTCGCACTGTACCGTACCAAAGTGAAAAACAAAACACCGATGCGTATGGCCCTGCCTGCAAAAGCGTTTACGGTGATCGACAAATTCATTGAAAGCGACGAAGTGGCGTTCTCGACAAGTGGCGGACGGTTCCGCGTATCGAGTCCAGAATTCACCGTGTCGATTCCAGAAACGCAGTTGGAAGAAGGTCATTACACAATGGCGCTTCAGTACAACAAAAGTCTGGATGATTTGAAACCGCGCACGACAATGAAATTCGATACGAAAGCAGTTGCTACCGTTTCGAACATGGCGGTTCTGACTGACGGTGAAACGCGGATGGCTATCGCAATCGCTGACGGCGTTGTGAATATGCACGTGCAGGGCAAAGGCGGTAAGGTATCGGATAAATTCAAAGCCGAAACAACCGGCAAGCCTCTACAGATTCGTGTAGACCCGCGCATTTTCATGGACTTGTTTAACAAGGCGAAAGACATGGAAATCAATATGAACTTCTACAAAATTCCGGCTGCAATGTCCACCTACCGGTTCATCACAAAAACGGACGATGGTACGCTGACATTGGTTGGCACTTATGATGAAGCGAAGTGATGTAAGTCCGATTTTCAGTCTCGCGGATACGTTCACACATACTGTTCGCAAAGTAGACACGTTTGAAGACTTGGGGGCCGCACATGACGGCCACCATATCGGTTTGTTTTTCCGCAAGTTGGTAAACACACCGATGCAGATTGATTACCAGAATCCGACGATCTTAAATCGGTTCTGCAAGATGTACAATTTCGTCAATGGTCGCGGTTCAATCTACGGCCATCTGTTCGTTGTAACAGATACGTCGAAAGTCAAACTGGCCGACCATCGTTTGATTGTGAAGTGCAACAAAAAGGAACTGTACGATTACGTCCAGCAGCCTTTAACGTCGGATAAGCAAAAACTGTTAATACTCAAGACAAGCACTGGTGCGATCTTGGCTATTAGCGGCAATGCGCCCTCTCCATATCTTGTGACGGAGCCGTCATGAAAACATTCACGCATTTATCGAACTGCATTTTCCTGCACCACTCATTGTCAGGAATCGAATTGATCTTTGACCATTCGCCGGTTGAATGGATCAACGTAAGCAACGACCGCCGCAACATGTACGCAGCCGCCATCGTGGATTTGCAGGACATGACGGAAGTTGAAAGCTGGTACGCGGACTACTGGCAAATGTTCCCGTTTGGTGAACCAAACTTTGACAATTTGTGCGACCTGAAAAAAGACATGGTTATGCAAATTGCTGCATCGTGTGAAGCCTTGGCCGAACACTACAACGCCCGCTTGCGTGATGTGAATGAGTAGTCGCGAAGAGATTAAAGCGCTGCGCCGGGTAATCAAGAAGAACAAGCGTTACATGCAGTTCCTTGAAATGTTCGAAAGAAACCCGGCCTATGCGATTAATTTTGACGCCTTCCATGAAGAGCTACAAATGCTCCACATGACTCGGCAAACTCGCGAATTACGCCGCAAGAAAAATTCAATGCGCCAGTTCCCCGAAAAGGTTCTGGATTCCATGCTGCAAGATCAGTCCACACGTTCACGCTGCACAGAGATTCGCGGCCAGTGTGTAAAGATCAGCAGTGCAATGGAAAAAACACTTAGCAATTTGCGTGACTATTTGCTTTCAGAATTCGGGCACCATCTGAAAGGCATTGGCGCGCAAGCTGAGCGAAAAGCGTTCATAGAAGCGATCATGAAACCGTTCTATGAATTCCTGCACCAAGTGCAAACACTCGACAAATCAGCGGCCCTGATTGTGGAAGACATTGACCAAGCCGGTTATATGTATACCAATCTGGTGAAGCTGGTCATTGTCTTAACCAAACCCGAACAGGTATCGTTATGAAAACGGCATTCGTGTATTCAACGGAAGATATGTCGGCTCTCAAGAACAATGCAGAAATTGCAGAGTTTTTCGAAGGGACGAAGCTGCAATACGACCAAAGCCATTTGGTGGTTCTTCAGGCGGGGCGCGCAAGCGATGACCTGACAGAATTCCATGAGCAGGTTGTGGAATACACGAATGCCAATGATTACGTCGAAGTCTATTTCATGGGCCTCGACATTCAGTTCATCCGTCGTGTGGTTTTCGAACTGATGGCGTTGGGTGCGGCTGTCGTGTTTCAACTCACACCATTTCAACGTGATTTTGTTTGGAGTCAAACCGCATGAAAGTAATCAACCTGCATATTCGCAGCACTGAATCCATCGAAGGCACCGGCATTGTCATGGCCGGTTATGGCCTGAATAAAATGCAGAGTGCGGATTCCGTAATCGTCCGCCATGCACAAGACGCATTCGAACATCTTGAGCGTCTCAGTCGCGATCCTGAATCGCTTTTGATTGTGACCACGCGTGTTCCTGTCGAAGTGTTCGAAGCCATTTACAAATACGTTTACGACGTGCGAAATATTCTCCTGATTTATCCTGAAAGTCAGGCGCGTGCAAATCCACCGCCCGCCCGAGCGTCTTCCTATTGGTACGACAAGGATAAAGGTTAATGGACGAAATTAAAGAAACTCCCGCTGACGGTATGTCGTGGAAACCTACGCCGTTTATTCCGATCATCGCGATTCAGGGCGATACGAATAAATACACAATGTTCAACAGCATGCAGCAGGTTCACACCGAAGGAAACTTCGATAAGAAATCGCATACGTTTTTGCTGCTGAATGAAATCCTGTATCACGGCAGTTGCGCTTACGTGATCGAATTCGTCGATTACACGTTTTTGAAAGACAGCCTGAAGCGCTATCTGCTTGCGCATCGGCCAAATGTTTGGCAGCGGATGTTCCCTGTTAACTGGGCGCCTCCGGTCATGTACGAATTCATTAAGTGGCTGGAAGAAATCGACTGCGCAGTTCAACTGGATATCAGCTATCGCGAATCCATCGACGCCGCAAATCGTGACGCGTTCTATCCACCGAATCCAAACCCGTATATTCCTGATTCAATTCAGGCGTGGCCGAGTGCATACAAAGACTACGATAAAAACGACGGCAGTTATAATGTAAATAGCGCGTATGGCGAAGCATTTAACCGGGAACCGCCTTTCAGGAAAAAATGGGAAAAATAATCGTATCGGATAAGTTCTATGTGCCGAGCATTGATCTTAGCGAGAAGCGGGTAAAGAAGGAATATTTCAAAAACTTCTTTTCGGACTTCGGCTGCAAGTCCTGTGACTTCCGCCCGAAACGTCCTGTGCCTGAGTGTAAGGGCTGTGAGAATTTCAACGGCTCTTACCAACTTGCTAACAAGCGTGTAATTGGTAATGTGGAATATATCGGTCTGCCGATGGGCGACCGAAACAACATCGAAGAAAAGATGAAAATCGACTTCGATGATTACACCGTTGTTGACAAGCGAACGCGTGTGCCGTTCGACTACAAGATTAAAATCAGTCTCGGTGAAGACCGCGATTGGTATTCATACCAGTTGAAAACCGTAGAGAAAATGAAAAAGGCCAAGTACGGCCTTTTCGTGCTTCCGCCGCGTTCTGGTAAATCTTTGACTGCACTGAAAATCGCAATTGAACTCGGCTACAAAGTTCTGTTGATCGCTGACCAGTATGACTTCCTGAATCAGTTCCTTGGGGACATTCGCGAAAGCACCAACCTGCCTGCACTTGAAAAGAAAACCGGGAAGAAACTATTCGGGTTTATCAAGACTGCAAAAGATTTGGAAGACATTCAAATCGGCATCATCACTTACCAGTCTTTCCTGAGTCCGAAAGGTCGGAAATTCTTGGCGAAAGTGAACAAGGTTTTCGGCACCGTAATTGTGGACGAAGTACAAGCCACCGGTGCGCCAGAATTCGCAGACGTAATGAACAGCATGAAAATGCGCGTGCGTATGGGTTGCACTGGTACGGAAACCCGCAAGGATGGGAAACACATTATCACCGCGCTTGTAATCGGTGAAGTGAAGTCGAAAATTAAACGCGGACAAATGGTCGCGAAATTGCTGGCTGTTGATACCGGCGTGAAATCGAAAGGTGCATTCAAAGGCAAGCCGGGATTTGTGTTCCTCGGCAAGATGCTCGCGAAGCACAAGAAACGAAATGACCTGATTATTGATTGGGTTATGAAAGATTTGGAAGCCGGACATTCCATCGTTATTCCGTGCCACTTCAAAGACCATATCGAAGAACTGGTAAAACGGATTAATGATCGTGTCGGTTATGAAGTTGCCGCAGCGTTTACCGGTGGCAGCAATCCGAAGAAAAACAAAGAACGTCGCGACTGGATTAAGCAACAAGCGGGCGTGCGTAAAATTCGCGTAGTTGTCGGGATTCGTCGTCTGTTGCAGCGCGGTATCAACATCAAACCGTGGTCGTGTCTTTACTACGTCATGCCGATGAATAACGAACCGAACTGGAAACAGGAAAGCTCGCGTATTCTTACACCCGATCCAGATAAACGTCAGCCAATTATTCGATTCTTTGTAGACACCAAAGCGAACGCGTCTTTGAAGTATTGTTCGAACACTTGGAATCAGGCCGTAGAATTCAATCACACGCCGACGCCAGTTGCATTGGAGCGGATGGGCAAGTGGCTGAAAAATGTAAAGCGGGACATAAGCTACGAAGAGCAGGACGCAGAAACGGAAACGAGTGCAGTTGCTCGCATTCCTACCGGTGGATTGTTTGGCGGTATTGCGGCTTCGATTCACAACAAACGCAATGACGCAAAAGATGATCGTTACGCGAAAAAGAAAATGAGCTTTGAGAAAGGCAAACAGAAACGTATTGGAAAATAATCATGAAATGGTTACGCAAACTGTTGGGCATTCGCACACCTGAAGAAGACTGGCAAGCTGGCCGCGATTACGTGGATAGCGTTGTTGCAGAACATCGCGGCGACAGCAAACGCATGAATGAATTGTGGTATCAGTGCGACGGCGGTTTTGACAGTTCGTGCTTCGACCGTGGAATGCGTAACCGTCTCCATGAATTGTGTATTCCAGACCCGATGGACATGCCGTTATGAGCCATTTAATTCGCTGTGTTTTGATGGTCGATTGTGCGCGTGTATCGTTCCACACTTTCGACATGCCAGAACTGTGTGAGAAATTCTGCTATCGGCATGTGGGTTCTTACGAAGCGTTTAAGAAAGCCATTCGCAAAATGCTTCACGCTGATATAGCAAAAGACGTAGACACACCAAAGTTTGTCAACACGGGTTACGACGCTGAGACGTTCGCGGCCTTGCAGAAAATGTGCAGTGATTTACCGACTTATCATCACGCAGATATTTACGCGTTTTATAAGGCGATTGGCTGGAGCTACGTTCGGAAGAAATTCTGGAAAGAAAAAGAGGTGCCAGATGCAAACCAGTGAAAAGAAATGCACAGGTTGTGGCTGGTATGATTTCGGCTGCGTGTGTGACGATTCCGATAAACCGGCACCCGTCTTAAATCGAGCGCAGCGCCGAGCGTTGAAGCATCGTAAAAGGAATGCGCATGGAACAGTTTGAAACGACTATGAAGGTTTTTCTTTCCGGGCGTGAAGGCCCATTCGAAAGAAAGGTTTCCCACTACGAAAGAAATCCAGACGGCCCCGGTCTGCGTGCGATTCCTGCACTGTACGACGGCGAAGAAATCCGATGGACAATTACCGGCGAATGTTTGGTTATTAAACTGTTCGGAGTGACCGGGCGCTTTGTCACGGCGCTACGTTATGAATGGGATTTCCAGCAGGTAAAACGCATCGTCGAATATTCGGATGGTAAAACATACGAAAGCCATGTCGCCGGAATGCCCACTCAAGAAGAAATTCGAAAAGAAGCCGAGGATTACAATGCACTCGCCAGTATCTCCTTTGTTTGATCTTGGACACCCGATGGTTCCCGGTGAATACGTCACGCACGTGAACTATGAATTAATGGGAAGCGCCGACGAAAAAGCATCCGTCGAATACGAACGGGAAGTCATTTTTAATACCGGGCGCAAACTTTACAACCGTGCCTATTTCGCACCGGGCGTGGAAGCGAATGCAGAAAACGACGAAGAAGAATTCGTGCGTAAACGCCCACCGATTGGACATGACTGGAAAATCACTGAAGAAATGCTCCCGCCTAGAATCGGTCGCGGGTGTTCTATGCCGCCCGGTGGATTTTTCGATCAGGAAATGATTGACGAAGCGCACATACTTCCGCTGTTCATGCGCCCCGAACATGAAATCACAGCGTACATTGAAAACAGAGTGAAAACGCTTTCGCAGCAGATTATTGATATGCCCGATAATCCCTACGGTCGTATGCTTCTTGAGCAATTGACGAAGCAGGAAACACAAGAGTTTTTCTTGCCTAATATTCACCATCCTGTAACCGGTGAAGTCGTCACGTTAGAAAGCCTGACGCCCGCAGAGCTTGCGCTGCATTGTGAGCAGAGCAGGCAGCGTATATTCGGCACTTCAAATACTGTAAAGAAGTATCAAACCCACCCTTCCGAGAGTCCAGACCTTGAAAGAGTTAAAGACCATAAAGAAAACGGAACCGGTGACAAAGCTCAAGGGAACCAAGAAGAAAGTTGAACCGGTTGCCGGGATTAAAAAGCAGAAAAAGACATTTGCACCTGTCCTTCGCATCCCGGCACCACACTTGAAATTCCGTTTCGATTCGGAACGCGTAAAGACACTCAAAAATCAAGGCGTCGATGGTAGCGCTTTGCAAGTCATGCGCAGTCCGTTTCTGCTTGACGATGCACTGGTTTCTATTACGCCGTTTGTTCCGAAATGGTTGCCTGAAGATTACCACTTGCCGAAAACAAGTGTGAAAAGACAGATTGATACCTGTCACCGAATGCTGACGAATCCGTTGCACGGTTCTCCAATCATTGGCATCGGTTCAATGGCGACTGATGATCGCGCTAAATTCCTCGCCATGAGTTTTATGGATTCGGCAATTGAACAGCAGCGCAGCGGTTCTCACAAAGGCCGACTGCTGCCGGTTTGGCACCGAGTCATGGGCGGTTATCAGGATGATTTGCGTGACGAAAAAGTAAGACGAAATATCTCCATGTTAATCATTGCGAATGTCGGGCCAGATTCCACTCCGCAGAAGATTGAAAAGGTTCGTGACTTATTGGAGAAATACGACCACATTCCGCGCATCGTTGTAGTGAACGGGGCTGACCCGGTTTCCTTTTTCGCGGAAAAGATTCGAATGACTATGCAGTTTGCTTTGTTCCTAAACAGCAAGCGCAGCGATAAACAGGACTTAATGAGTATCCTATGAATATCACCCTCGACGATATCGAAGAAATTCAACGTGATGATCGCACGTTGAAACAATTGATCGTGACAATTGAAACGGGTTATAGCTGGCTCGCAGCCGAATGCAATTATGCAATGGGCGGGCATACCGGCGAAAACGAAGACGTTGATATTGACGACGAAGAAGAAGACGAAGAAACACGCGACATGAAATCCGTTAACCGAATTGCAAAAGGATTAATGGTCGTTGACCAGCCTTTGGCGGTTACGGATTACGATGGCGTCGATACGTCCTTTCCCGGTATCGAAGACGAATTCACAGGCGACGATGATTCAATTTCGTTTGATGGAGTTGAATCGAAAAAGAGTGAAGAAAAGGAAGATGAAATTCCAATCAAAACTCTTTACCGGATGATTAAGCAGGCTTCACACCCTGACAAGATCATGCGTTTCTCCGCCGAACAAAAGAAACAAATCCTCGAATGTTTCCATGAATCAACGGAACACATGGAAGACGAAAACATGGAAGCATTGGTTTTCTGTTTCGTTCGTGTATTCCTGATTCGCGGTGAACCGAAAAGGATTACCTATTGGTTGTGGAAATTCGTTAGCGAACGGCACAATCAAATCAAACACCACATGCGTTATCTGAATGCGCGTCCGTATATGCCTGCAATTAAAGCATGGAAACGCGGTGATAAAGAATTGGCAATCCGCTGCTTCAAATATTACCTGAGTACGATTCATCCTGACAATGATGATTCTGATTGCTTTGATGATTGAATAAACGCTACACCAAAGGGGGCCATTGCGGCCCCTTTTTTATTGCCTGAAAAAAGTCAAAAACCCCTTTGCGTAATTTAAATATAGTGGAATAGCAATTCTTTTAGGATTTGCTCTCACATATTCCCATATACCAACCATACAAGGGGTTCTTTTCATGGCATTTCCTAATACGAGTGCTGGCGTTTACGATCAGGATAACGACCTGAGCCAGCGCGGCGGTACGGTGATTAGCTCCATTGGTGCGATTGTTGTTGAATCGCAAATGGGCAGCACCGAAGAATGGACGCTTGTTACTGACAAGCAAGATTTGAAAACCAAATTCGGCATTAAAGATTTCGCAAAATTGGGTTACAGCATGCACTGTGCTGAACACTTTACTGCGGAATCGCGCCTGTATATCAAGCGTGCGGTTGACGTTAAAACTGCATTGACCGCTGGCGCCTATTTGTCCGTGGATGATAATGCGGCAATGGAACCGGTTCTGAAACTGGTGAATTTCGACGATGGTGATAATACCCCGAAAGGTGTTCTCGGAAATCCAATCAACGAAATCGGTTTCACTGTCGGCACTCCGGGCGTTGAAAACGTTCTGTTGTTTTTCTGTGCAACTTCGCCGGGTTCGTGGTCGGATAGCATTTCTATTCGCGTGCGCCCTTCGAACCAGCAAGGCACCGCTGTCGGGGAATTCAGTAACCCGAAACATTTCTACGTCGAAGTTTTCAAAGATTACAAAGGCAATGGCAGCGTACCGGTTGAATCGTACCTGTGCAGCCGCTCTGCTGAACTTGACGGCCAACAACAGCAAATGTTTGTCGAGTCCCGTATTAACGGAAACTCGAAATTCATTCGCGTTAAAAACAACGCACTTTGCCCACTGATTGATATCCGCACTTCGACGTTCGAAACTCTGGACGGCGGCGAAAACGGCAACCGTTGCTCTGATTCCGATATCATCGCTGCATGGGAAGGTATCGAAAACACCGACGATTTCGCAGTGCAAATTCTGATTAACGGTGGTTTCACTTCGCCGTATATTCAGCAGCGCATGATTTCCATCGCAGAAACTCGCGGCGATGCAATGGCGATTATCGACCTGCCTACGGAATTCGAAGAGGTTTCCAAAGCAACGAATTATCGTCGCAATGTGTTGAACGTTTCCAATTCCTACGGCGCGCTGTATGGCCCGTTTGTGGAAATCACCGACGACGTTTCCGGTCGCAAAATCATGTGTCCGCCGTCTGGTTTGGTTGCCGCAGCTTATGCGTACACCGACCGCGTAAAAGCCTACTACTGGGCACCGGCTGGTATTTCTCGTGGTCAGTTGAAAGTTACCAACCTGAGCCGGAAATACAATCTGCAAGAGCGTAATGCTCTACAACAATCGCAGATTAACTACATCCGCCGCATTCCAAAACGCGGTTTCGTTATTTTCGAACAACTCACGTTGCAGGCTTTCGAGTCTGGTTTCCAATACGTGAACGTGCGTCGTCTGGTTAACGGTGTGAAAACGCTGATTCGTAAAGCGTTTCTGCCGTCTGTTTTCAACCCGAACGATAAATACGAACGGGATCAATTGAAAGGCATCGTCGATGCTGAAGCAGCCAAAGTGAAACGCGGTCGCGGTATCAACGATTGGGAAACCATTTGCGATGAACGCAACAACACAACTGAAGTAATCGCGAATAACGATATGGCGATTGATTTCGTCATTGACCCTGAGATTCCGGCCAGCCGTGCTTCCCTGACTGCTGACATTCGCAATTTCGGTTCTTCCATGACCTTTACCGAGGCTTAATTAAAATGGCTGAGAAACAACTCGAAAGTATCCGTGATTCTTTGCTTGTCCTGTCGGACATTCAAAACATGGATGAAACGAATCCGATTACCACGCGCATTTCGAATAGCACCGTGCGCCGGGTTCAAACTGTGATTTGCGCATTGCGCGAACCATTTACCGAAATCCTGCCACTCAATGTGGTTTGGTTCGATTTCAATCCGCTGAGCGCTTATTACAAAGCAGCGCGCCGCCGTGTTTCGAAAGACCCGGATGTTGCAGCCGGTACTAACCACACGTGGGAAGTAATCGACACAATGCTGGAATTTAACGAGGATCAATTCTACGACGACGAAGACGCCGCGCTTCTGAATCAAGCGAATCCGATTCCGCCAGCATCGACAACCGTTCTCGGCATTGCGCGTTTGTCTGTTGCCCCTGCTGACGGTGCAAAACCGATTGCAGTTGGTGAAGGCGATCCGCGTTTGACCGACGACCGCGTTCCGACCGAACACACGCACGCAGAAAAACCTGCAAATCAGTTGAAAACCAAAAGCGCAATCGTGACCATCGGTGACAGCCCAACGCCAGTAATTGGCGCGACTCTGGTTGCTACCGGGAACGGCAACGCTGTATGGCGTCAACTGACTTCCACCGACATTCAGAAATAAGGAATCGTCATGACTTTGACCGAGTTTATCGACGAGAAAATTGCGATTGCTTTGAATTATCGCGGTCTGTCTCGCTTTAACCCGGTTGAGATTCTGATCGAGGGCAACGGAAAACAATTCGTTGTCCTCGTTTCACTTCTTGAACCGGATACCCTCACCGTTCCTTACAACGTGACTTGGATTAACGCGAATCCAGAACACGAAGATTACAAAGTTTTGATGCGTCGTGTTGATGCTGAAAAATACGACGATAAAGACTATCGCGGTTCGTGGTCGGTGCTTTCGTCTGTTGATGAAATCTTTGAAGAAGTTCAATACTTCAAAAAAGAATCCGATCCGATCTTGGGTGAAATTCAGAACTTTTTGCCGGGCCTCGCTTCGGTAAATCGTTACGGTGGTTTTGAAACATCGCATGATGCTGTAGCTGTTCCGGGTGATCGCATCGTTGTCGGCACTAACGACACGCGTATGGCGAATGCTCGTGATCCGCGTCCGCATACACACGCTGATATTCCGCGCACCATGATTTCCGCTGGCGATGGTTCTGATAAGTTTGTAAGCATTATCGGTTCCGATCCAAAAAACGGTGAATTGCTGTTTATTACCGGTGTGGATCAAGTCGGCAATTTCATCGCGGAATGGTTGCCACCGACTACCGAATTTGAATACGTCGGCCCGCTGCCTACCGGCCTCGCTGTTGTTGGCCCAACCGAACATGTACCGGGTGCATCGAATCACGTTCTGCGTGCCGATGTAACGATGGACGACGGAAGCAAATTCTTCAGCGTAAAAGCTGTATGGACTTTGCAGGATAATCTCGACCACGCAGAAATCGGCACGAATAACGGCGTGTTTAAAGCAGGTCTGGTTGCCGTTGACACTCCGGTAACTGTTCGCGCTACGTGGACACATCCTGATTCCGGCACCGTGATTTATCAGGATTATGTGATTACCATTATTGGTGATCCGACGTTGGTAATTCTGGATCATATCGAAATCCTCGGCCCGACTCAGTTCCTGAAATCGGAAACCGGCACGTACACTGTGCGCGCACATTTCACTGACGGCAGCACCAACATTGTTACGCCGAATGCTTTTGTTTCGAGCAACACAAATGCGGGTTCTTTCACCGCTGGCGTGCTGACTCCGAAATCGAATCAGGTTCGCGACGTTGCCACTAACCTGACTGCAACTTATGCAACAGGCGGCGTGACTCGCCAAGCCACAATCGCCGTAACGATTAAAGACCCGCTGGTTTATCCAAACAGCATTGCAATTACCGGCCCGGTTTCTGTAGATCAAGACGATTCTATCGACTTGAACGCAGCCGTTTCTTTCTCTGACGCAACCAACGGTGACGTGGCTGGCGTTTGGTCTGTAACTGCTAGCACCTACGCAACAATTGACCAAAACGGTCTGTTGACTGCCAAGCCGCTGACTGTTCCGGGTAGCAAAACCGTTGAAGTGAATGTTTCGTACACACAAAACGGCGTGACTGTTACTGCGAAGAAAACAATCGCAATTGCTGACACGAAAAACTGGCCTGTTTCTGCTGCAATTTCCGGCGTTAGTTCGCTCGCTCCTTTGGGCAAAGCGATTTTCGTTTACACCGTGACTTATGCTGACGGTTCGGACGTTGTTAAAGCTCCGACTACTTGGAGCACTTCGGATGTGACGAAAGCCACAATCGACGCCGCTGGTGAAGCTACCGGTGTTGCAAATGGCAACGTAAGTATCCGCGCAAACTACACCGAAGACGGCATCGTGTTGAACGCAACAAAAGCGATTGTTATCGAAACCGTTTCTGTTGCAATTCCGCCGCTGCGTTACGGCGTTGCGATGTTCTCCAACATCCAGTTCACCGGCGGCCCAATTGCTGGCGAAATTACTCAGGAAGAACGCGATTATGGTGTGACCGAAGAAACTTCGGCTAGCGGTCGCCAGTACACCCACTGGACAGGTTTCACCGATTTCGTTGCTGATGTAATGACCAACACGTTGGACGTTGCAATGGACGGTATCGCGAAAAACTTCTCCACAACAATTTCCGTGGACGATTATGTTTACGTGATGTGGGATGCTCGCGCTGGTGATACTTTCATCGTCGATTTGGCGAACTCTTTCAACGTTACTTTCGACGGTATTAATTACCGCAACGATGTAATTGGTAACGAAGAAGGTCTGCCGGGTTACGATGCAAACTTGCCGAAAACTCTGACCGTGCAATTCGACGACGGAACCGGTGTGCGTCCGTGGATTGTTGTTCGCAGTGAGGCAACTACGTTGCCGGAATTCTCGCCGCGTACCGATAACTACTCCATTAAATACGTGTAACGGAAAAAGTAAGCTAGCCATCTTCGGGTGGCTGGCTTTTTTCAGTTGCAGACTTCGGAGAGATAATAATTCATGGCCGATACTAGCTTAGAGGAACTGTGGCCGGTTCAAATAGATATCATCGGCCCCACCGTTCCTGTTGCAGAAAGATCAACTTTTCAAATGCGCGCAATCGTGACATTTGAAGACAATTCACAACACGAAGTATTAGCCACATGGTCGGCAATTGCCTCGCCCTTTGGCAGCATTTCAGCAGATGGTTTATTCACAGGCGGCACCGTTCCAACGGGCACGCGTTCTGTGCAAGTTTCTTGCCTGTATTACCATGCAGGTTCCGACTCGACGCTGACCAGCACAACGATTGTGACTGTTCGCGATATCGACACACCGCCCACGCTGGTTTCTATTGTCATTAACGGCAAAGGTGAAGTCGAGAAAAACACAGTTGAAACTTACGTCGTCACCGCTCGTTACGATGATAGTTCTACTGTGGAAATTGTGCCCACAACTTTTACATCAAGTCGGCCAAGTATTGCCACAATCGACACAACCGGCATTGCCCATTTCCAAAAGATTCGCGGCAGTGCGTTAGTGCGATTCACCGCGACTTACATTGTCGCCGGAATTACGCGCACAGCAATTCTTGATGTTCTCGTTGTTGACTCCGCAATTTACCCGGTCAAAGGTTTTATTTTTGGCCCTTCCATTATCACTGAATTAGGCCGAGCCAACTTTGGTTTCGAAGTTCTGTTCGACAATGGGAAAAATCAGCAAGTAATTGCAACATGGATGCACACGAATCCGAAAGCCGGGGAAATTTCCTGCGACGGAACCTTTTGTGCAAACGCAGTTAACGGCGTAGAAAATACGACCATTATTGCGTCTTACGATTTCGAAGGTACTGTGACCAGTGCGTCAATTGAATTGAGCGTGTTGGATATTACAGTGCGTCCTGAGTATCTGTCGATTGACGGCCCTGCTCGTGTGCGTGAAGGTTTGGTCGTGCAGTATTACACGACTGTGCATTTTACAGACGGTACGAAAAAAGCAGTGCAATCCCGAATCCACACGAACACAATCGCCGGTTCAATTGATGACGGGAATCAGCTCTACGCAGCACCGAAAGTCGAGGCTGAAACTTCGGTCAACCTCATGGCAGTTTACGAGGATTTGCAAGTAACGCGAAATATCGAAGTAGTTCCTGCACTCTCCTTGCCTGCTAGTTGCTACATTGAACTGCGCAGTCCGATGCACGTCGGTGAATATCAGCTTCTCAAATTCCACGTGGTTTACGAGGATGGCGCTGACATTGTGTTGCCTGCGAAATGGGAAATTTCCAATGAGTATATTGCGAACATTTCCAACAACGGCGTTCTGCATGCTGTGCAAGTTGTTGAAACGGCAGAATTGGTAATCCGTGCTTCGACCAGCATTAGCGGCGTAGACCTGATGACCGAATTGCCTGTAACCCTGATTGACAATAAAACTTTCCCGCTCTCGATTCGCATTGAAGGGCCAGAATCTATTCGTGCAAATACCGCAAACGCTTATGTCGCTGTTGCAACATTCAGTGATGGAAGTGAACGTGTTGTTTCGCCATTGTGGTTCTGCTCTGATGAATTGGCAAGCGTGAGTTTTGGTAGCGTGAATGCAAACGTACCGGGCACTTATAACGTGAGTGTTTCCTATACGCTGCAACACGAAACCGTCACCACAACGAAAGAGATTATCGCGTTATGATTATCGCCCTCGCCGCAGTACAGGCAGACTTCAAGCAATTTGAATGGATGTCAAATAAAGGGCCGATGTTTGAACTGAAACTCGACGCTGATTTGCCGCTCAAAGTTGAGACGGACGATTTGATCGGTTTGCGGAAAGCTACACGAGGGCCAACCGCTGGTGCGTATCAAGTGGTATTGGCGAAATATCCTCAGAAGATTTTCCGCTCAATCAAGCAAGAAAAAATCGACGAGTTTATCAAGCATTTGAAACCCTACCAAGGGATTCCCGAAAAGCCCGCGAAGACCGGCCAGCGTCAAGGCCAGTTGCGAAAGCAGCATTTGGAAACTGGTGACAAACAAACCGCACAATATTTCGTGGCACGCGGTACGATTAACGAAGCTGTATCGTATGACCGAGCGAATTACCAATGGCGGAAAATGGTTCGCACCGTAAACGTGGTAACAAAACATCACGGCACTACGCGTTCCAGTCTGCACGACGGTGATGTGGTCGGCCTTCGCTATATGCGCAAGTCTCACGGTGGTTACGTGATTATGCAGAATGGCGAACGCGTAAACATTGACCACGATGTATACGAAAAGATTACGCTTAATTCTGACATTCTTCCGAGCGCACAACAGCAACGCGGCCTCGTGGATTTGAAAGACCTGATTGCGACTTTGCCTAAGCGTGCGCGCCGTCCGCAGATTCGCATTCCGAAAGAAATTAAACCGGGCCGCGTAAAGATTCCAATGGTCAAGGAATCGCAACACGATCCCGACAAATTTGTAGACCGAACAAAGCCACTTGTTTCGGATTTCCACTACAAAGATTTGGAAGAGGAAATGGATTTCGACGAGGAAGAAGAAGATAATCTGCTTAATCCTCCTGACGAATTTGAAATGGAAGATTTGGATACTGTAAATACCCAAGGTAAACCGGCAATTACACCACTGGAAGACGAAGACGAATTTGATGAAGAAGATGATCCAGAAATGGACTTCCATCAAGATCATGATATCGACGAAGAGACGGGCGAAGAACTTCCCGAACCTGATGCCATTCTCGCTGAAGAAGGCGTGGTACTGGCTTCGAAAGACGGTACGGAATGGACAGTTGTTTCCATTGAGCCGACCGGCATGACGGATGTTCTCGTTATGTTTAACGCCGATAAAAAATCTCTGCGTCATTACAAAGTGCCTGCCGGTGAAGACTTGCGGTCTATGAAATCTGTAACCTACGTCAAGACCATTAAAGGTAAGGCGCTCGACAAAGTTATGGAACAAGCCGCTGACCTCGACTTGACTGCTGGAAAACGTCTATGAAATTCACGCTTGAACAGAAGCGAGCAATGCGCCGTGACCCGTTAAAGTTTGCGAAGTCATTAACGCTCGCTCAGTTGAATGCTGTGTTGCAGGAACTCGACGACCGCTACCGTGCAAATGCGGAAGTTATTGGTGATGAAACCTACGATATCATGGACGATTATCGTTGGTCGATTTCCAAGAAAAAGAAGACTGAAAAGAATGTCGGTGGTGTGAAAAACGCCGACATTACTCTGGAAGTGCCGATGGCGAGTCTGGATAAATTCCGGGTTCTGTCACCGGCTCGCCAGATTGCTTTTATGAAAGCTACGTCGTATGTATTGTCGGATAAAGAAGACGGTATTTCCCTGTCGATTACCTATGACGGGGGCGTGCCGATTCTGGCAACCACACGCGGCAAAGCAGGGCTGGTCGGTAAGGACGTTTCGAAAGCAATTCCTTACATGAAAATCCCGAAAAAGATTGCGTTCAAAGGCCGCTTTATTGTGCGTGCTGAATTCACAATCGACAAGACGACATTTAAAAAGTTCTTCCCTGACGACAAGACCGGACGCAACACAGCCGGTGGTTTGTTGAATCGGAACGTAGCCCACACGGACATGAAAAAGTTCCGTGTTGTGTGTTACGAAATCCTGAAGGGCATCACTGCTGGTGGCCCACTGGAAAACCAACTGAAGAAACTTGAGCAATACGGTTTCGACGTTGTGCCGTACATTGTCGTAAAGAAAATCACACCTGAAATTCTGGAAAAATATCACGACCAGCGCAAGAAGGAAGCAGGCCGGGATATCGACGGTGTTGTGGTAACGCAAAACAAAGCCTACAAGGTGACGGCGGGTTATCCGACCCACGCCTACGCATTCAAAATCAACAGTCTGGCGAACGCAATTGAATTGGTCGTCAAGGATGTTGTGTGGGAAGAAACGCGTTACGGAAAATGGTTCCCGCGAATTACAATCGAACCGACCATTATTGGCGGCGTAGAAGTTTCGTGGTTTACCGGACATAACGCGTTCTACATTGAGCACGGTTATCTGAAACCGAAGCCAAAAGAAAAGGCGCCGTATGCCCCGCGCCCGATTAACAAGGGCACAGTTATTAAAGCTGTTCGTTCCGGTGACGTAATTCCGTACATTATGGAAATCGTTAAAGGTGCGAAGAAAGCCAGCCTGCCGCCCGGCCCGTATGAACGTGAAGCCGACGGTGTGCATTTCCGCGTAGTGCATGATGAAAAATCAAACCTGCGCACAATTAAAGAATTGACTTACTTTTTCACGGTACTCGAAGTTGACGGCGTTAAACAAGGGGTTATCACAAAACTTGTTGATGCAGGTTATGACACCGTGAAGAAAATCATGAAAATGACGATGCAGGATTTGCAAGCCCTGCCGCGCAGTGCCGATACAAGTGCCGCGAAATTACACAAGGCACTCAAAGACGCAAGATCACGCATGACCTTCCAAAACGTTGCTCAGGGTTCTGCCGCTTTTGGCGAAGGAATTGGGGAGAAACGTTTGCAATATATCGTCGATGATATTCCAGACCTGTTGGATTCCGATTGGTCTGTGGATGAATTGGCAGAACGTATTGGAAAGGTTAAAGGCTTTAATAAACTGGCCCATCAAATTGCAGAGAATTTCAGTGTGTTCCTGAAGTTCTGCAAGCGCAACGGAATCAAACTGACTGAAGCGAAAAAAGCAGAAGTCACCGGTTCTAAAATGAGCGGCCAAGTTGTTTTGTTCACGTCCGTAAGGGACAAACAATTGCAAGAGTGGATTATCGCGAACGGCGGGAAGATTGCCTCTACGGTTAAGCAGGCAACTCTGCTGATCGTGAAAGACGACAATGCTTCCAACGAAAAGACTAAAGAGGCGAAATCCCTTGGAAAACCAATTCTCTCATTAGCCAGCTTTCGCAAGAAGCACGGAATATAACCCATGCCAAATATCACAACACTTGTACACGACTTAATTCACACACGTCGCCTGAAACAAGACGTGAAGATCGTGGAGCATCACGAAAAACAAGATTGTCCCTCACGCGTTTCCGTCATGGTTTATGGCGGGCGCGTAGGTTTGGCAGTTGTAACACTTGAAATGACTGACGTGTGGCGAATCTCCGATGTTAAATCGGACAGCCATTACCAAAAGGTTCAATGGCCGCGTCAATTGACTGCCGCCGCTACTGACGATGGCGCGCTGGAACTGATCGACAGCGTACTGAAATCTGTTGTTGTACTTGACGAAGAAAAGCGAGCTTAATCACATGAAAATTGCCGTGTACGCTATTGCGAAAGGCGAGCAACACAACGTTGCGGACTGGTTGGAAAATATCAAAGATGCAGACGGTATTTTTGTTCTCGACACCGGGAGTAAAGACGATACCGTGCGCCTGCTTCTGGAAGGTGGTGCAAATGTTAAACAAATGCACACTTCTAAAACGTTCCGATTCGACCGTGCCCGCAACGAAGCGCTTTCGTGGGTTCCTGATGATTTCGACGTTTGTGTTTCTATGGATTTCGACGAACGCCTCGGGCCTGATTGGCGCAAAGCAATTGAAGAGAATTTCACGGAAGAAATGGACGTTGCGAATTACACGCTGGTTTACGATTTCGACGATGTAGGAAATGTTCGCATGTCCTATCCGCGTCTGGCCGTTCACCGTCGTGATAGCGTTACATGGCAATACCCTGTGCATGAACTTTGCGTTCCACGTGAAGAGAAAAAAGCGGTAACTCTGCCGTTCTATTGCGTGCATTACGGAACGCCTAAAGCCGCTGGTCATTATCTCGACCTGTTGAAAGTGGCTTACGACGAAAACCCGAATGATGCGCGTAGTGTGCAGTATCTGGCGCGGGAATATTACGCGCTTCAGAATTACGCAATGGCCGACATGCTGTACAAGCAACACATGGAAATCGAAACCTATGCACCTTTCCGTTCGGAGAGTGCGCGCCGGGTTGCCCAAATGGCTAGCGATTACGAAGTAGCCGAATGGTGGTTCCGTCAGGCCGTGCAACACTGCAACAATATTCGCGAACCATATTGTGAATTGGCGGACTTTTATTTCTACCACAAACAGTATGAACACTGCATTGCGTATGTGCGTTCCGCCATGTTGGTTGAACGTCCAACATATGACATGATTTATTCGGATAAGTATTACCACGGTTCGTGGTGCAATCACATGTTGATGGCGTGCTATCAGCAGACCGGCAACCTTCGCGCTGCACAGGAACAAAAAGACATTTTGTTGCGAATGTACGCGGATGGAAACCTTCCACAAAACATCGAAAACGATATCGCCATTCTCGACCGGGCGGTACAGGAAGCTCTCTATGTATATCTCTCTAGCGTGGGCGTTCAAAGATGACGATGGGGATGCGCCAGTTAAAGATATGTCGCAATGGCGGAAACGCCTGAGTAAAGGCGAATTTCTGAAGCTGTCGAAACCAGCACGTGAGCGCTACATTAAACTTTATCCGCATTCCAGTCACCGCTTTCTCATGGGTGGTGATACGAAAGAAAAAGCGGACGATTTCAACGGTGCATTTGTACCGAAAATGCCTACAAAGAAAAACGAAGTTGTTGTGCATGGCGGCGACCGTTTCCCTTCTACAAAAGAGATTCACGCAAAGCGCATGGAAGTTGCAAAAGTGCGGCGTGATATCGCTGATTACAACAAAGCAAACGTAGCGGTAATTAATCCGCAAAGTCTGTCGGCGTTGAGTCAGGTAAAAGACGAACATCTGCGCGAAGCCAGTGACACGATTAAAAAGAACAAAACCGAAATCGCTACTGTCGTACAGGCACAAGCGCAGAAACAACCGGTAATGTTCAAGAAAGGTTTGGCTGCTGTTAAAGACCTCATGCGCGGCGAGAAAAAGCCGGATGAAATGCGCACCACTGAAAAGCATGCAATGCAAAAGGTGCTGGCAAGTGTTGCGACAATGGCATTGTTCGGCGCCGGGATCATGGCGTGCAGTATGGCGGCGGCACCGTTGGGCGTACTTGTCGGCAAAGTAATGTTCGATATGTGGGCCGGTAGCAAACACGGTAAAAACTTGCGTGATGACGTTGATGAATTGCGTCGTTTGCGTGAGAAAAAACGTCAGAAAGAACGCAAAGAATCACGCGAAGCCGCAGGCGTTGAAGACGATGATGATGTATTCGGCGGCAAGAAAGAAACCGACGACGAAATTCATGCACGTGTGCAGAAGCGCAAAGATGCTGAATCGAAGAAAGGTTACAAAGCTGCTGCATCTGCGTTCGATGGTGAAGACGATCATTCCGATACCATTAATTTAATCGTAGATCAGGTGTCGGATATTCTGCAATATCATTCCGCACGTGATTTCCAATTAAGTCGTGACGAAATGTTTGCATCTGCATCCGATAGCGCTGTTGAAACCCTGAAATATCTGCTCAATCTTGCACAGTGTGAAAACTACGAAAAATGTGGTGACGGCATGGTGTTCGATTGCAACGGGGGAATTACCGCGCTGCAAAAGCTGTTCAATGGCATGCAATACGTGCCGAGCATTACCTCTGATGGCGAACGCACCGTTTATCATTTCGAAAACGATAATGCGCAAGCTAGCATCGGCAGTGTGGACAATCGTTATTACATTCGTTACGACGGCGATTTCGATTACAACACTATCGACTGAGGTATTTATGCTGACTTTTCTTGCTGACCCGGAAGAAAGACATTTGCCAATGCACCAACGGTCAAATGTTTGGGTTTGCGACGGAGAAAAACGCATTGCCACCATATCCGCCGTGGATGACGAAAGCGTTGATCGCTCTCAAACCACGGCGATGTGGACTGCGAAACTCCACCATAAACAATTCGATCCATTTATGCACGATCATGAATACGACGAAGAAAATCCGAACGTTCATGTTGCGCAAAGTGAGGAGGGATTGTTGTCGCTTAAAAACCCGAATCAATTGTCTATTTCTGATGCCCGCCAATGGGTGCGCGATCACTACACTGGAGGCAAATAATGGAAGGCGAACACGACGAACATTTCGAAGCTACAGCATTCAGCATGGGCACGCCTTTAGCGCCTACTGAATTGCACGGAATTACAAAGAACGGTGATGGTTCTATTACCGTTGGCCCGACTGCATCCGGCACGGGCGAAATGCAAACGCTTCAATCGAATATCTGGCTTCCACGTGCTGCTGCTTATCACGGTTTGTCCAAGGATATTAACGATTATATTCTGGTTCCTGTTCCTGCAATGATTACCGATATTCCCAATACAAACGGGGATTCGGTTTCTTTGCAGGAATTTCTGCGTTGGAATCCAGACCAAAAACAAATGGCATACAAAACGTGGGAAGGCGCCCCGATGTATGTTGAACACCAGCACAAACCGGAATGGGTACGTGGATTAATCCTCGGTACTTATATGCGCCCTACGCCGTTTCCCGGTGTGCAAAAACTGGTAATGCTGGCGGCAATGGATCGTACCCGCGACCCGGTGCGAATTGCACGTGTATTGAAACGTGAATTGAACACTTATTCGATGGGCATGTATTACAGTGCTTATAAATGTTCCATTTGTTCGCATCAAGCGGGTAAAGGAATTGGTTCTCCTTGCAGTCATACACGCCCACGCAAACCAACGTACAAACTGTTGGATGGTCGTTTGGCTTATCGCCGCTGTGAAAACATTACCGGCTTTGAATTGTCATTGCTGGAAAACATTGGTGGTCGTTCTGGCGTAGACGGTTATCGTTCGGGTTATGGCGATCCGTCTTATGTTTCCGCTATTGGCGATACCATTCTCGATCCAAAAGGATTGCTCATTTAAAAGGAATAAACAATGAACGCATTCGCCGTTGTAACTAACGAAGAAGAATGGGTTTAAAAAGCATTAACCCTTTCAAATAGGGAATGTAAAAACTCCCTAATTTAATATTAGCTTACTAGGGTAGGCTGATTCGCTCCATATGTGTTTTACCACTTTAAGCCCTTCCCGGTTCCCCCGCCGGTTAGGGCTTTTTTTTGGCCCGCATTTCTGTTTGGGCTAATTTATAACTGTAGCGTTTAGGAGTCTGCTATATGGATGTTCAAATTGCTTTAGCAGCCTCGCCATTAACCAGTATGCACCTGCCGCAAAGCTTTGATTTACGCAATCTGAAGTCACACATTTCCGACATTCCCGAGATTCGAAAGGGAATGCTTAAATACGAGATTGAATACGATCACGTTGGAGCGGGCAAGCCTCACCATAGCGCACAGATTGATTTCGTTTCAGATATGGGCACCGGATATATTGCCTTTGTTCGTGGCGAAAACGATTGGCAATATAGAGGTGAAACAAACATTAATGGCGAAGTAATCAACTATGAAGGCAGTACGGTTCACTCCAGTGTCCAAGCCATTTGCCGAAAGGTTCGCGGCTTCGTTCTGAAACTGATCTAAAAACTGTTTTTGTTAATTTTTTAATGTGGGTTTGATTCCACGCCTCTTATGGGAGCTAACCATGTCTATTAAACGAACCTCGCGCCTACGTGGGATCGTCGTGGCAGCCGACACTCAAGAACAAGCAATGGATCATTTCCGTGCCGTTGCTTCTGGTAGCTATCAGGTATTGGAAAGTAAAGATGGCGAATTCGCTATTGCTACTGCACAAACTGTTGGCATGCAGCTTTTGAATCCTCTTAATGGGGAAGAAATGGTCGCTGTTCCAGAAGACGAAAAACACGAAATGGTTGCGACCGCTTCCGCCGATGGCGATTTGGACGCGTTTTATCAAGCTTGTGCTTCGGGTTGCGGTTCTCACGTGTTTGCGGATAGCGAAGAGCTTCTGCAAAATTGCCCGTCCTGCGCTTCCGCGTTACCACAAATGGAAGACACCGACTTGAAAACCAATCAAACCAAACCGGTTAAGGAAATTCTGCTCGCTGTTGCAAGTTCGCGTAAAGGTGCTGCACAAGCCTATCGCGCACTGGCTACCGGCGCGTGCGAAACCTTCGCCGCACAATGCGATGATGTGATGGTTATTTCTAACCAGCCACTGAATTTCGACATTTACAAAGGCACCGAAGCCACCGCAGTTGCTGAATACGTTCCGCAAATTGCTGTTGCATCGGAAAATGGTCAAGTAAAAGCACATTACCTGACTACTGCCGCTTCCACCGAAGAAAACGGTCAACTGCACATTGTTTGCAGTGATGCTTCTCCGATTTTCTGCCCTGCAACTTCGAGCGGTCTGATTGATCCTTCTGACGTAATGTCGGAACAGGAAAAAGCAGTTGCTTCCGATGATTTCTCCGACGATGATTTCGAAGAGGAAGAAGAGGAAGAAGACGACACCGAAGACGAAGAGGAAGACGAAGAAGAGGAAGAGGAAGACGACGACACCGAAGAGGAAGAGGAAGAAGATGAAGAAGACGACGATGAAGATTTGTCGCTTTCGCTCGCTTCTGACACCAAGAAAAAAGGTGGCGTTCGTCGCAAACAAAAAGTCGCAAAAACCCCTGAAGTTGCTACCGCTTCTGCTGTCGCTACTGGCGAACAAAATGCAGAAATCGGTTCTCAGGAAAAACCAGAAGTGGCTACTGCTGCCGCCGCTGCCGTGGAGCCAGAAAAAGTGGAAATCACTGCTTCTTTCGTTGCCATTGCTTCGAACGACATGAAAGACGTTGAAGTTGCCTTCGCTGGCACTATCGCGGGCGAGCCTACTTGGCTGGCATTCAACAACGGTATTCCGTTCGCAAAAGCAATCGCTTCTGCTGCTGAAAATCCAGCTACTTTTGCCGATGCGCATTTTGGTCGCGCATTTAAAGCAATCGCATCCGAACAGGGTGTGCCTGCTGCAATGGAACAACTGCGTTTCGAAGAAATTAAACCGGTTGTTTCGGTTGACGCTGTTGTGGCTGCAAGTATCGCCACTCAAGTTAGCGAACAAACTGCAAATATTGCAGAAGCTGCTTCGCGTGACGGTAACGAATACGCCGGTCGTTTCGAAGCTGCACTCGCTACCGCCGCACAAGGCGTTAACGGCGGTTTCTTCAAAGACCTGAAAAACCCAATTCGTATCGCCATTGCTTCGACGCTTGAAGACCTCGGCATCGAAGGCGGCGATGAACTTCTGCAACGTGCGTTCGGTGAGCATTCCGATGCTTACAACAAACAAATCATTGCAAAAGCCAGCGAAATTCTGAAATACGATCTGACTGTGCAAAACCAACTGGCCCAAGCTGTTATGGACGTTGAGCCAGTGAACGTTGCCACCGCTTCTTCGCTGAGCGTTGGTCGCCCTGTTGAACGTCCGCAACAAGTGCAACAAAAGCCACAAGGTTTCGAAGCTACTGCGTCCGCACAGTCTGCCGAACCTTCTTCTTTCCAGACCAAACTCGCCGGTCTGAAATTCAATTAAAATTGGAGAAATTCCATGCTCGTTCAAAAATACACTCGTACTTTCAACACTGAACACCGCGACGTAGAGCCGGGTATCGTCATTCAAGAAGAAGGCGTTGCTCTGGTTTGGTCGAAAGTAAATGGTCGTTCGTATGTTCGTCCTTCGACTGGTGCCAACGGTGAAATCTTCGCCGGTTTCGCACTGAACCGAAATTCCCCGCCTTCTTTCCTGCCGAAAATCGTTTCCGGCGTTGTTGTTCCAGAAAGCGGCGTTGTTGATCTGGCTCGCCAGCCAATCACCGGTCAAATTCTGGTTCAAGTTGGCGGCGACACTCTGTCGATTACTGCCAACGCTCCAACCGAAGGCAACGTGCAACTGGTCGGCACCAAACTGTATTTCTTCCTCGGCACTCCAGCCGAAGGCGCAAACCCGGCTGTTGCCGGTGACAACGGTAAAGAATTGTTCGTTCAATTCATGTACGAACCAACCGTTTCCGAAGCTCGCACCGTACTGGGCGATCTGCAAATCGGCGGCTTGGCTTCGACCGAACAAGAACGCATCGGCGTTACCACTCGCGCTGAATCGTTGGCTACCACTTTCTACGACGCCAGTTCCGATTGGGCTGCTGTGATTCACCCGAAACTGGGTGTTGATGGTCGTCTGACTGCTTCGGGCACCGGTACTCTGTTGGAAAACGTCATCGTCATGCAGACCCCTGTTGCTGACGCTGCTTCCTACGGCCCGCTGGTTGTTAAAGTAACCAACGCCTAATCTTTCGATTAAAAGAAAAAATCGAGAACAATTCTGGAGATTTACCCATGTCTGCTAAACAATTCAAAAACGCTCGTATGGTTCTGGCCAACGGCAACCCGCTCGAAGAACTGCGCTACAAAAAAGGTCAGGAACTTGCTCTGAGTTCCACGACCGGCGAATTCAACGCCCATGACAAAAAAGATTTGGCTCGCCAAGTCGGTCTGTTCATGGAAGCGTTTGCTTCGGGCACCATCGTTCAAGAAAAACAACCGGAAGTTATCGCTTCGCATCGCGAAATTCTGGCTGACGCTCTTTCGTCCGACGCCAACTGGAAAGCACTGGGCGCGAACATCGCACAACAAGTTTACGAACAGGCAGACCGCGACGGTTTCCTGCGTAAAGTTTCCGTAGGCAATACCCTGCGCACCGGCGAAGTTCAACGCGTTCCAATGCCTCCGCACGATGCAATGGCTGTAATCGCCACCGGCCCTGCTGGTGTTGGTTATCAGCAAATTCGTAACCGCACTTTCCAACCTGCGGAATTCGAAATCATCGCGAACGTTCGTGTTTCCGCTCTGGACATGGAACAAGTAAACGGCGACCTGCTGGAACACGCTTACAATGATGCGCTGCAAGCCATCATGGTTCAAGAAGACCGCCTGTGGAAAAAAGCTGCTGACGCCACCGTCGGCATGATGAACCCGCTGGAATACATCGCTGGCGAACTGACCACGAAAAACTTGGGTAAACTGCGTCAAGCCGTTGCTCAATGGAACCTGCCAGCAACTACCGCAATCATCGCGAACGATTACTGGTCGGACATTATCGGTTCGAACGATTTCGCAACTTTCCTCGATCCGATTACCAAATACGATCTGGCCCTGAATGGTCAACTCGGTACTCTGGTCGGTCTGAATCTGGTTACTGACGCATTCCGTCAGCCGAACCAAAAGGTTCTGGAAAAAGGCGAAATTTACATCGTCTCCGATGCACAAAACCACGCTGCATACTCCACCCGTGGCGGCATCCGTTCGACTCCGGTTGACGGCGCCTACGAAGGTTCCACTTCGAAAGGCTGGTTGCTGAGCGAAATGTTCTCGTTTGTACTCGCGAACAACCGTTCTATCGCCAAAGGTAAGCGTCTGGTCTAAGACAATCTCCGGTCGCGGTAATTAGGAGCGCCCCTTTTTACCGCGATTAGAAACAAAGGAGAAAGTTATGGATATTCAGGCACTGTTTACCCTCGCGGCATTGTGCTGCAAAAACGGAAGAAAAGAATTGGCCTTGCAAGTGCTTGAACAGGCTTGCAACTGTGATGAATTTTCCAACGTTTTGAACAGTTCGTTGCAACCTGCTTTACAAAGTTGTGGGCCTGCGCAAGTAGGCTGCAATGAGGCAAGCGGTGCGGACGGTGACGGTATGGATGGATTTAATTCTTACGTTGACGACGTTAACGTAATGATGCCGAGCACTAATCAAGGCGGCACGTCTCCATCGGAAAATACTTGGAGTCCTTCTCTTCACGGGAATGACAATGTTGCACTCGGAAAAATCATTTCGATTGCCAGCGCGATTCATTCGCACAAGCGTTTTCTGGAAGACGGCGAATCCATTATTGTCGATCCTAATCTATTGGCAATTGCTTCGGTTGATCTTGAACCCTACGACGATGAATCGTTGGTGCGTAAAATCCCTGAAGTAAGCGTACCGCTACAGCCGGGCCGTGTAACGATCAAGCTTTAACGAAAAGGCCGCTGTGAGAAATCGCATCGGCCTTTTTTCGTTTGTGGAGCGTGGAAAATGTCAGAAACGAAAGCTAAGCAAGACATGCGGGAGGAAATGCGCAGAAAAGATTTGTTAGGCAATCAAGCATTCAAACAAACGCACTTGTATGCAAGCTTTCACGGCATTCGAAAAGCGTTTAAGAATTTCTTCAAAGTGAAAGAGTTGCCGTTTGTTCACAACAACGATGTGAAGCAAATGCTGCGCGGTCAGTTTGAGCCAACGTATCCCTATGCGTATATCAGTTTTACTTCCATCGGGAACGCAGAGAATCATTTGCTGTCGCCTACGATTCGTCGGCACAGTGCGGGTATGTCGTTATCCGATAAAAACAGCACGATTACAAAGCACTACATGTTTCCCATTACGTTGCGTTACGAATTCCATTACGTGACGAACGATTACACAGACGTAATTCGTTTTATTTCACAAGCCCTGATCCTCACTGACGCGAAGTCGATGAACATCCGGGTAACGAGTGATGCTGTTTCGTCGTTTGTGGATATCAAAGCCGACACAAAAGAAATCACGATTCCGCGTGCTGATAAAGATGCTGAAAACGATCCTGAAGGTTTCGATATTCAAATTGCGTTTACGTCGAACACGTGGACGGGCGTTAGTAAGGAAGTCGCCAAGGTTAATAACTTGGGCATTTTCGAAATGGGTGCCATCATCGTTACTCCAGACGGTGCTATTACTGACGAAGAATACACCGAAATCCAGACGGCGGATCACTCATGAAAGTACGCGATATTTACAAACCGCTCGCAAAAACCGTCGTGACGGAAATCAAACACTTTGTTGTGGATAAAGTCCGTCGCGTAGGGCAAGGCAATTTCTCGGTTGCTACGAAAGTGACTGAGGCGTCAATGACGCAAACCGATATCACCGTGGGGCCAGATAATCCCTACACAATGAAAGACGTTAGCAATCTCGTTTCGATTCAGTGTCCGTATGAAATCATTGCTGAATTTACCAGCTTTGGTTCCATCCCTGAACCGGAAGTGCGCAGCGAACAAATCTATTTCGATGCGACATTGGAAACTGTAGGCGCTACACAAGCGGGACGCTTTATTTCTGTGCGGGTTACGGATAAAGACGTTTACACCGCTGCACCAATTTCCGTAGACGTTATGAACTTGCGCACGGGCGAAACTGAGACGGCAAATCTCAACCGTGAAAGTCAGGGCGTTTACACTGGTTTTTTCCAGACGCAAAACAATGATGCAAAAGGCGTTGATTTCGACGGTGTTCTCTACTGCCAGAAAGACGATACTTTGCGCGTCAGTTACGAAGAGGCATACGCGGCCAACGGTCTGTCGCGTGAAGTGAGTTTGGATGTTGTGGTGACGTTGGATTTTGCAGAAACCACAATTGAAATGCCTACGTCTGCACCGTTTGATTCTTTCCTGAATCTGCGCGTGAAGAATCCAGCCGGAACGATGCTGTCCGTCACCAACAATCGCACCGGTACATCGCTGGAAAAAGTAATCGGGACATTTACACCGATTGCACTCGCGTATGAAGACACTGAAAGTTCGTTTGCTGTTCAAGAAGGCGACGAATTAACCGTGGTTGTTTTGGGCAAAGATATTTACGGACAAGTTCTGAATATTTCCAAAACGCTAACCATCGCCGCCGCTCCGGTAGTGCCTGTAATGGACACCGTTGCAATTGCCGATGTTGCTAAACCGTTCACCGTGAATATTCAGGATTACAATCTGCCTGCAACAGCAGCAATGAAATTCACCAATGCCGTAACTGGTATTTCCACTTCCGTTCCGATGGAATTGGCGTATCAATATTCCGGGCTTTTTTCTCTTACACTTCCGGCGCTGGTTAATCTTGCGCTGCCCGGCCAACCGCTTACATTGAGTTACGAAAGCAACGGTTTAATCGTAACCAAAAACATCGACACGATTATGGCTCCGACTGAAGAATGCGAAGCTGCAATTGCTGACGATTCGGGCGTACAAAGCGCGCCGGTAACATTCAAGATTAATGGTTCTTTTTTCTTGAATGGTTCTTTTGCCGGAACAATCAAGCTTTATGCAGACAAGCCAGTTCGCTGCACGTTAATAAAAGCGTAATTTATAAGTAATCCCATTGAGTGGGAGATAACTGGAGAAAAATACCATGCCCCTTCAAAATGGCAGCAATACGTCTGCGGGCGTGTATGGTGGTGAACAGGATAATTCCTTTTCCGCATCGTCCACGTACCCCAGCACGGGCGCAATGGTAGGTGATGCAGTTCGTGGCCCGGTTGGCGTACCAACTGAAATCTCGAATGGTGTTGCACAATGGCGGTCGATTTTCGGTCGTCGTGATGCGTCTCTCACCTACGCGCATTTCTGCGCAGAACGTTTCCTGAATACCGCACAACGTTTGTGGTTTGTTCGCGTTGATACTGAAGCGAATTATGGTTCCGCGTCTTTCCGTACAGTTGATGGTTTCTGCACTGCGAAATCGGCAACCAACGGTTATCTGGCACCAGAAACCGATCACAATCAATTGCCCGACGAAATCCTTTTCCTGTACGGCGCAAACCCCGGCTCGTGGAACAACAACCTTCGCGTTCTGGTTTATCCAGACGTTAACGACGTTGAAAACGAACTGTTTGTTTTGCAAGTTTTCGAAACGAATTTCAGCAACCCGGTCGAAACCTATCGCGGCACATTGCGCGATAAAGTCAGTGGTCAGAATAAACAACTGAACATTGAATACCAACTGAAGGCCGCTGATTCTCGCATTCGTGCGAAGGTCAACGAAACCAATCCAGCGTGGATTAATTCGGAAGGTAAAGCGCGCCTCATTAACGCAGTGGCGCAGGTCGATCTTTCTTTTGGTGATAACGGTCGCAAGTCGAATGCTGGCGATATCATCGAAGGCTGGGATTTGTTCGACAACGAAGACGATTACGAAATTCGCGTTTTGATTAACGCCGGTTATACCGATACTGGTGTGCAACAACGCATGCTGCAACTCGCTGAAGAGCGCCGGGATTGTTTTGCAATTCTCGACATTCCTTCGGATATGCAAACAGTTGCACGCGCTGTTGATTACCGTCGTAACGTCCTCAATGCGAATACCAGTTTCGGTGCGATGTACTGCTCTGACATTCTGGAATTGACAGACGAAAACCAAGAGATTTACGTGCCTTGTTCCGGTGCTGTTGCTGCTGTATTTGCACAGTCCGACGCAATGAAGGCCGAGTGGTGGGCGCCTGCTGGTGTGGTTCGTGGTGTGATTAAAGAAATTCGCGGAGTGCGTCAAAAATACTCCCTGAATGATCGCAACATTCTGGATCAAAACCAGATCAACATGATTCAGAAATTCGCAGGTTACGGTTACTGCGTTTGGGGCGCACAAACTCTGCAAGCTGAGAAATCGGCTCTGTCGGATGTTCCAGTTCGCCGCCTGATTAACACGATTGAAACCACTGCGAAATACGACGTGCTGGTCGGCCTGTTCGATCCAAACGACGAATACCTGTGGCAACAATTGGAAGGCGTTGTAGACGCAATTCTGAAACCGATTTTGAACGCACGCGGTTTGTATGCGTATGAAGTCAAATGCGACAAGGACACAAACCCGGCTGCACAAGTTGCAAACGGTGACGTAGCGCTGGTCTACATGATTCAGCCGGAACGTTATTCGAAACGCATTTTGTTCACCACAACCGTCGCGGCAACCGGGCAACTGTCTACCGCCGTAGCGACAATTTAATTCCAACAGAGGTGATTTATGCCTAAAGTAACGTTGGACGAAACTTACAGCTTGCCAGATCCGATGTTGAACGATAACTTCGACATTGTTTTCACGGATATTCCGGGCGGCGGTGATGGTCGTCAAATGCGGATTCAATGCTTGGGTGCTTCGCTCCCCGGCGCCACTCTGCAAACCGTTGAAGTTGAACTTTTCGGCCACAAACTGATTTACGCGGCCCGTAAAACTTTCAGCCACACAATGACCGTTGCACTTCACGAGATTTACGACGCCCGTACTTACCAGTCCCTCAAAGACTGGGCGGCTGTCGGTCGTGCAACCCAAACGCAAACCGGTGGTTTCTCCGATTCGTACATGCGTACTGCAATTCTTACCATTTACGATCAAACCGGCGCCGAAGCTGCATCGTGGAATATTCACCGAATGTTCCCTACCGAAATCTCCGAATACCAATTCGAAGGTTCGGGTGGTCAGGCTCTGCGTCAAGACGCGCAATTCGCCTACGGCTACGTTGAACGTCGGTAAATAAAACGAAGAAGCTCGGTGCGATTTTTTGCATCGGGCTTTTTTCGCTTGTACGAGATAAATAATATGCCGATACTCACGCTTGAGGAATTCACGGCACGCCGTTCTGGCGATAGATCGCCAATGCTCGACTTTTATTGGTACTGCATCGAATTGCCTTTCGATGGCGATCCTGATTATGTGGAAACGGTGAGTTTGCCTTTTCCCTCAATCAATATGAAACCGCTTTTCATGGCCGGACGATTTGAACAATATCCGGGCTTCAAAGAACTGAGCGCGTTCGACATTACGTTTTATGAAGACGTGCGCATGCGTAGCCACCACTGGGTCAAAGAGTGGCAAGATAAAATCATTGATCCAGAAACAGGCACGTATTCACTGCCGGGAAAATACAAAAGAAATATGCGATTTGCGTTAACTGACGGAACCACGACAGACACGCCGATCATGACTGTAACGCTGGAAGGTACATGGCCGACAACGACAAGCCCAATCGACCTGACAAACGCAGGCGGGCAAGCGCTGAAGGTTCAACAAAACTTTGCTTTAGATAGGGTGAGATTTTCATGAAATTCGATAGTTCTAACTTGCCGTCTCGCGGGATTCCTTACGCTGTTAAATCCATTGAAGTTAATCCGTTCCGGCCTAAACACTTGCCGTATATCTCCGAAGCAATTTTCATGGAGAACAGCGCGCCACTGATCGAAGCGGTCGGGCAAGTTATGGACTTCGATGTAAAGCAATTAACGGATGGTGATTTTTATTACATCCTGACATGGCTGCGCTTCAACTCGCGTGACCTGCCGATCTTTGCTGAGTGGGATTGCGGCGGGATTGTTTTCGAACGCAAAGATACAAAACAAATTCTCACGATGGAAGATATCGACAATATGTGGGCGCAGTGGGATGCCGCGCAAGGCACCGAAGCTGAAGAGCACATGGAAGACCCGCGTAAAATCGAAATGGTCGAATTGGATTGCGATCAATACAACAAACAGGATGTTGTGTTCGAAGATTTCGTCACGAAACAAATGGATGAAACGCCAATTGATCCGCTGCTGGATTATCCACGCGTTGCACACCTCGTGGAATATCTGGAACTCGGTCAAGAAAAACGCAACAAGAAAATCATCGGGCCAGTCCGCTATATCCGTGCCGGTCGTACACTGCACGAGAAATTGAACGGCGCATTGGAAAGCACCGATATGGAATTGTTCGACAAAGCTTCACGCGCTCACTTCACGTATGACCACGGCATTATTCAACGGGTAAATAAAACCTGTGTCCGCTGTGGTCTGTCGCATCCTTTCGACGTGACAATTGACGCGCACTCTTTCTTTATCTAAGGGGCTGGAAATGAATTACGAACTTGACGCTCGTTATATGGATATTGGCGAACTGCCTACGGGTGGCGTCACATATGACTTTGATCGCATTTTTATGCGTCAGTTTATTCTCGAAGAATTGCCGTTGCTGCACCACGGCATGACTGCGAAAACGCGTCCGCACCAGCACATTATTCGTGCGGTGCAATTGGCGTGTAGCGTCGATATCAATCAGCTAACCGATGGCGATTTCTGTTATGTCATGGCTTGGCTGCGCCGTAGTTCGTTTCCTGAATTCCCGGTTCAAGCGCGCTATACCTGCAACCACATGGTGTATGTGAACGAGAACAATAAAATCGGTTTTGACGTGACTGCAAAGACTGCGGAAAAACGCGGCTTCTGGTTACAGCCTTGCGGGCACACGCAATCGGAACTGATTAAAAACACACAGGTAAAAATCCATACGCTGGAAGACGATGACCTCGTTATCAAACATCCAGAAATTGATTTCGCTCGTGTGGCAACAATGACCGACTATTACGAACACGTTGACGAAGACCCGCGCATGAAATATGTGGGCAGCGTTGCGCGTTGGGTAAAGAAGGGCAACACGTACAAAGCAAAACTTGCGTATTTGATGGCGCAACCGGACATGAAATTGTTCGAAGAAATTGAACGCACAATGAAGAAGTATTTCCACGGCGTCACAGAGGTTGTGAAGCTGCGCTGCGGTCAATGCAACCACGTAAAAGAACACGAATCTAATCCAAGTCTGTTGTCGTTCTTCGCGGACAATACCGACAAAGATATTTACAACATGTGCTACAACCTAATGTCGCAATTCGGTGCAAGCCCGGATATGAAATTGCCTGTGCGAATGTTCCTCTATCACCACTCGACCCTAGCGGCTGATCGTCGTGAAGCAGAACAGAAAGCGAAAGCAGCAGCGGGCCGGACGATGGGCACACGCAGAGGATTTAAGTAATGGCGGCGCATGAGAAATTAGACGCTATTGTTGGTCAGTATGAGCCGAAATCTGAAAAGCCAGAACGTCGGCCTTTTCGTGATGTTTCCCCGCCGAAGCTGATGCAACACGCTCACGTAAAACAGGATGACGAAGTTCGTTTTTCTGCGGGCAAACAGAGAAAGCAACAACCGGATTATCGCAACAACGTTTCTCAAGTCGGTGGTAAAGACGGTCGCAATTCCCCTGATAAAACTTCGCTTAAAACCGAACATGATGGGCGCAGTGCGGACGCAATCGACGGGCAAACGCAAGTCCTGAAAACTCAGGCAATCGCTACACAAAAACAATCGGGTATGCTCGCGCAGCAAACCGGTTTGATGCAGGATCAAATTCGTGCAACTTCGGAAGTCAGCGATGTTGTAAAACGTCTTGCTGAATATCTGAAAAAAGAAGCGTCGAAACCTGTGCCGAAAGTGCAGGGGCCACACGGCAATACTTACGAGGGTGAATTCACTCGCGTAAATGAAAAGAAAGCTCGCCAGAATTCCATCACCGACGAACTGCGTGAAATGCGCAGAAATCGTGCGAACAAAATGCCGCGTGATTCGCGTGGGCGTTTTGAAAAGATGGAAAGAAAGATGCCGAAAAAGTTCGGGCCAAAGATGCAAAAGATTGGTGGCCTTGGCGGTGAAATCGGCGGCGGTATGGGTGGACGTGTGGCCGGTATGGGTGCGCGTGCATTAGGCCCATTGCTTGCGTTGGCTGCTGCGTATTACGGCGGTAAAGCAATCGAAGCTGCATCGGATAACTTCGATTACGACCGGAAAAAAGCCGGAACAATTTCGCACGGTTATCAATCAGGTAAAGATTGGATTAGCGACAAATTCCGTAGCGATGATCCTGCTGACCAAGTTCTCGACCGTATGACCGCAAGCACGCGGACTGAAGGTCAGGAAATTGGCAAGAAAGCACGCGGCGGAGATTTAGGTTCTATTTCTGCTGCGTTTGAATCTGGTGGCCGTGGCGTTGGTACAGTTTCAACAGGTAAAGGCGATAACGGCGGGGTGAGCTACGGCAAACACCAACTCGCTACCAACAACGGAAGCATGACTAACTTTCTGCGTTCGGAAGAAGGTCAGAAATACTACAACGATTTCCGTGGCCTGAAAGCCGGTTCGAAAGAATTCAACGACAAGTACAAAGAGGTTACGGATCGCGACGGCGAAGGCATGGAAAAAGCCCAAGGCGCCTACAACAAAAAGCAAAACTACGATCCTGTTGCGAAATGGTTTACCGAACAATACGACGTAGATTTGGAAACGCGTTCGCGTGCGTTGAAAGAAGTTGTTTATTCTATCGGTACACAGTACGGCCCCGGCGTTGGTAAACGTGTTATTTCCGATGCGTTGGGAAACCGTGATGTAAACGGAATGGATGACGCCGACGTTATTTCGCGTCTGCAAGATACTCGCGCTGCAACTGTTAGCACGCGTTTCCGCAACAGTGATTCGAAAACACAAGACAGCATTTATCGCCGTGCAGGTACGGAAAAAGCTGCTGCGCTTGCAATGCTTAACGAAGAAAAAGCTGGCCCCGGTTCCGCTGCAAAAGATGGTTCGGGAATTGGTTCGCAATATTCGCAAAAAATGATTGGCGCTTATGGCGGCAAAACTGCGGGCGGTTCTGGCGGTGGCGGTGCATCAAATGGCACTGTCGGAATTATGGCCCCACAACCGGGCGGTGGTGGTGGTGGTACTGGTGGTGCAGGCGGTGACGAAGCTGGCGGCGGTACTGCTGCGGGTATGCTTTCCCCTGCTGACGGTGCGCTTTATGCAGCCGGACAAAAAGCAACTGTTCCAAATAAATCCGATGTGAATTTGGCTGGTTTAAATCCAAAGTTTAAACAAGCATGGTACACGATGGTCGGTGATTGGGTAACGAATAACGGCGGCACGGTTGTTAACGTTGCGTCTGCATTCCGTACCCGAATGGAACAGGAACAATTGTGGGTTAAATACGGTCGCGATACAAAACGTGTTGCACGCCCCGGCACGTCGCGTCATGAATCCGGTTTCGCAATTGATATCGACCGCCAATCTGCCGGTAAACTTGAATCTACCGGGATGTTTAAAAAGTATGGTTTTCACCGTCCACTTTCCAATGAGCCTTGGCACGTTGAATTAATTGGTGCGGGGAAAGGCGGTGGTGGCGGTGGCGGCGGGCCTGAAACTTCTTCGGCTGGTCAAAGTCCACAACTGATGCAAGCAGCCGCTGCGAAAGAAATGGATAAGGCAGCAGAAGTTACGGTAAAAGCTGCCGAAGAAAATACGAAAGGTGCAATGCCTGCGGGCGGCGCGGCTGGCGGTGGTGGTACTGGCCCGACTGGCCCTGAAAGCGAAAGCAAAGGAACGCAAGCTGCGGGTAATGCTTTAGGTGCAAAAGAAAGTGCCGATGAAAAAGCAGCCGCTGCAACAATTGGTGCTGCTGTTGCGGAAAATGATAAAGCTGCTGCGGATGCTACAAAAACTGAGAATAAAGATTTCAGTGCGGAAAAAAGTGCGGTTCCTGCAACTGTTGACGTGATGGGTGATAAACCTGTAACACGTACACCTGCCGAACAAGCCGCGTATGAACAACAGGTAAAAAGCGGCGTCGATCCTCGCATTGCTGCACCGTGGGATTTCGATTCGAATAAACGCAAAGCAGCCGGACAATCGCCGGGCTATGGTGGTGCGGGTTACGGTCGCCAAGCAAAACCTGTGCAGGGTGAAACAACACGTAAAATTACTGGTGCAATTACACGTATCGGACAAATCGAAGGTTTGGGTTCTTTCGGTACGATGGCGCCGGGTGTTGATAAAGCCTTGCGTAAAGTTGACTCTGTAACTGGCGGACTGCAAAACAAAATATTTGGGAAAAACCCGTACATGCGGGAACTCGGGCGTGCATTGCCGATTCCGAATATTCCACGTCTCGCTTCTGGTTTGCCATCATTCGGAAATATCGTGAATGGTGTTGCTGACGCTGCAACCGGTTTCTTTGGTGGCGGCGGGCCTGCTGAAAAAGGCGTAACAACGTACAGCAATATCGACAAACCAAAAGTAATGGGAACGCCTGCAAGTTTGCCACCGGGAACAAAAGCAACGCCGACCGGGGGCTTTATTCAATCGACAGCGGAAATGTTTAAAGCTCCGGTTGAATCGCCTGCATCGTCGTCTTATTACGCAAACGAAACTCCGATTCAAACTAGCTCTGCTGCAACGCCAACAACTGCAATGTCTGCGGTTACTTCGACCCCAGTTGCTGCGCCTGCCGAACGTAATTCTTTCGACGGTGTGCAAAAAGTTGCAATGGTTGATTCCGGGGATTCGGGCGGTGGTGGTGCTGCGCCGTCGCAAGGTGGTTCGCCGGGTGGTGGCGGTGGTGGAAAAGGTGAGAAAAACGATATGCCACAATTGGACGACGTGCCCGCGATGATTGACGACCTCGGGCTGCTATTCATTAACTCTGGATACATTTAAAATGTCTCAATCGTTTGGCGGTGCAGTCGCATCAATTTTCAACGTAACCGTTCCGAGTACCGCAAAAGCTAAACCGGATATTTCCAGTATTTATACGGCACAGCTTGAGGTTCGTCGTGATGGTGAAATGTATATCAACATGGATACGCCGTTGCCTGAAAACTTCGGCCTCCATTTAACATCAAGTTATGATCGACCATTTGCAGCGCCACTTTCTCAGGCGGCGGGTGAAGCCTCGGGTGCTGGTGGAATTGCAGCAAGTGCCGAACAAGTTTTGCGCGCTACTACAGGCGCAACTTCGATCATGAAAAGTTTGTCGGGTGCGGTGTGGTCTAGCGGTTCCACACTGATTATCACAATTCCTTTTGCCATCGTTGCTTATGACGATGCGTATTTGGAAGTAACCGATAAAATGAAAAAGCTTCTGCAATTGGTTGCACCTTCTGAAACAGCAGCGGGAACTTTGATGGCTCCCGGCCCGCACGTTGGGAACACTGGCGCATTACTGGCCGGTGATTTCAGCGGCGGTGTGCAGTTGGGCGGTGACGAAATCACTTTGAACATCGGTCGTTTTCTCCGTTTTTCTCCGTGCTTTATCAGCAGTGTGGATTGTACGTTCGATACGCAATTTGACGCGACCGGCAATCCAATTGCTGCAACCATTAACGTGACGTTCGAAGCGTTCTGGACAACCACGAAAGAAGACTTGGATAAATTCTTTGCCGTTATTTGAGGTGGCTTATGCTTTACGATCAAAGGGAATTCGTGCAGGTTGATGCTTACGGCATTGACCCTTTGCTTGATGTTTCTTATGAGGCAATCGAAGGCGTAGAAACGTTCACCACGCATACTGTAAATGCGATGGAACAATTCAACCCCGGTTTGATTTCTTACAATGCGTACCGCACGATTAAATGGTGGCGCGCAATCATGGTCTACAACGGCCTTGATGACATTTGGGAAATCACGCAAGGTGCGAAAATCAAAATTCCAAACGTGAACGAAATGACCACTCGATTGCAACGTGCAAAAGGAAGTGTCGCCGGTTCAAATGTTGTAACTCTCTAAGAGGCAATTATGGCTCAAGCATCCCTCAACATCGAAGGCATGGCTTTTTGCACGCTGGATATTGATGGGAGTCCTATGCCCCCTTCCATGAACATGATTGAAAATATCTGGATCATGGAAGGTTTCGGCATGGGTTTACCCGCAATGAAATTGAGCCTGTACGATGAAAAAGAAACGTTAAGCCGCGACTTGAATTTGAAGAACGGCACGACGATTACTTTGCGTATGGGCAAGACAGCAGAAACCGCACCTGAATATAAATTCCGTGTGTTCGGTTGGACTCGACCACGAAATTCCAGCGGTAAAGTTTTGCACATTGTCTGCATTTACAACAGTCCGAAATTCGGTGCCGGTTCTTTCGCAGAATCGTTTGATGCGGCCAGTTCCAACGTAATGCAGCAGCTTGCGGAATTAAGCGGCCTGCTTTATGACGGCCCGTCGAAACCCACAACCGATACACAAATTTGGTTGAATTTGAATACAACACGTCTCGGTTTTTCCGAAGACATGGCAATGCGCGGATATGTAGACGATACAAGTTGCATGGCGCGTTGCGTTCGCATGGATGGTACATTGGTTTATAAAGACCTGATGGCCGTCCTAAACGAAACTCCGAAACAAACGCTCGTGCATAACAAAGACGGTGCCGGGGCAGTCGGTACAAGTGTCGATGTGCGCAGTGCAAAAGATATGAGCGTTTCCGGTTTGTTTACGCACTTTGTGAACTACGGACACAAGCTGTTCGGTCACGCGTTCGCAGATGAAACCAGCGCGCTTGCAATTGAGACGATGGACATTAACGCACCGGCTGCTGGCGTTCCTGTAAACACTGAAATTCTCGCGCAATTAAAAGAGCGTGGCGCACGTGTGAGTTATTCGGGCCTCGATCCCGGCACCGGGCCAGACGAAGGCTTCAACATTCACGAGCATTACGAACGTGCGTATTATCAAAATGTGCGTTTGCTTTCCATGTTTAGTGAACGCGTTGTTGCACTGACAGATTCCGCAACGGATATTAAATCGTTTACCTCGGTTGATTTCCAGCAAGGCGCGGGCGCAAAGGGTGACGTTCAACCTGCACCAAATGATATTGCCGGTCGCTACGTTGTCGGCGGTAAAACGATCATGATTAAAGGCGGTAAGAAGTACGCCGAAATCCTTTATCTATATCGTCCTTTCCTTTCCGAACAGGGCAACCCGTCCGGTTTATCTCAACCCAAAAAACAGGTTAGTGCTTCTAAGTCTGGCGTAGATCAGACCAGTCGCCCGTTGCAATGATCGAAATATACATCCAGAACAGAGGCGATCCGCAAGCAGTTGAAAAAACTGTAAAGGAATTGCGTTACATCTTGATTGAACACGCGGACGACGTTACCTGTGTCTATACGCATGACGACGCACGCATTAAAGACTTCGAAGATAAAGGTTTAGAAGTCATTCACGTGAGGGTTTAGCAATGTCCGTCATTGGCGAAATGAAAGACGAAGAAATTTGGGATTTGAAAGTCGCACATGCGCAAGAGATTGCCAAATTGAAAGCAGGTTTTGTCGTGGATATTGAAGCGGCGTTGCTCGCAATCATAAAACGCAAGCCTGCTGACCCTTACTACATGGTCGGCGGGCAAACGCATCCGACCATCACAAAACCATTTGTAGCAGAAGAGTTGGAATATCTGCTCGACAAATACGAAGAGAAACCACACAAAGCCGTTTACGATCAAAACGGAAACTTTGCATTCTGGTACTCGAAAGCCACGAAGCAAAAAGTGTTCGATTCGGCTGGCGAACTCACTGTCCACAAACTGTCTGACCGTACTGTAAAAGAACGTGGACTGAAACTTCCAGAATAATTTCGGGGGAAATTAAATGATTGAAGGTACAAAGCAACCGCGACCAGCATATGTTATCCAAAGTCTGGCGATGGCCCTGCGCCGCGTTTACGACCATATGCACTACCGGGCCGGTGATGCAGACAAAAACTTTCTCGATGAACATGCGCTGTCTGTTCTCCAGAAATTCACACCGCAATTTGCACCGAAAGTTTTCAAACCTTTTACGATGGTGGTCAGCACGTTGGACGGTGACAAATTCATTTGCTGGTATTCTCCAGAAGTCGAAAACGCAATGGTACAGGCGCAAGCCAACTACCAAATCCGCCCGGCGACTGCTGAAGAAAAGGAGAACTTTTCGTGAGCATTATGTCGGATAAGTGGATTCGTTCCAAAGCAGTTTCTCGTACTCAAATTGCGTGGCTGCGTCACGGAAAATTCCATTGCTGGTACGACTCACCTCAAGGCGCAGTGTGGGCAATGTACTCTGCACAGCAGCAGAAAGACTTGGGCCTGTCGCGAAAAGAATACGAATATGAGCCGATCATTTCGCCATTCTCTGACAAGCAAGTTACGCACGTTGAATACAAAGCCGTCGGTGATGATGACGGCGAACGTAGCACGCGCAAAATCATTCCGTATGGCCTCAGTTCCTACGGCTATGACATTCGCGTCGGCAACAAATTCAAGGTGTTCACAAACATCAACAATTCGTGTGTCGATCCGAAAGATTTCAACGAAGACAATTTCGTCGAGAAGTTTGTGCCGGATGGCGAAGCGCTGTATCTGCCGCCGAATAGTTTTGCTCTGGCGAATACACCTGAGTGGTTTCACATTCCGCGAAACATTCTGGTTTTGTGCATCGGTAAATCGACGTATGCGCGATGCGGTCTGATCGTGAACGTTACGCCGCTTGAGCCGGATTGGAAAGGTTCGTTGACACTGGAATTCAGCAACACAACAACTCTGCCTGCAAAGATTTATGCAGGCGAAGGCTGCGCACAGATTCTGTTCCTTGAAGGTAACGAAGAGTGTGAAACCTCTTACGCCGAACGGGGCGGCAAGTACATGAATCAAAGTGCAATTCCAACTCTTCCACGGATGCTCGGATAATGAGAAATTTCGCTCACATTTTTACGCTCGGAATAATCGTAATCATGGGTTTGATTACGTGGTTTGTTTGCTGCGTGGGCGACTATTTCACTGCACTCGGTAGCTACTACGAATATGCAGCCGTCGCGTTGTCGTGGCTGTGTGCTGCAATGTGGATCGCTGCGATTTATTTGATCGCGTATCTGCAAGTTCATCGCAACACAAAAGAAGCGAAGTTCTAACAAAAGCGGGGTTTGCCAATTCGGTGAATCCCGTTTTTCGTATAAAACCTATAAAGGATTATCCTGATTATGTCCCGTGCATTCTACGTCGCAATGTCGCTGTTTAGTATTAGCTGTGCTGCAATCGGTATCGCCTATTTAGGCATTGTTGTGTGGATGTTCTACGGGACGTTGCGTGATGATGTTGCCGCTCATGCGCTTGTGTCTCTCGCTGCTTCGCTAGTTGTTCCTGTATTCTTTCTCGGCTTTATGATCGTCGCAGCTTGTGTGACTCTCAAGTGGGCGGTCTGCCGTTTGTTTCAACGACGTGTAAACCTACCGGATTTCTTTTGATGAATCGTTTCTTTGGAATTGCTTCACTGCTGTTTGTCACCGCAATTAATCTGGCAGTGATTGGACTTATTGCGTTCTCTGCTTACGTTTCCTACGCTCGCATTTCGTGGATGGCCGAACATGAAATGACAAAACACGAAATCGCTTATTGCGTTCTCGGCGTGTTGGTTCTGCTGGCGGGCATTGTCGCGCTGATAGAAGGTTGGAAAATGACAAAGCAATCATATCGCCTGTTTAAATACGAGGAACTTTAACATGAGTCTTTCCACGCACATTTCCGCCCGCTGTAACGCTACGCTACGCGACGAAGTAAAAGCCGGTCTGATTAAACCGTGCGCACCGGGCGCGTGTGTTGTCGCGTTGATTGCAGGCGAAGCGGTTGTTAAAAAAGATTGGGATGAAAAGCTGGAAGAATTCGGTAAAGCGGTTATCGAATTTAACACTTCGCGTAAAGCGCTACCGCACCCCGGCCATATCATTCGCGTGAACTTCTGTTCGCAGTGCGGGGAGAACGTGGAAAAGTTCCACGAAGGCAAAGATATTTTCACAAACGAAATGTGGTCGCGTATCGAAGCGCAATCAAAGAAGTAATTTAATAGGGAGCACTCCTTTTAAATAAAGGGAGATAATGTCTTCCTTAATTACACAGGAAACCCTTATGGAAGTTCAACAATATACGGGCGTTTTGGCGCAAATCATCGAGGCGATTAACACCGCCGGTTCCCCGCCAGCCGTGCGCCGCATTCAAGTAACCGAAGACGAAATGTTGGAGATTTTTAATAGCCAAGCATTCCGCACTTCGATCAGCAACTATTACGGCGACACTAGCGCAATGACGCTGGAAGGTATCACCACTGCAATCGACGGTAAAATCCTGTCGATGTATTTGGCCGGTATTTGTATTGCTGTCGGCCCTTACGTTCCAAGCGGCGCGCTGGGTGATGTTGCATACGGCCCGCTGACGCCAACGCCGAAAGGTGAAATCAGTTTCGTTATTGAAGGGCCAGACGGAAAACCTTACATGCTTTCCGGCGTGGGTAATCCGGCTGACGATTTCGTAATCGGTAAAAACGCCGATATCGAATTAGGTTTGGCAATTCGCAAATACAACGATTCGACGTACTACGGTGACGGCGCTGGCGCATTCGATATCGAATTGGATACGCTGGAAAACTGGACGTTCGCAGTAAGCGTTGGTTCGCTGAATCCCGGCGTGCCGCACATCACGGATATGTACGACATTTCTTTGATGCTTGACGTTGATCCAAGCAACGCAGAAAATGCGTTGAAATGGGATTTGATGTTGCCGAATAGCGACTCAAAGAAAAACTACGTTTGGTACAACACCGGTTCTCGCGTAGTTGTGGATTCCGCGACCAACGCCGAACTGTCTGTTACGCAGATGATTCAGCAATACGCTTTCCGCCATATCAACGATTACATTCCGAAAACTGTCGAGCGCAACAAAGCCGGTTCTCCACTCGGTGAATTCGCGATTGTTTTGGTTGCTACTCCGAAGTTTGGCAATGGCGAACCCGTGCTCGTTGAAGCCGTGGCTTTCGTCACAAAAAAGTCGTAAAACCTGCTCCTCGACAAGCATTTGTGGTCGGTGGTTCAGGTACTAACCAAGATGGACTTTACATTCAAACGTCTGATGGGTTTGTACCTGCATCTGTTCCAGCAAAAATAAACGACATTGCAACAGGTAAGGGAATTTATGTCGCGGTAGGCGAAGGGATTTATACGTCCACCGATAAGCAAGACTGGAATGCTGAAGATGTAGTTTTTGGGGAATGCAGTCACGTAACTTTCGCAGGCACGAAATTCTATGTCGCGGAAAACGGTGTCGGTATTCACTCGTTTGATGGCGAGACGTGGCAGACTGTTCACGAAGAAAACACGATTTTCACATCGTCGCTTTCTGTGAATGGAATTCCATTATTTGGCACGGCGGACGGTCGGATTTTCTACGGCCCGACATGGGGCGTTTATGACGTTGGTGATGGTGTAGTTAACATGGCGTACAGCACGAAATTCCATGTCAGCGTAAACACACCGAACACCCTTGAAACTTTCAGCGGGCGTTTAGGACAACTTGTTTCCGAAGGCGTTACAAACATCGAAGGTTTCACCGTGACAGATATGTGGTTCGACGCGGTTAAAAATATCGTGGTTGTTTCTGCCTATGCAACTGACGATCAATCGCCTGTCTTCTTCAACTGCAAAAACGGTGTGTGGACATTAGTGTTCTCCGACCTGAATGCTCCAGCGCTTTCCTTGGCGAATGGTGCAGTGGCAACGGCGGACGCAATCTACACAACATCGAATTATTCGGACTTTGCTCTGCTGCATTCGTTCGAAGGTTTTGAAGTGCGTGATTTGATCTATGCTTAACGATGGCCCTCGTTTCCTTATGGATTCGGGGGCTTTTTCGTTGGTGCGTAAAACTGTAAATACTGAGCATACCTGAAGAGGATTGCTTATGTGCGAAGACGTTGAAGAGTTTGAAGAAATAGATCAAATCGAAGACGAAGATTATCTCAGCTACGATGATGCACCTCCGCGCGGTCGAATCAAATACCGACAGGCTGATAAACCGTATCCGATTGAGGATCGTTTGGAGTATTTCAAATACGACAAGCAGTACGAAAAAAGCGTAAGAGAATTGCTGCAATACTTCTGCCCTGATTTAACCACGAACAAGAAACCGAAAGTTTTGCTGTTGCGTTTCGACGAAGAATCTTATGTGTTTGTCCCGGTCGAAGCAATCCACGAGCAACCTATCGCCAGTATGGGATGGATGGGGATGACAATGAGCTACCCGGCATCGGCGCCGACGTTCACCCTGACCACGCGATTGTTTCACAAAGACGAAAGAAAACTTTGGGCAAAATACCATGCGCTTACTGAGACTGTGTTCCGAAGTGAAGACCTTCGCCCGGTCAACATTTGCGGCATGATGTTTTACCTTTCAGATATGGACGCGATGTTCGGCACTGAGAAACATTCACGCGATACCATCACGATAAAATTCACGGCGGTGACTGACTACAAATATGGTCAGCACAGGCGCCTGCGTCAATACGAACAGAATATCCGAAAACAATTTGGGAAATTTCTAAAATGCGAATCGAATCACTGAAGCAGTTCAACAAAACCGTATCTGCTTTTAAAATTGCCAACACTTCCGACATGCGATTGCCGTTCTGGAATGGCGCGTGTTACATGGCGAACGTCGAAGCTGTGGATTCTTTCACGGAAGAATACAGCCGCGAAAACTTCACCCCGAGCAAATGCCATTTCATAAAAGCGCGCATTCGAATTGAATTGCATCCGCAGTACATGTGCCGCTTGCTGTACGACGTAGGCCAAGGCTACATGAACAACATGGAAGGCTGGCACTTCCCGTTTATTTACGAAGGTATCCACTTCGAAAGTTCCGAATACAAAGTGCTAGGCTTTGAGCCTGTGTGCGGCGTGCTTGCCGTAACCTTCGAACTCCGACTCGAATATTTCCAACCGGGTACGAAAATCAATGAATAAGTCTTACGAACATTTGACCAAAGTTAAAACCGCTGGTGGCACCATCCGTGTTTTCATGGGCCAGTGGATGACGGCATCTGTTGAAAAAATCACGCTGCCTTTGAGCGGCGATTCCCTCACGGTTGAACTGCAAATACACGGCGATCCAAAGGAAATCACCTTTGCGAAAAACGCGTACATTCGTGCATTGCTTTTCAGTCCGGTGATGGCTGCAAAATTCCACATGTTGGAACGTTCCGATTGGGACTTAACTGACATTCACGAAAACTTTATGGTTGGCCCCAACGTAGAGCGTTGGCATATCAGCCTGACACTTTATCCAGAAGGTAAAAATGAGTAGTTTCACAACTCCCCTCGTTGCTGAATTTGAAGACGACGGAATTCATTACGTTATTTGGCAGATTTTTGCCTATGCGATCGGCATACTGAATTCCGGCATCATGATTAACGTTCCGGTCGGCTACCGCACAGACTTGGCTTCGGTGCCGTGGTGGATTCGTTGGCTGTTGCCGCCGAATGGCAAGTACGGGAAAGCAGCGGTAATTCACGATTACCTTTGCACGTATCGACAGGTAATGGTTAACGGCGTCGGCGTCTATATCACTCGCGCACAATGCGATGCGATTTTCTTCGAAGCAATGACTGTGCTGAATGTTCCGGCGTGGCAAAAATACCCGATGTATCTTGCCGTCCGCGCCTACGCAAACACTACCGGGATTGATTTGGCTGACCACATGAAAGCCGCCGAAAACGATTCCTACTTTACTGACGTTTTAGCGCTCGCAGATAAACTCGTAGCGTAAGGAAATATCCATGCCGAACAAAGATGAAATTTTAGCCAAGATTGGCGAGCTTATGGAAGATCACAATCGCAAAAACCCGTTTGAAGAACTTGGCAAAGCGATGGCGGAAGCTGTTCATGAAAAGACGTACTGCCCGCGCCTGTCGCAGTTAGAGTTTATTCTGCTGCATTCTGCTGTTAAACGGAACGATACTGAAATGCTGGAAATGATGAATCGTCGTTATCAGCGTGGTTGCGATTTCTTTGTTGAAAAGTTCGGCGTGGATAAACTGTGGGGCGCAGTGAGCAAGATTTACGACGGCCAAGAATACCGCAAACAGTTGGAAGACAGTGGCCGCGAAGTGAACATCACAAATCTTTTCATTTTGATGGAAGAACGAAATGCACAACTCCTACCATGACGTTGTAATCGCCGCGAACAATCGGTTGTACGAACTTTTCAATCTGCCGTTTTCCGTGCGCTTGATGGCAACGCGTACCGGTGGTTGGGAATTGTGGAATACTGCAAACGACCGCAACGGAAACAAAGACGAAAAGATTGCAGAAGAATTCGGTCGGGCACCGATGACGCTGTACGTGAAACACGACGACAAAGAATTGAAGCCTACGATTTTCTGCCATCACAATTGGCGCACGCCGCAAGAAGACGCAATGCTTATGTCGGCAAACGAAATTGTGATCGGCAACATGACTGCCGATGCAAAATATTTGGGCGCGGGTAATCTGGAAATCACAACCTATCCTGACCTGCTGCTTCTTCTGCGCGATTACGTTGCTTTTACCGAAAGTATTTTCTTCGACGGCCTGCTGTGGGAAGTGCAATCGTTCACAAGTCACACCGAAACGATGGTGCTGCAAATCGCCAACCCAAAATATAACAAGGATTTGTAATGGGTGCTTATACCTGTGCCGACCTGCACTTGGGCCATCGCAACATTGCAGGCTATCGGAAAGTTAAAGTTCCAATCGGGAATTCCAAAACGCTTTTCCATCTGCGCAATTTCCACAACACCGAAGAGCATGATGACTACGTGGAAAAGGTGTGGTGTGAACGCGTGCGTTCCAATAAACGCGATATCACCTACGTGCTGGGCGACGTAGCTTTCAGTAAAGAAGCATGGGAACGGTTCGATAGCTTCCCCGGCAAAAAGATTGTGATTCTTGGCAATCATTGCACCGAATATGCAACGGCTGAATTCATTAGCCAGTTAAAAACTGTAAATAGTGTACATAGCATGTTGCGCTGGAAAAGCATGATTATGTCGCACGCGCCGTTGCACCCTGACCATTTGCGCGGCAAGCGTAATCTGCACGGGCATTTGCATAGCACGCTTGTACGTGACCGACGTTACATGAACGTTTCGCTTGAGCATACCGACATGGGGCCAATCAGCCTTGAGGAAGTGCAGGCAGAATTTGAACGTCGTCAAAAACTTTCGCACGTTTTCTACTCACTCGGCACGAAGGCCGCTGTGCGTATGGTGATTCAAAAATGCAAACAGAAACTGACCTGACGAAGCATTTGATTGCTGCGCTGTTCCTGTGTAATTACGAGTGGGAAAAGAACCAGCCGCCGACGCCGATACACATGATCGTCAAGCGTGGTTTCTTTGCATGCAGTATGGTGCAATACAAATTCCGTCCGTGCGAAGACAAGCTGGATAACGTGATGCTTGTTCTGGAATTTTTCTCACACCAGCGCAAAGTCGAATTGCCTAAAAAGGTGCTGATCGAAATTGGCAACCTGACACCGACTGTCAAACTGCGCGTAATCAACCTGACACGCACGGTCAAAGACTCCGGTTATTCCTACGTTGTCCAACTACAGGGCAACACAAACAAATCCATTTTTACGGAACGTTCCTAATGCAAGATATCGACCCGAACCTGTTGGCTGCAATCACCGCTGACGCTGAAGAGAATGCACCGGCCCCGCGCCTGCGTGGTGAAACTCCGCACTTTGTTCACATGGACGAAATGCCATTCTACAAAGAGCCTGTAGAAATCAGCGCAAACCCAACTGTCGAAGAATCCGAACTGACGGAAAAGCACGACTTGATGGATTCGCTGGCGCGCAACGTTGGTAAAGTTGAACTGGCAAATATGCTGAATGAAATTGCAGTGAGCGAAGGCCAAGCGCCTACGTTTACTCCCGAAATGCTCTCTGCTGTAGCGAGTGCCCGCATTCGTCAACAACAGAAGCAAAAACGCAAGACCAAAAAACGTCGTTAATGGAGTTGAAAATGTCCGAAGTTGAAAGCCAAGCTGTTGAAGCAGACGAAGCCGAAGATGCAGCGCTGGAAAACACCACGCCTTACGTCGGCGCGCTGACTGCAATTCGTAACGGTAACGTTGCAATGACCGTTACCAAACTGGTCGATAACGAAGGCTGCCCGCTGATTGTCGAATGTACCTATTTCGTCGGCAACGCGCTGAAAACTTTCTACGCAGAAACCGAAGCGTTTATCGGTTTCGGTGAAAACCTCGCGTTCTCCGGTGGCGCGTTTATCTACGCCTTCGACGACGAAGAGTAAGGAACCTCGGCCAAGGACGGCCACCACTTAATGGAAAATAAAAATGACAAATTGGGATCGTCTTTTCGTTTGGCTGGATGCTTCTGCGTACAACTTTGACGCACACAAGGAAGCACGACAAAAGTATCTCGCTCTGTATAAACAAAACACGCCGGAAGATATGGAACGTTTGATTCCAGATATCGCGGCTGCTGAAATTGCATGTTTCGGCGCGCAGATTCCGCAACTGCACGGCGCTGGTTATGCGCCCGGTTCATATCTCGGTACGTGCCACGATTGCAGAAACGAATTCACTGGCGACAAGCGCGCATTTACTTGCATATTTTGCGCACGAGGGGAAAAGGCATGAGCAACATTAGCGTAAGCGTACACACCGGCGAAGACTCCGAAGGCCATCGCACGTGGAGCGTAGTCGAAAGCGAATCTTTCCTGCGTGATTACAACGCAAATTTCGCATATGGTTTGTGGCACGAAACCGGTTCGCAATTCACATTCCATGCAGTGATTGCAGCCGCACATGTTCTGTCTACGATCATTAGCAAAGGCAGCGCCCGCGTAGACATTCCCGATGAAATGAAAATGGGCGTAATGCAGGCGACGATTTGCCACGTGATCGCTCACACCAACGCACGCACGACTCCCGGCACGGATGAATCAATCGCGCTGATCGACGAAATTCCTGAGTCGTACAACGTAGATAAAAAATTCCTGAAAGATTTCTTTCAATATACAGGCAAGTGGAGTACGCCAGCCGGTCGCGTATGTGTTCACTATGCGCGTGATGCAATTATTCTTTTTCCTGCGTTCCTGCAACACCCACGGACGCACATGAAAGAAGAGGAAGTCTGGATCGAATGCAAGCATCGAATGGAAATGGCCGCTGCCTTTATGCACAGCCAACCCGGACGCGATTTGTACAATTTTGTTATGCCGCATTGGCTGGCTGCAAAAGCTGCAACCGCTGCGCCTGCAAAACTTATCGGCAGCATGCTTTCTCAGGCAATTATCAAACAGCAAGAAATCATCGAACGTGCGAAGTCGGCAATCAAAGAAATTGCATCACACTGCGATCATCCGCCTGAATCCTGTTCTGAGGAATGCACCAGCGACACCGGCAATTGGTGCCGTGACGACGACACCTACTATCGCAAAGTGACCTGCAAGGTTTGTGGCTCACAATTCCACTTCTCGAAAAACACCGGACGTAACAAACCGGAAGTTCTCGACTCGACCACGCAGATGTTGCTGCCTATCAAATGAATTATTTAGTTCTGTTTGAAACGCCCGGTCATGCAGAACGTGCCGGGTTGATGCCCGGCTACACAACGGCTATCGGAGATTTACACGTCGTCATTTTGCGCATCCCACATTTGCCGTGGGGCGTGATTCGTGAATGCGTGACGTATGTGCAGAGTGACAAAAACTACGCACTTGCGGAGGATGAAATTGAAGAATATTCCCGTGCGTATTTGCAGGGCATTATTACGGAAGTGCTGGCACTCAATCTAGCACCGGTCAAGATCAATCAGTGGTGATAACGTGAACCTGCACGATTTCCAATTCAAACTGCACCAACACAATCTGCGATACAACGCGGATATCTGCAACCTGACGCAGAAAGAAAAGGTGCAACATTACGCTCTGAAAGTTGCGGGTTTGTGTTCGGATTTTTACGCGAACGGCACCGCACTGGAAGACAAGCATGGGCCGCGTTTGGTTTACGCGGTTTTGTCGTTGGCGAATTTCTTCAATGTCAGTCTGATCGCAGCTTACGCCAAGCTTGAAGGAAAGGGCCGTCGCCTGAATACGTTCGACGCAAACGTAAAGCGCTGGCAGAACGATAATGTTTCGCGTGATTCTCTGTTCTTTTTGTACATCGAAGAGGTGGGGAAATTCTGTAAAGTGGCGGAAGCATTGGATCATTTGGAACCGATGGATTTCCGCAAAGAACTGCACGCAATCATTCTGGAATTGTTCCTGATTTCCATGCGCATTCTGCGGCACGAGGATGACGACGATTACCAGAACTACGAAGAGATTTGCAGCGATTACATTTGCAGCATTGAAGACAAGCATCATTTCCGTGAACACTTCGGAAGTTTCAGTTCACTTACCGACCCTGAAGGATACCGTCCGCTATGAACCACGATGACGACGATTTCACCCCGGAAAATTTGAACATGAGTCGCGCCCGGTCGGCAGTGATTCGTGCAACTGGAAACCTCGACCGCCTGCTGCATCGTATCGCGTTGATTACCGATCCTGATGCGATCAATAAACCGAGTTTGATTACCAACACGCCGACTTTGTACAGCGCAAAAGTTGAACTTGAACGCCTGCTGACAGAAACGTTGCAAGCGCAAAAGATTATCGACGGCGCAGACACAGGAACGATGGCCGACATTAACCGTCTTTGCCACAAGCTGGGGATTTCGTTGTGAGAGGTTTCGGCTGGCTGAAAAGTTTGTTCGCAACCAAACCACAACCGACTCCGCGTTCTGCATCGGTGAAGTGTTTGTGCTGTGAAGGCTGGAGCCATTCTTACACCGCTTACGAAATGGAAAAAAGTTCGGCAGATTATCAGGAAGGTACTGATTTTATGCACTGGACTTGTGGCCGTTGTGACGCGGTTTCCGAATGGTTCATGGGCGCCCCGGTTGCCCTGTTCACACGCATGATTGTTTACGGCACCACGTATGAACAGTTGAAAATGGAAGTCGAAGATTTGCAGGCGGAATATAACCTGTTGCTTCTGTCCGATATCGTGAAGTACGCAAACTATAAACCAGATTGGGATAAAGTTGACGATCTGGACTACAACGCCTTGCTGGTTCTGAAAAGAATGAAGCGACGCACCATCGACGTTTTAAAAGCCATCGAGTAATCACCATGACCGAATCCCAATCGCTGCGTGAAGTTCTTTTTGCCGCTGTAGACAACGTGAATAACAAGTTTGTTTTCGATGGCCTGCCACACGAACTGGAACGCTTTGTTCCGCTCGTAGAAATCCGTTACGTGGGCAGTGACTACGCCGTTTATTTCTTCGGCCATTGCATGTGGGATAGCGACAACGATCCGCGCTTCGGTTGGGAAATGAGCGTGGAAGCGATGGAAAAACATCTGATTAAAAGCATCGACGATATTCGCCGTGTTCTCAATCACGTAACCAGCAGCATCGGTTCGGTGATCTGATGGACAAGGACGATATTTTCTTCGCGGAATATACGCGACTGTCCGACGCTGAAGTCATTGCGGAAATCTGCGTGCTGGCGGAATCTGACGAACCTACGGCCTCACGTAATTTTGCACGCCTTGTTGTCAACTTTTTGGAAGACTGCAAGACGTACAAAAACGGTCGGGCGATTGACCAGACGTTGCTTGCGATTGTCGCTATCAAAAAGAACCACGCCCGCATGGCTACGGTTCTGCGCGCCAGCTATAGCATCCGCAATTCGCTGAATGAGTGGTTTAACGTTCGCGATAAAGTTCTGGAAATTCTGCAACAATATGAACCTGAGCGCAGCAAGAAACTCATGGCCGGAATCGCGACAGTCCCGTTCGAAGGCTTCGAAGAAATGGACGGCCTCGACGCATGGCAATCCATTGTAAAAGCGTGCCGAAAATATGCCTGAAGAAATGAGCATGCAGGAACTCTACGATGAAATGAAAGCCGCGTTGAAATATCTCGACGTGGGTTTTCATGACATGGCAGATGTGAGTGTGAGTATCGACGGAAATGGCCGACTGGTTTTTGCTTGTGGCCGTCGAGAAACTACACTGGAGATTCCCGAATATGAATGAGTTGTTTCCAGACCGGAACGGCAACGTTTATCCGATGTACAACGGTTTCCGTGTGCATCTGAATGCCACGCTGACCGACAAGAAATACCACACGCGAGAACGCAAGTGGGCGCATCGGAAAATGTGGAACAAAGCGAAACGCTTCAATCACATTCCGTATGAAGTTCCATCGCGTCAAATCATCAAAGCTGACGACAAGCTTTTCATGCACCCGGCAATGTGGAAAGAAATCGAAAACGCCATGACTTCGCTGCACAAAGCCGCCAATACTTTCTCAATGGGAATGCACCATGCGTCCGAATCTACGCCACCGCAAAACCACCAACGGATTGCGAGCAACGCGCTGTATCAAGTGGAAATTAACCCAGCGAATTTGGGTGGCATTCGTCCTTGATCCTGAAGAAATAAAATTCAAACAGCACGGAAGTCTGCACAAGCAAATGGGCTACGATACGAAAGGTCGTTTGGTCTGGCCTGACCGTAGCATTCACGATATCAAACCTGATTACGTGATGCTGTACGCGCTGCCATGCGTGGAATTCGATGACGCTGCAAAATTGACTGAAGTGATGTTGGCACACTTCAACACGCCACCAGAAAACGCGTGGATGCCGGTTATTCCCTCGGCACGTCCGATGATTCCGTCGTTGAATTTCTCCTACGCAGAAGCCGAACACGTAGTGCGCAACTGCGTTAATCCTGTGCAGCAATTTGCAGGTGAAAAAGATGAATGAATTTGAAATCGACGAAGAACATTTCGAAGACGATGATTCCCGTATCGAAGCCGGCGACGAAGTTCGTTACATGGGCGAAGGTGGCTGGCCCGGTGAATCGGATAGTGCCAACGAGCATTTGACTATCGGTGCAATTTACACGGTGGCCGATGCTTGCGTGCATAGCTGGCACACCAAAATCTATTTGGATGGTTTCCCAAATATTTCATTCAATTCCGTTCTGTTTGATAAGGTGGGCGATGATGTTTGAACAAGCAGGCGTAGCAAATATTCGTGAACGTAAAGAAGCGAACGAAGGACGTGCAATGCGCGAATTACAAAAGCGTCAGGAAGAGGAAAAGCGCAAGCGGGAGGAAGACAAGAAACAGTAACGGAAAACAAACGCAATACTCATGTGCGGAAAGCACAGAGAAACCTATCTAACTTATGCGTGGAAAGCGCAAAGGAAGAATCATGCAATACAAAATCGGTTTTACCACGTTTGAAAACGAAGCAATGTACGAAACTGCCACCAAGGCAATCATCATGGGCTACAGCATTAACGGCCCCATCGGTGAAGGCGTTACAACAAACGCAATTGTTTTCAGTACCACCGCAGGCAGCGCGCAAGCCCGTGTAGCGAATTACATGAAAGGCAATGTGCCGCAGGAAATCCTGTGCATCGGCCTCGACACGACCGAAGAAGAAATCGTTTCACTGTTTAACAAGATTGTTTTTTCCGGGCACGTTATTTTCACGCCTGAACTCGGCTACATCAAAGACATTCTGTATCACCACTTCGCAAAAGTTATCGAAAAGATTGGTTTCAACATCGACCATCGCCGCAGTCTGCCGCGACGTGAAGCGCATATCTTTTTCCCCGACGAACACATTCAACAGTACGCAATGGGCGCGATGTTCGAAGAGTGGAAAAGTTACAAAGAACGCATTCGCCCTTACGCGTTCTACGGTGAGACTCGCCGCTTCGGTCGCTTGATTGATGACCGTGAATTGCAGAATCGTTTCCGTACCGAACATTTGTGGGAAGACGGCGAGCGTGACGAAGACGGCGACGCAGTTCCGACCATCGCAAGCATTGGCTCCCGCACTGGTTATAAAGAACCAATGTCCACGCTGAAAAAAGCTGCACCTACGATTCTCGATCCGATCAAAACTTTGCTGGCGTACACAAAACCGTACACGCACTTTGATCGCCAGTCGATGCACCCGGTTCGCCTCGGTGTGGGTTTCCACATGTTTTCTTTGGATATGTTCACGAATATTCTCAACGAATTGTGTCCGCATGTCCGTACCGAAAATCGTACCGTTCTGATTCATGATTCGCTGGCGTGGAAATGGTTTCAACAATCCATCACACACAAACCGCAGCGCATTTACGACGAATGCGGCGTATGTGCTGACAGTGGCCGTGACACAGGCGATTCCGAACCCGAATACACTGTGATTTCGATGGAAGAAATCGAAGCGAAATAAAACTCACGGGGCCACGGACGGCCCGACTGCAAAGGGAACTGGAAATGAGCACGACACACCAACTCGCAGAATCTTATCGTCAACAAACAACCGCGATTACCAAAGGTTTTCTCGACAACGTTGGCGACCGGTTGAACACCGATATCCACACACGCAAAGCCTACTGGAAAGCCTACAGAAAAATGCGTGCAAAAGTTTACCCGCGTGGCGCTGATAAAAACAATATCGTGCTACGGTTTGAAGGAATGATTTGATGGTCGATCTTGATTTCATTTGGAAGCACTGTAGCTTCGACGATTGGGACGGCCACGGTGCTGACGCTCTCCCCGGCGAAGTGATGCAAACCGCTCGCGCTATGTTTGAAAAGTTTCCTGATCTTTGTCGCGGCAAAGTTTTCGAAGTAACACCAGATTCCAACAAGCGCATCATGTTCGAATGGGCATACCGCGACGAACTCTATATCGTTGTGGAATTTGGTCTGATGGATTTCTCGGCGTTCTCCCGCAATGGTGAAATCATCGAGCATTATCCCGACCAGTACCGCAACGGAAAGATTGCAGATTTACCCGCTCTGTTTGAAACGCAAATTCGCAACTTTATCAACACTCACGGTGACAAGCAATGATCGTAGGAAAATACACGCTGGAAGTTACGGACGAACAGGAACTGATGCTGCCATTCGGTGCCGAGATTCTTTCTGTGCAGTTTCAGAAAGACCACAACCAGCGTGACAAGCTGCGCCTGTGGGCACTGATCGACGATACCAGCACGCATTTTCAACATCGGAAAATTCGTATTGTTGGCACCGGTAATCCTATCGACGAACATCCGGGTAAATTCCTCGGCACCGTGCAAGAAGCTGGCGGTCAATTGATCTGGCACATTTTCGACGCCACAAAGCAGGTGTAAAAATGAAGACTCGTGTATTTGAAACACACGACAGGCGCTTTATTCCGCAAGCGAAATTCTTTCTGCATCTTTGGCAAGAAATCACCGACGACCGTTACGAACACGAACTCAGACGTGCCGACGATTACGACACGGATTTCGATGCGCGCCAATCGGCTGAAGACTGCGCCGTTCGTTTCGCGTTGAACAAAGGCACGTACATGGGTTTTGTGCGTGAACCTTATTCGCTGCTTCAAAAGATTCGCAATTATTTCGCTGGTGAAACAGGCGCACAAGGTTTACCCGGCCCACCCGGCCCGCAAGGCCCACGCGGTGATCGTGGCGAAAGTCTGCGTGGTTTGCCCGGTAAAGATGCACGCGGAATTGACGACTTGCTTTGTCCGTTCTGTGGGCACCATCGCACCGATCCGCCCGCGCAACGTTTGTTGTTGGAAGAAGCAACGATTAACGTGTTTCTTTACAACTGCAACAAGTGTCAAAAAGATTCCATGTGGATGAACTATAACGGATTGCTTCTTAGTGAGCGATCAATCAAACGAACGCCCGGTCGAAACGGACGGTGAAAAATGTTAAATGTTGTGTTGGCAGATTCCGAAGAACGAATGCCGCCGATGGGTCGTCCTGATATTCAGGTAGCGATGAAAGTTCCACCGGCAAATCCTGCATGGATCGAACCCCTTGTCCGTAAGTACGTGAAAGACGTTTTGCAAGCGTTGATGACTGACGGAATTGTTCGTGATTTGCACGCACGTTTTAAAACTGACATGGAAGCATTCGGCGGTCTGCAAAAGCGCAACATGGCTGACATGCGCACGCATCCGAATGCAATCTGTACGCAAGCTCCCGGCCCGTGGGATCATTGGGTTGTGCGTGGTTCGGGGCTTTCGTTGCTGAAATATGCGTATCACCTTTTCATGCTGCAAAGTATTCGTGCTTTTACGAAACTGAATGAAGGTGAAGTGCTTGATGTACACACGCCGGACATGTACATGAACTTTCTCGAAACTCATGTGCGTGAGCAACGGTTGAATGGGCGTCCGCTGTTTAACCGCAGCGAAGTGGGTAGTCTCGGTTGGTTCCACATTTACGCAGACTTTCCAATGCACGGCGAACGTCAACCGTACCGAGTGATGATGCGTGTGAACTTCACCAGCGGCGATTCGATCATGGGCGACTGTGGTAACGCAGAGTGCATGACCAACGCAATCGAATGGCTGCCTGATTACCTTACGGAATTCGACGTAGCACTCGTGTAAAATTGAATGCGGTAATTTAGACATAACACTCACTAAAAAGGAGGAAGTGTTATGTCTACTTATCGCGAAATCACTGGCGATGTTTCGGCACGTTTTGAGTCGGGCGGTCGCGGTGTAAAAACCGTAAGTACAGGCAAAGGTGACAACGGCGGCGTTTCCTACGGCGCACACCAACTGGCATCGAACAACGGCAGCATGGCGGCATTCGTCGCTTCGAAATTCGGTTCGGCATATCAGGCGCAATTCAAAGGTCTGAAACCGGGCACGAAAGAATTCTCGGCTGTGTACAACCAAATCGCAAATTCGAAACCGTTGGAATTCGAAACCAATCAGTTTCTCTACATTGCTTCGACCCACTACGATCCGCAAGCCGCAAAACTTTTGGCAAATGGCATTTCTGTAAAGGATCGCCATGTGGCCGTGCGTGAATGCGTGTTCTCGGTCGCAGTTCAATACGGTGCAAATACTTCGCTGATTATCAAAGCACTCGGCGCCAACTTCAAAGGCTCTGACGCGGACTTTATCAGCAAGGTTCAGACGTACCGTGGCGATACTGTAAAGCTCTATTTCAAATCGAGTAGCGAGAACGTTCAACAGAACATCAAGCAGCGCTCGAAAGATGAACTCACAATCCTGCAAAAACTTTTGACGACTTAAAAGGGATAGATATGGAACAGGCACGCGTGACCGAATTCCGATACACGAATGGCCGTGTTGTTATGGATTATTCTCTCGACGATATCGTTGCGTTTGAATCCAGCCAGAAGTACACCGAAGTGGTTTTGCGCAAAGGTGATCGCCGTCCGATTCTCGACATTTCGTTGATCGAATTGGAAAAGCGTTATGGCGATCTTTTCATTCGTAGCCATCGCGGCGTTCTGGTTCGCCGGGACGAAGTGAAAGCCATGATGAAAACGCGCACCTACGGAATGTACGACGTGCTTTTGAACAACGGTCACGTGTCGCCTATTTCGCGTCGTCAAAAAGCTGTGATTCGACACACCGTAAAAAACAACGAATTGAATCGCTTTCTGGCCGACATTGCAGCAAAGGAAAGTGCGAATGCGCCACAATCGAATTGAAGTCTACGTCGTATGGTTTGTTGTCGTGCGTGACGATGGCTACGGACAACCGGATTTAGATCGTGACGTTTACAAAGAATGTTGGACACAACGCGAAGCCGAAGAAATTCTCGCAGAATGGTACGCGAATGATGTTCCCGTTCCCGATGACTACTATTACGCCTACATCGAACACACCGACCGATTCGACGACTGACACCGGGTTGACACAGGCCCGCAAGCCCGGTAGGATGGGCGCTCTAGCCCGACGAGGACGCTGCATAACCCTCACGGAATAGCGGAAGTTTTCTCACTCGTTGAAAAGGACACAATCATGAGCATTCACGAAGCAATCCTGTTTTCCTTTGAACGGAATCCTGAAGGCGTCGATTTCTATTTCATTCCCGTTGATTCAGGTTTGAGCATTAACCTGATCGGTGCGATTAGAACTCTCGACGGATTGTTCATTAACACCGACCGTTCTCCGCAAACGGACGAACAATGGAAAGCGTGGGAATACGTTAACGCTGCCATGACCGAAGAAGCGCGCCATCTGGATCATAAAAACGAACACAATCAAAATCGCTTCCATGCGAAATTGTTGCCGTTCCAAATCGGCACGCAAGCAACGGATTTGAAATTCGATTGCGGCGATCATTTCCGATTGGTTCGTTCGGGGATGATCCTGTGAAACGGCTGATGCTCGAAATCGAGAAAATCGTCGTTCTGCATTGCGACCACGGCCCCGACCTTATCCAGTTGCACACGAAAGGCTTGAAGCCTTGCATCTGGCCGTATGACGAAAGCCCAACGCCGCGTTTTGAAGTGGCGCGGGGAACGGGCATTGATTACGTCAAAGAGAATTTCGGCATCCAGCCTGAATTCCTCGACATTCGGGCCGAACGCGAAAAACTGTAAATAGACAACAGAGCAACAAACACTAGGCGCTGGTTTTCCAGCCGCTGGCGCCCGGTGAATTCTTAGTGCTGGATTTTGGAGTTACTGCAATGCCTATCAACATGAACCCTGCTGACGTTGCGAAAATGGCCGATGGCGTTAAAGTCGTTCTGGAGATTGCCATGCGTCAAGGCAAAACCCGTGCGTTCGTTAAGACTCGTGATTTCTTCGAACTGATGAAATTTTCGAATCTGCGTCTCGTGAAGTTTTCCGAAGAGCTTGCCGATTACATGACCACCACTGAAGCGCACAAACGTTTCGGTGAATGGATTTTCACGGAATTCGGTGATGGGTACAGCGTATTTGTGGAAATGGCAAAGAAAGGGGAACCGTCCGGCCTTGATGCACACGCGCAACGTGACGACGCGTATTTCCTGCCGTCTACCGGTCGCGGCATGACGCATTTCAATTCGTTGCAGCATTTGATTGATGCGAATGCGGAAGACAAAGCCGCCGAACGTAAACGCAATTTCGGCAACGTCGCAGATATGCACGACGAAGACATTCGCCGCGCAGCAGAAAACAATTCCAAAGCGTAAACCGTAAAAGACTAAGCCTCGCCTCGTGCGGGGCTTTTTCGTTTCTCCCCCGGCGTTTTTTCACCATGAACAAATATTCTGTCCGCATCACAAACGCGCATTTCACCAGCGCCACCATAACCGTATATGCGGATTCCCGAAAGCAAGCAGAACTCGACGCCCTTTATGGTCGCACGCAATTCAAAGTGCAGTGGGCCAAATTGATAAAGCGCGATGTTGAGAAACCCGTCCGCAAATGGAAGTCCCTCGCATGAACATTTTCGCGACTGACCCGAATCCTGAAATATGCGCACAGCAACATTGCGACGTGCATGTCATAAAGATGATTTTGGAGACGGCGCAATTATTATCGACTGCGCATGTCGTGGTGACTGGAAATCAGGTCGCCTATAAAAAGACGCATGCCAATCACCCATGCGGAATTTGGATTCGTGAATCTGCCCACAATTACAAATGGGCGTTCCGTTTATTTGTCGCGCTGTTGTCCGAGTACGAATTCCGTTTCGGTCGTGTTCACAAATCAGCGACGTACAAAAAAGCACTGGCGCAAATTCCACCGCTGCCAGTTTTGGGCCTGACGAAATTTGCACAGGCGATGCCGCTAGAATTTACCGGCGCATGTTCTCACGCTTCCTATAGACGATACGTGCGGGCAAAGTTGCGTGAATGGAAACGCAGACCTAAACCAATGCGAACCACATTCACACGCCGCGCCCCGCCCGCGTTTCTGCTGGCCGTATGCAATTCAGTTGACACCCCTTTGTCGTTTGGGCATTATTGAGTCTCGGCAAATATGCCTACCGACTTTTGAACTCACGCAATAAGGAACGTTTCCTATGACTCTGCAATCTGTAGCTGCATCGAAAGAAGAACTGCGCAACACAATCATGGTGCCGTCGCGTGTTCTGCCAACCATCGTCGAAACGCTTTTCAACGAAAACGTGGTTCGTGTTAGCCGTGAAGATTTTATCGGCGGCTGTTCTTTTCATGTCCGTCGCATTTTGAATGACGGCACCACCGAATATATTTGGTTCTCAATTAACCTGTGGGAGCAGAATTCGAATTTCAGTATCGTCAATTTAGCGGGCGAACTTTTGTGCCGTGGTAATTCGACTGTTGAGCTTGTCGAGTTTCTGCAAAATCAAGGCGCGGACATTTGCGACCCATTCATTGTTGACTTGCTGAGTGCGAAATAATGGAACCGCAAACAATTGTGCGTGTCGTGTACGGCGTAATCATCCTCGGCCTAATCGGATGGTTCTCGTGGGAAGGCTGGAAAATGTACAAGCTGCATATGCACTATAAAAAGCGCCGTGAAGCATATGCGCGCTTGACTGAGGAAGTTGAAGCTATCGAAAAACGTGCTGAAGAGGAAGCAGCGAAAAATGGCAACGTGTGAATTGACCGGACGCAATTTGCAACGCTGGCGGAAACGCCTCGGCATTAAAAGCAGTGACCTTGCCCATTACATGAGCGTCACTGTTGACGTGTTGAACAAGGTAGAGAACCAGCAACCGTATACAGGCACGCGTGCAATTCTGGAACGTGCCGACCGGGCGCTTACATGGTTCGACAGTGCCGACATTCAGGCACTAATGCGCGACTATAAAGAAGCCGAAGCGTATAACAATCCATTGTCGGATTATGAATACGAATATGGTGCTGAAGTCGCGGAACAAATGCGCAACGCAATAAATGCGCATCACCGAATTCTGCAACATCTAAAAACCATCAAGGAGCCACCAATGGGCGAACAACTTTACACCGTCACTTTCGAGAACGGCGCCACGCAACAGGAATACGGCAAGTCCGAAGAAGACGTGCGCGATTTCATTGCGCGCTGTTTCAAATTCAAAGGCCCGATTAAATCCGTCGCGCTTTATCAGCCTGAATAAACATAGCCCGCCTCGTGCGGGCTTTGTCAGTAGTAAACCAATCTGACCCTAAGAGGAAACGACAATGGCAATTTTGAAACTGTGGAAACCGACCGCTGAAGAATGCAAAAGAATTCGCGACTACACAAAACAGGAAGTGCGCGGCCTGAGTCGTATGGAACTCGGCACACGTCTTAACACGCAAGATCACAGCGAAACCGTTTCGGGTAATATTGCCATCGTTGCGAAAACGGAAAACTGGCAAGATACAGACCTCGCTGATTTAATTTCGTGGGCGGATTTTCGCAAGGGCGTAGAGTTGACCGAAGACGGTCGCGCCATTCTGGATTTCTACTGCTATAGCCGCGAAGGACTGGAAACGAATATTTCGGTCTACTATAAAGACGGCGCCATTTTCAAACTGGCACGTTCCGGCGCATCACGCGCATTGAATTTCTGAGGTGACGCATGCTTAAACTTCTGCGCCGCCTGTTGGGCCTGTGCGAACATCGTTATGACTGTATCGCAATCGAAGACGTGAAATGGACGGCAGCGCAAGACGGCAGCATTATTGCCGCTGATATGGCTGCTGCTGGAATTATCCATCACCGCAGCTACACAATGGTTTGTCGGCACTGCACCAACGTAAAAGTGAAACGTGTAAAACCATAAACGAGCAAAGGGGCATTATCATGCAATATCCGCAAGAATTAAATCTGACGCAATTTCAGGTAGAAGTTCTGTATCACCGCGTACAGCTTTTGACTGACGACGGTTTGATCGAAGAGCTTTACGACGACCGCAGTAAAGAGACGCGAAAGCGCCTCGTGGAATCCGCAACGAAATTTGATTTGGCACTCAAAGGCGAAAAGGCCGCGACTGTCACTCTGCAATCTGTAACCGACGCAGAAATTCTTGCGGAGGCTTTGGAAGGCGGGACGTATTTCGGAAACGAGAAACCGTCGCCGCAACAAAAGCGCACCATCGAAACGCTGGCCGACATTCTCTCGCCACTGGTGCATCGCACGGTCAAACCTGCCTTCTGGTAATTCAATGCAAAATCGCAGTCCGTTGTTTTACGTGTTCCGGTTAATTTTTCTCGTGTTGGGCTTTTTCATTGTCCGCGCTATCTATCGCCGCGTGATGAAAATCGAAGAGCCAGCCGTACCGGAACGCGACACCGAAACTCAAAAAGAATTGTGGGAGAAAGAAAATGACCGCACGTAAATCCGTTGTCGAGAAATTCCGCGCAGAGAATGCTGTTGACCCGTCGCTGACCTTTATCATGATTCACAAAAACGGGTACTGGGGCAAAGGCGCAACGGAAGCAGAAGCATTGCAGGCGTACAACAGCATCGTCACGCCGCCCAAGATCGAAAAAGATATGATGGTCTGGCTTTGCACTCCCGGCGCACGCATTAACGAGAATGGGGGAGTGTCCAGACCACAAGGCGATCTTGAGCCTGTGCGAATTCAGTAATTCCACAAAAAAAGTAAAACCGGGCCTAGTGTCCGGTTTTCTCGTATGGAGAATAAAAATATGCGTCCTGAATTTGTCATGTACGGTTGTATGGCTGGTTACATTGTCATGCTGTTGTGTGCGTTCGGCGTTTACATGCGTGAGAACCGGTTGACTGCGGAACTGGAGCGGGAAGAAACGGAAAGGGAATTGCAACGTAGGCAAGAATTGGTGGAAGTAATAAACCGCCACGTAAATCGAGGAAAGCATTATGAGTAACAAAATATTCGGCACGCGAATTGTCATGACCGGTAAAGTGCAGCAGGATTTCATTCACTGGTACAGCGACAGTAAAGAAACGTCCGACGAATTAACTGCGTGTGCAAAAGCGATGGGCGCGCCAGAAAATGTGACGGTAGAATTTATTCCCGTCGAGTCTGACGTAATTGTCACAGAACGCGGAACGTACAAATTGAGCAACGGTGAAAAGGTCGTTCTCAATTTCAAGTCGGGGATTGTCATGCACGGTTATGCAATCGTGCGCGGCAAATCGAAAATGAATCGCCCGGTTGCCTTCTACATAAACGGCGAACCAAGTTCCCGCGCTTCGAAAACACGCGGCGCCAAGATCGTCGAACAGGTTAGCGCATACGTCGGCGCCTAACGCCTGTGCGCCCGTTGCAGAAAGTTTTGCGCGGGCGCTTGACGTAGGGACAATGAAAGTGAGACGATTCAATCCTCGGCAAATATGCCTAACAGATTTGTCACTCACGAGATAAGGGAAGTTTGAACATGGCAATTAACAAAACCACGATCATCGCTGCGATCGGTTGCCCACATTTGACTCTCGGTAAAGCTGGCCTGCATCAATATTTTCTCGACTACACAAATGCGGACGCTGGCATTTACATGCAACGCAAAACGATCCACGTTCGCAAACTCGCCCAATTCGATTTGGAGAAATGGGAACGCATCGGCAAAGAATTCGTCGCCACTGTGGAGAGTAAATAACATGACGCTTAAAACGGAAGGCGCGACAATTCACCCGACTCGCGCAAAGCAGGTAACAGATTTCATCGGCAACAAAAATCTGGAATTGGTACAGGGTGAGGGTTACTGGTATTTCATTTACGACAATCAGCGTGGCAAGTACGAAACGCACAGCGTACAGGTTCTGCGCCTGAATCATTTGTCGTTGGTTGAATGGATTGCGGAAGGCAAAGATTTCGTCGCACAGATGGAACCGAAGCCGGTTGAATTCACCACGTCCGCGTATCTCGGTTTGATGGAAATGGAAATGGACGTTGCAGGTGACAACGTAATTGTTTCCGTCGGCAACGGCGAATTGCTGAAAGAAACGCAGGAACTAATGAACACGCATATGTATCGCTACCGCGTGGAATTTGCGGGCAAACAATTGAAGCATCGAATTCGTACCGGCATGGCCGACGACGGTTTGATGTTGGGCATCACTACCATTATCGAGGAATAAATAATGTCCACTGTTTACGTGTACCACCACGCAAACCCGAACGCTGCTGAAGCAATGCAGTCCGTTGAAAAGGGCGTTGCTGATGAAAACGATCCGACGTTAATTGCGTGGATCGACGACGAAGGCAACATCGCGGGTTGGGCAAAAGAAGACGGCACGCCGAATCAATACGGTTCGCACGTCGAAGCCATTACCAACGAACAGCAATTTCGTTTGATTGAAAACGGCCTGTTCGAATTACGCGTTGCTGTTCAATGCTGCCATTCCGGTTTGAATTCTTTGGCACTGCTGAAGCCTGCAAACTGGAAAACGGAAAGCGACCGCGTTCAACGCGTGCAGGATATTCACATTGGCGAAATCGCTGAATTGGAATTCACACGCGTTTCAATTCTGGCGGAAATCTTTCAAGACGACATGCGAAAGATTCTAGGCGCGTTTTACGCCGACGTTCGCGGTTCGTTGAATTGGTCGATTGCTGAAGCTGAAGAAATGGCTAAAGTTCTCGACGACGAAACGGAAAGCATCACCGCACGCGGAATTGAGCTTTTCGAAGCTGGCGCACCGGAAATTGATTTCGAGTCGGCCTATAACGTTTTGGTGCCTATGTACGTTTCTATGAGCGCCTTGCAACGGCTGAAATCTGACGCCACTGGCTGGCAAACTGTCGAGGGTTGATTATGTGGTGGCTGTACATTTTGATACCGGTTCTCGTTTACATGGCAATCGGCGCGTTTCTGTTCTGTGTGGTCGTGAAGTACATACAGGAAGCGCGGCATACAGATAAGCAGTGCGGCACGGTTTACGAACAGTACGCGGAACTACGGGGCTGGCTGAAGGCCCGCGCAGCGCTGGAAGCACTGGCTACGCTGGTTTTCCTTTGGTTGCCCGTTGTATGCGGCTGGAAACGGTTTCCGTGGTTTCCCCAACGATAGATAAGCCTTCCTGCACATTCGCCGGTTTCGGAATGTGCAGCGGGGCTGGCCTAGCGAATCTGCCCACCAGCAAAGAAAGTTTGCACAGGGGGTTGACGTTCAAACAGCTTTCACGCAATATTGAATCTCGGCAAATATGCCCATACGAATCTGCACTAACAGATTAGGGTAAGTTTCGAACCTGCTGCAAATGCTTGACCAGCTATGCGCCTCTAAGGCAAAACGTTTTTCAGACCGGCAATAATGCCAACCTCATTTTTAAAAGGGATACACGCCATGACTACTACCACTCACACCGTCGCTGCTATGTTGTCCGTTGCTGTTGCCGCTCTGGAAGCTCAGAACAAGGCGCACAAATCGGAAACCGGTGAAGTTCTTTATGCGCTGGGCCAAGACATGGGCAACGGCGTTAAATTCCGCGAATTGAAATCGTGGGCGAAAGACTTCAAAGCCAAACAGGCCGAAGTCGCTCCGAAAGCTGCACCGAAAACCGCCGCTGTTAAAACCCCGGCTGCTGCACCGAAAACCCCGGCTGCAAAACCTGCTGCCGAAGTCGTGGAATTGAAAGCGACTGAAGTTCGCGATCAAATCGTTCTGATCGGTCGTGCGAAAGAAACCGTTACTCGCATCGTGAAGGACAAAGAAACCGAACAACGTTTCGCCGTCACTGATAAAGGCACTCGCATTTTGCTGGCCGATATCGAACGCAACAATCGCGGCAATCTGCGCGTAGCTGTTGACGCTGTTTCGAAATACGTCAACAACGCGCCGGTAGCACCAGCACCAAAAGCCGCTGCAAAAACTCCGGCTGCAAAAGTTTCGGCCAAAAAGCCAGCGGCTGAAGAATTCGAAGCCGAAACCAGCACTCGCCGTTTCCCGGTTCGCCATCTGGAAATCAGCAAGTCGTCGAATCTGGTTTCTGCCGAATATGACCGCAACGACCAAACTCTGATCGTTGTTTTCAAAGACGGCGCAGTGTGGGCATACGAAGGCGTGAAATTGAGCGAAGCTAAAGCGCTCGAAACCGCTGAATCGTCGGGCAAACATTTCATCGCGAATATCCGCGACGTGAAAACCGGCAAAATGGTTAAATCCGGTTCGAAGGCTGCACCGGCTGCAAAAGAAGCAAAAGCTGCTGCAAAAACTCCGGCCCCTAAAGCCGCTGCAAAAGCCGCACCGAAAGCTGACGCGGTAGAATTCACCGGTAACGATTTGCGCGGCGCTGTTTACATGAACGGTCGCAAAGCTGAAACCATCGGCAAGGTTGTAAAAGGTACTGATGGCGAACGCTACATTGTCACCGAGGAAGGCACTCGCGTTGCAGTGTCCAGCCTGCGCAAAAACAACCGTGGCAAGTTTGTTGCTGACGAAGTTGCACCGGCTGCAAAGCCTGCTAAAGCCACTGCAAAACTGGCGCCGACCATTGCAGCGTTGAAAGCTGAAAAGAAAGCAGACAACACTCGCAAAACCACCGGCAACAAAAAAGCCGACTTCGCAAAGGCTGAAGCTGCACCGAAGAAAATGCACGTTGTAGAAGCGCGCCCAACCATCACCGACGTTCGTGATAATGGCGTGCGTGTAGTGAAGGGCGCTAAATCGGTAATCGTGCCAATCGAACGCGTTGTACGTCGTGAGAACGTTCGTTACGCAATCACCGAAAATCGTTTCCCGCTGCCGTTCGATCAAATCATTTTCCTCGATGGTCAACTGACCTACACCGGCAAGCCGCTTACTGCTGAAGAATTCCGCGCTCTGTAATACGGGCGCTTTCCTAAACCCCCGGCGAAGAAATTCAAAGGGGGTTATTTTTCGTCTAGCAAAAAAGGAGCGCGACGATGGAAAAGGTTATGTTAATTATCGGTGTCGCAATCTGCGTGGGTTTACTTGCGCTTGCGTACATTTATCTAAAGGAAGCAAAACAGCGCCAATTAGCATCGGCTGCGGACAATGTTCGCTGGCGTGAAGAACGCAAGCAGGCCGGTTTCTGGAATGGCGTTGAACGTCGTGCGCCCGTGCGTGAATTTGCATTGACCAGCGATGAAAAGGCCGCTGCTGCTTTGCGCATTCCTGTAGCTGCTGATTCTGTAAAGGAACAGCGTGCGGAAATGCTTGAGCATCTGGAAGCAATCGCAGATGTACTGCAACCAGAAAGCGAAGCTGCACCGATTCCAAAATACGATTATCCGAACTTCGATGGCTTCCCGTTTAACGGTACGGCCTACCACCAGTTCAAAGACGAAATGCTCAAGCATGGTTTCATTATGCGTTTCGTAATGGCGACAAAAGAAATTCAGGTGATTTATGAAAACCCGAATGACTTGCGCGCCGAAGTGATGCGCAAACTTTATACCGCGCCGACTGCAATTTACCCGGCGAACCTTCTGCACGATCAAGGCTGCATTATGACCGCGCTGTGGGCCATGCGGAAATTCAAAAGCGAAGAACGTCTACCGGAATTGGACGCCTTCATTTATCTGTGAGGTTTTTATGTGGAACGCAGCATTTGACGGACAACTGGCAGAACTGGAATCGCTGTTCAACGCAACGCGTGATTCGATTCAGTTTTTGAAAGCGGCTAAAGAACGCAATATCACGCCGCACGAATTGAGCGACCGCATTGCGAAAATGCAGGCCAAGCAAACCGCGATCATGAATCGAATTTGCGAGTGCGCAATTCTGCTGGGCGGGTACGTGAAAAAGGGCAAGCCTGAAAAGGGTTTGATCTACAGTTGGCAAATCACTGTGCCATCGTATAACCGCGAATACAAAATCGTTTTCGACTTTGCCCGCGCATACGAGCCTGAAATTTACGACCTCGCACTTTCCCATCAATACTGGATCACACATAACAAACGCCGCACCTCGCGCTTCTATGTGTACGACCGCGATTATAACGATTGCGAGTCGGTTCCAGAATTCCGCAAGTACATTCACACTGCCAATAAATATTTGGCTACCCAACTTAAATAAAAGGACGTTCCGATGATTTCTCTTTTCCTTAGCGTGTGCCTGCAAGGTCAACCGTGCAAAGAAGAACGCGTAGCAGATTTCTTCACGGTGATGGCGACCGAAATGTGTTCCACTAACAAATTCGGAATGCAGACCGCCGCACGTAATGAAAAGCGGCAAGGCACATTCGAATGCCACACCGATGCAAAACCGGCAACGATTGCAGCGACGGCGAAACTGAATTTCGATTTGACCGTGGCAAATGGTCAGAAAGAACTTTTGGAACTCGCACGGTTCTACGGGAAAGGCGGTCAACCGCTTTGTGCAAAGAACGCGGATCACTACCGCGCCGATTTAATGCAGGCGGCGACTGAAACAAAGGCAACTGCGAAACTGGAATGCGTAGCACTTTAAATATTATGCGGCTCTCTGAAAACGGATTTAGGAGGATGTATGAGTATCGTGGAAATTATAGCAGCGTCACTTTCGGTGTTCGGCGGTCTGTGTGTAATCGGATTGGTTTATATACAGGCCAGTGAAATTGCAAAATGGAAACGTCGCGCAATTGAAGCAGAATGTGAAGTGCGTTTGCTGCGTGAAGAAAACGTATCGCTGACAAATCGTCGGCGTGTTGGGATTACATACGAATACGAAAAGGGAGTTGCGTGATGGCACTACTATTAATGAAACGCGGTAAGTTCATGACAGGGCATTCATATGCAACTGGCTTCGGTTACAAATTCAGTTGGTCGGCAAAAGAAACAGAAGCGCGCCGCTTCGCAGATTTCGAAGACCATCTGGTTAACGGTTTCGCAAAGCAGACGGGCGCCACTATCAAAGGCGTTCCAAACACAAAGGCCGAACTCAAAGCGAAAGGCCGTCACCGCCTGCAATACGGCACCTAACGAATAGGCTCACCGCCCCATAACAAGGGCCGTGGGCCTTTCGTCGTTTCTGCGCGTTGACTTCCTATTGGCATTCGGGCACTATTGATTCCAGATCGGCACTAACGCCTGATAGAATCTTAACTCACAGCTTAAAGGAAGTTTCCAATGCGCGCATTCAATGCCCAATCCCGCACCACCGTTTCGAACACTGCAAAGAAAACTTGGCAGTGGAACAGCGAGCAAGTTGCCGCTGAACAGAATCGTGCAAAAGAATTGCAAGCGGCTCAACGTCGTTTCCGCAATTCGATCTAAGAGGAAATAAAAATGACACTGTTAAAAGGAATGGTGCTCGACCTTGCCGCGTCACCGGATTTGATTGGTGAATTACGCGAAGGCGACACGGTGCGAATTGGTGACGTTGGTATGACGTTTCATTTCGACACGCTGTCGTCGCAAACCAGCATGCTTTCGGAAGAGGGCAAAAAGGCGTTCGTGTATCTGACGAACATCGGCGCAGACGTTGCAGGCTACAATTTATATTGCGACCGTTTGCGCAAGGAACACAAAGAGAAATACCCTGACCCGGAAACGGCGCCGTACTGCATCGAATTCGTTTTAGGGCACGGGCCGGAATACGGCGACTATATACAGCATCTGCGCAGCGGTGAAAACGGCCCTGCAATGATGACGCGTGACGTAATGCGCGACCTGCTGAAATCCGGCAACTACAAAATCTGCTAATCAACCTTTTTAAGAAGTGAGTTTTCAAATGTACGAAGTAACCGTAATCGGCCACGTAAAAGAAATCGCCGTACTGGCTGGTGTTGCTGCGATCATGTTCGCAATCTGCTACATGGAATACCGCAAGAAAAAGAACGCACCTAAACCACGCGGCGCCACCAAAATCTAATCAGGAGAAATACCATGATCCATTCCCGAAATACAGTCAAAGCCCTGTTCGCCCCGGACATTAACATTTCCTCGGCCAGCTACACAGGCAGCACGGTTTACAACATTACGCGCAAGGTTGGGCGTGATGAATTTTTCGTCGGTACGCTCGTAATTGCTGATCGTGATTTCTTCACGTTGAACATGGTCACAGCAGCGGGCACCGAAGTAATCACCGGCACTGGCTTTATTGAATTGTCGGTGAAATTGCAGGAACTGAATTTGCTGCACGAAGATGCAATGTAAGTGATGTTTCACTCTTACCCGTTCCAACGAGCGCGTAAGGGGAAGCTAACTGCAAGGAGTCAACAGCATGTGCGATACCACGCTGGTTCGGATTAAATATCCTGACGGTCAAATTGAAGTCGTCGAACAAACGAATTCTCAAATCTGCGAAACGCTGCAAGGCGTACCGCGTGAAATGCGCAAAGTGTTTTATCGTGGTGAAGAGTCCGTGGTGAACAGCCTCGGTTGGGACATTAAACAAGTTAACTTGCCGCTGCATTAAGGAGACGCATCATGGAAACTATTTTCACAACATTAATGAGCATGCCGAAAGTTGTGCAGATTTACGCTTACGCCTGCATGATTGTCGGTTTCTGCGTAACGCCAATTTTGATTGGTTTCTTCGCCCGCCCACTCTTGCGCGGTTGGAGTTACGGACTTTATACCGCCGTGCTTTATTACAAAGGTGGCGCACACGCGGGCCATATCATTATTCAAATCCTGCGTGCAATTTTTCTTGAACCGCTTTTGTTCATCGGCAACAGCATGGAAAGCAGTTCGAACAATATGTCTAGCTGGTACGGTATTTTCGGTTGGCACTTCAAACCGGAATACAATCGCAAGGCTTCGAAAATCTACAACGCTGAATGTGCAGCGAAACGCGAAGCCGCACGCAAACAAGCAATGGACGACGACATATGAGCGAATCGCTGTGGTGGCTCGTGCATCAAGCCCGGTATGCGAACACGTATTACTTGAAAGCTAAACGCGCCGGGTTTACTATGGCCGCTGCCGAATACTTGGCAGACCGAAACGAGTACATGCGCAAGGCGCGCATACTCAAGCCTAAAGGGAGTTTGAACGATGTTTGATTTCGAAGTTAAGCACGGGCGCAATGGTGCTGTTACTGCGTGGCTCGACGTAGACAAAGGGCCAGATCAAATGACCTACTGTGCGTCATTTGATTTGTACGACTGGTGGGCGCCGGTTTTCTTTTCGGTTGAAACGATGATCTACGATCCCGAGAATCCCGACCCGGATTTCGACGCGGGCAACCCTGATGAATTACCGCCCGGTTATGCGTACACGTCGCACACACTCCACGTAAATTTTTAATCCGACGTTATCCACTTGCCTATCCGTGTTGGTAGGCAATGGGATGCTAGGAAAGATAATAGAAGGAAAATTGTATGACTCAGAACGTAGCGTATTTCAGTGGCGTCACCGAATATGAATCCGGCTGGGGAAATCGCCCTGACGGTTATGTGGTGGCGAAATCGGAAGAACTGTTTAACGCGAAGGCTGTAGAAATTAAAGCGGCTGGCACTTACGCAGAATTCAGTTCGGTTAACGGCCCTGCGAAACTTTGTCTCGTTACTGATGAAATGGCAAAGACGCTGGAAGAAAAAGGCGCCGTGTGGGTTAACGGTTCCGAGTGGCACGTAAAATCGTAAAGGAATTATCATGGGCGCAATTAAAGCATGGACGACCGGATTAAAGAACGGGCGTTACGGCTGGCGCGGACACGTACCAGTTACGGGAAAAGCGATTCCCAAGAAATACGAATTCCGATTGCCTGAATTGCCGATTGGTTGGCAGTGGGAATGGATGACGGATTCGCACGAACGCCGAAACCCAAATCGCGTAACGGGATTTCTGCGCCGGGGCGTGGAATTCCATTTCGAAGTTTCGTGTACGCCTGAAATTTGGAACGAAGGCACGCACACACAAGACCCGTTGCGAATTATCGAAAACGCGGTCGTCACTTTTGTTAATAATGTCCACGAGGGAAAAATCATGCCTTGCAATTGCGATCATATGGAACCGACCCAACGCGAACGTCTGCTGCAAGACGCGGCACGTTTTCAAGTTGTGGTGCGCCAGCGTTTGGAAATGTCTGTACCGGCGTGGCTCAAACGTGAAGCGAAAAACATTTACGCGAAGGACGAACGCAACGCGACGGAACTCTGCGCGATCATTACCGCGCTGTCTAAAGAAGAACGCCGCAAGCTGCTTTATAGCGATGCTACCGACGCAAAAATGCGTGATGTTGCATCGTGGTGGGAAATGCACGAAAAGGTCGATAAGGCGCGTAAAGCAAAAGAGCGCAAAGAAGCCAAGGTGAAAAAAGAAAAGGCCGAAGCGCTCGCTGCACTCACTCCACGTCAACGGAAATTGCTGGGGGTTTAAAAATGAATCTGTACATCGCGGAACACGAAGGCACGTTGTACAGAAAGACAACGACTAAATTTGTCGTGAGTCGTTGGTACATTCCCGGTGGCTGTGAATACGACCTCGCAAAGAACGTGCATGTTTTCTTCGACACCGAAGAGAGTGCAAAAGCCTACGCGAAAGAATACGAAATGCCGCCAGAAATGGCAGACGCGTATCCCATTGGCCGGTACGAAGACATAATTGCAAATTGCAGTCGCGGTTATGGTGAATACAAGCGCCGCCACAAAGCCGATTTCAAGGAAGGACACCAGCTATGAACATTTCATTTCCGCCAAAATTCAAAATTGACGAAGACCAGCGCAAAGTAAATTTCGCGTTGGATCGTGAGAAATTCGAAAAGGTCATGAGCAAGTTAAATTGCCGTGCCATCGAAGTTTACAGCGACATGCGTACTGAGTCCGGTTATTCCGGCGTGCGCCTCGATACGCTGTTTCAGGGTTTCTGTCTTGCGCAAGATTTGACGCGCAACATTATTGAATTCCCGTTGATTCAGCACGAACCCGCACCGATTGCACCGGGCGAAGAATCGCTGGAAATTCACCGCGTCACTTCTGTGTTTTATGGCGACTTCGAATTTAAAACTCCCGGTCGGCAAGATACAGGTGTGTCGATTGGCTACGTGCGCACGCGTGGCAATCTGTGGCCGAAAGCGTGGGACGGTGACACGCTGGTTTATACGGATCACCACAACACGGGCGCCGAGTACATCGACATTGTTGCCATGCCGCATTTCGACATGCACGAAGACGATTATAAAACGACGCTGGAAGAGGCTGCGGAATTTACGCGCCAAATCCTGCAACACAAATACACGCACGTTAAAACGTCGCTGACAATTCCGTGTGTAGGTAAAGACGGACGCGAAGCCCATCTGGTTCGCCTGACAATTACCCACGCTGAATTCCTGAAGGATCAAGTGAGGTACAAGCCGTGAACATTTTCGACATTCAATTAAATTCGTGGGTTACTGCTGTACTGGTTCTCACAACTGCGTTTCTCATTGTTAAATACGTGCTGCCGTTTATTGGCCGTGTGTTGTTGGTGCTGGCGTGCGGCGTTGCAATTCTGTACGGCGCTGGTTTGCACGGTGTTAATCGCTGGACAACTGTACTGCGTTTGCCCAAGCATCTTTTCTTGGCAGTGTGGAAACACACGCAACACAAAATGCCAGTGAGCGACGTTGTGTATTTCGATTTTGCCGACGCGCAGTTCTACAACA